AGGCCGGTGAATCCGTATGCGTATTTTGATGATAGTTTGTTGATGGTGTAGCCTTTTGTGCGGATGTGGTCGATCATCCACGTGTCGGCGGTGGTTAGTTGTACGCTGTGGTGTGCTAGTGTGCCGTCTCCGAGGAGGCATCCGAGTAGGTAGGGGTCGATTGGTGTTGGCTGTGATTCCATTTGTACTGGTTGTACGATTGGGATGTACCATCGGCAGTCTCCGTTTGGTTTTTGGTAGTAGGTTTCGTACGTGTAACCTCTGGTGGTCTGGGTGAGATGGCTGAACCCCTCGTTTTTTTGTTGGCCACCTTCGTACATTTGTTGTGTGGTTAGTGTTTTCCAGGGTCCGTTACATTTGCGGGCGTTTACGTCTTGTACGTTCCAGAGGTGTTCAGGGTTTACGTCTACGTGGGTGCCGTCTGTGAATTCGACTCGTAGTACTCGTGTAGTGCCTTGTGGGTGTACGGCTACTACTTTGGTGGGTTTACCGTCCGATCCGATTACTAGGTCGTTTACTTTGACTTCGCCGTGAGTGGTCCACCCGGTTGGTGTAAGTATCATAGTACTTAGTATACACGCCTTGCCTAGTCCCATCTGGTCGGCTATGAAAGTTTTGCGTTTTTCGGCGGCGTATGCTACGCCTGCTTTTTGGTAGGGGTAGAGTTCTATTTGTAGGGTGGGGATGTGGATGTCGGCGTCGGTGGCTTGGTTGAGGTTTTGTGCGTGTTGTGCTTGTTGGGTTTCGTTTTGGGCTTGTGTGCGTAGGGTTTGGGGGAAGGGGAGGTTGTGTTGGTCTGCCCATTTGATGATGTCGTGGATGGTGGTGTAGGGGGTTTCCCAGGTGTTTGTGGTTGGGTTCCATTGTACGCCGGGGATGGATTTGAGGTGGGCGATTTGGAGTTGGTTGTAGGGGGTGTTGATTTTGAGTTTGTTTTTTTCAAGTGTTATGGTGGTGGTGGCGTGTGGGTGTTGTGGGAGTTGGAGTTGTTGTAGTTGTTCGTCCACGTTTATGTTCCAGGTGTGGGCGAATTGGATGGCTTGTTGGTGTTGGCGTAGTGGTATGGTCCAGTGTTTGTTGAGTTTGTCCCATTTGGCTGTGGGGATGGTTGCTTTGAGGGCGTTGACTTCTTCTTGGTTGTAGGGGGTGTGGAGGGTTATTTGGTTTCCGGTTAGTTTTAGTTCTTTCATTGGTAGTTGGGTAGGTCGTTGATGATGATGGGGGTGTTTGGGCCCATGTATGACCCGTGGATGTTGTAGTAGAAGTGGTCGATGGCGTCTTCATATGATATGTCGTCTTCCATGATGATGTCAAGGATTTTTTGGGTTGAGTAGACGAGTAGGGTTGGGCGGGTGCCGTTGGGGTGCCATACGTCGGCGGTGGCGATGATGGCGTTGTCGAAGCCGTCGAGTTTGAGGGCGTTGTTGTTTTCTTGTGCGGCGTGTTGTATGGCTAGTGCGGCTTTTGGGTTTGTGATCATGATACTGGTGTGGGGATGTAGTGTCGGGTCATGGTGTGTGCGTGTTCTGCTGCTTCGATGGTGCTGATGTGGGTTTGTACTAGGTTGGCCATTGTTTGTTCCCAGGTGTAGCCTCCTGCTAGGACGTAGGCGATTGGGGTGTTTGTGGCTTTGGCGTGCATGAATACCATGCTGTCTCGTTGTTGCATTGTTGCGTATGAGATGATGGGGTAGGGGTCTGTGCCTGCGTTGTACAGGATTAGGTCGGTGTTTGGGTTTATGTTTTCTAGGGTTTGGTCTACGTGCCGTAGGTATTGGTTGTCGTTTGTTACGATGTTGATGGTGTGGGTTTCGTCTTCCCGGTAGCTGTCGTATTTGTTGGTGGAGATGTCGTATTGTTCTACTCTGTGGTCGATGCCGTAGTGTCGTAGTGAGCGGACGGTGCCGCCTCCGCAGTGGGCGTCGAAGTCTAGGATGGTGATGTGCGTGTCGTTGTACCAGTTTGCTGTGATGGCTAGACCGTTGACGGTGCAGTATCCTGCGCCTGTGTTTGGGTCGGCGTGGTGTAGTCCTGATGATAGGCTTCCTGCTATTCCTTGGTTTAGTGCGGTTTGGGTGGCGGCGATTACTCCTGCTGTGGAGTTGCGTGCCATTTCCCAGATGCCTGGCTCCCAGTTGAAGCCGTTGCTGTTTGCTAGTTGGCTTGGGATGCCGGTTTTGAGGGCACCGTAGTAGTCTATGTCCAGCCCGTGCCTGATGGCTTTGTCTGCGACGTGGATCATGTGGTGGGGGTCGGTGATGTTGTTTGCACCGATGGTGTTTACAATGTTCTCACTTTTGCGGGTGGTGTCGAATGCGTCTTCTGCTCCGACGTAGTGGTGGTTCCAGTAGATTTTGTGACTGTAGGCCATTACGCTCCTTTTTGTCAGGGGGCGACCCTGTTGTTGGTTTCGTATGCTTCCCAGGTGATGGGCATGTGTTGTTGTAGGTGGGATGCTAGTGCTTGTGCGTATTGTTGGATTTCCCATTGGGCGTGTTCGTCTGCTCGTAGGGAGATGAAGTTGAGTAGGGCTCTGGCGTTGGTGGTGGCGTAGAATTCTGTGTAGGTTCCTACTGGCAGCACCATGCGTGCTACTTCTTTTGCTACTCCTTGTTTGATTAGGGTTTTGTATGCGAAGAAGGAGTGTGCGTATGCTGATTGCATGCCGTCGATTGGGTATTGGGCGGCGGGGAGGGGGTGGAAGGTGTATGCCCCTGGTTTTCCGACTTGTGTGCGGATTTGGGCGGGGGCAGGGATGTATCCTTCGGTTTCAATTTCGGCGTATCGTCCTGAGTATTCGTTGTATGACCATCCGATTCGGTGTCTGAACCATTCTCTTACAACAAAGATGGGTGCTTTGACGTGGAAGCGGAAGAAGTTGTGTTCAAATGGGGTGCCGTGCTTTTCTCGCATGAGAAATTGTATGAGTTTGTCGTCTCCGTCTTCCATTGTTTCGTGTCGTTTTCCGAACGATACTCGGGCGGCGTTTACTACGCTTAGGTCGTCTGCTGAGACAGCGTCTAGCCGAACGAATCCTTTGTCTAACACGTCTATTGAGTCCCCTACGGGAACGGGAGGTGCTGCCTGGCTTTGGGCTTTTGGTATGTCTTTCCAGCGCATATTCATACTCCTATGATCACTTTCCTACTATTAATCTTATAGGACAGTGTTTGGTTGTGGGTTTAGACATACTTTTTGGTGCGCTGTTTGTCATGCTGTGGTGATGCCGTGGATGTCCGTGGTGTTTGTGACGCTGTATCCGTTAAGGTTACGGCTGGGGGGAACCACGTGAGATGGTCCGTCGTAGCCGCCTTCGTCGTACAGGTGTTGCAGTAGGACTGCTGGCAGGTGTTGGGGAAGTAGAACGTCTTCTCCGTTGGCTGAGGTGTCAACTTGGATCACAATTCCTTCTAGACCTTTGTGGGGGTAACCGTTGAAGTCTTCAATCCAGTACACGGTGCGGCCACCGATTCGTGCTAGTTCGGCGTGTGGTCTACAAGCGGTTGCTTTCCAATCAATTGTTCGCTTGTTGGTGTTGTCGTCAATGACTGGGACATCGCCGGGAATGCCAAGGATGGGGGAAATGTGCTTGTTGGCTTGGTGTCGCCAGGTAGTGAGCCAGTGTAGGTCGGTGGACTGGTACATGGCTTGCACTAGGTGGGGCATGTACTCGGGTACCCAGACGGTGTAGTCTCCTGCTTCGTGGGGAGGTGTGGGCCACCCGAACTCAACTCGGCCGCCTGTGAACAGGTGGTTGAGGCTGTTGATTACGCCGTCAACGTCGAGGAATACTGTTGGCTTGAACTTCATTTTTGCTCCTTTGTTATGCCTTAATTGTAGCACAGTTTGGGAGATTTGTCAAATTGGTAAAATATTACAGCCCCTTCCGCTGGGAGGGGACCAAGCAAAAAGGGGCTGCACCCTCAGAAATACCCAAAAGTGCTGATTTGCGTATTGAGAAGGTTATATGTATACTAATCGGCCGTTTGGTGGCCGTCAACTGTTACGCCCATTAATTTTAAGTTACGCTTGTCATTTAAGTGTAACTTAAACCGTTCGTAAGTTACACTTACCAATCCATTACCTGATCATCAAACTCTTCGTTAGCTAAAGCTTCGTTAAGTTCTTCATCGGTGCGGGTCTGTTGTTGCCCTGAGTCGTACTGGCTGAACTCTATTACTTCAAACGGCCAAGTTGATCCACGTTTGCACAATGTGGGCCACTCCCTGGCTTCTCGTTGACCACGATAGTGCTTAAAGTCGATTAGCTCAGGGTCGGTGGGGTCGGGGGAGAGTGCTATTCCGAACTCTGACCATCTGGACCAAACGGCTGAGCCAAAGGGGCGTAGGTCACGCTGACCTCCTGATCCCAACGGGGCGTGGTGTTCAATCCAGAGGGCGCAGTTGTATGTGTGTCGGATGTAATCTAGGAATCGGGCAATTTCAATAGATACTGATTCTGCTGTTCGTCCGCCTGGGTCGATGAACGATTTGTAGAGGGGGCCGAAGAAGAGGATGTCAGGGTCGATTGCTGCAACGTGCTCTTCTACTAGTGCCCGGTCTTGTGGTGTGAGAAGGTTGACCCCGTCTGGCTTCATAAGCAAGTGGGCGTCCATGCCTTCGTGCATTTTGTATGCTTTGATGGAATCATAGATGCGCATTGATGTTCGGCGGATAATCCGTTCAGGGTTCTCCAAGTCAATCATCAGTGTTCTGGCTTTTGGCATTCTGTCTCTGCGGAATGGGTGAATGCCTGCGGCTGACATTAGCGCAACTTGTCGGGCAAGGGTTGTGTTGTGGGTAGGGATGAAACTTTCTCCAATAAGATAAGTGTTATCTGGGCCGTCCACAGAAATGCACAGCATTGGCTCTGGCTCGATTTTCTCCACAGCCGTAATGTAGCGATACTTAGATCGTGGCGTCCGAAGGGGCTTGATTCTGTCTGACTTGCGCTGCAGGCTGAACACCGGCAAATCTGTGGTGAAATAGATTCGGTAGCGCTTTCCTACAGCTTTTCCGTTTAGTACACTGTCCCTTTCATTGAGGGTGGCCTTGATTCCAAATGTCATCAATAACTCATGAACATCATTGGCAAGTGCCTTGTTGCAGACGCAGAACTCTGAACTTCCCCCAGTGTCAATGGTACCATCAGTGTCCATAAGTCCCTGAAGTAGTGCTAGCCGCTGACTGTAGGAGGAACGCAGGTACTGCATGGGGATGCGCTTGTTCCCCAAGATTCCCAGTTCACGTAGTTGTGTTTGTAGCCCTAAGACACCCCACATAGGAACCTTACCGTTTCGCACTGAAGACTCCCTCAAGCGCACATCGTAGCTACCCGACACCCTGTCAATGATCTGCTTATCACTGTCAGCATTGGAGATACCACCGTTGGCGCTGTTCCCATCCCCAAGCCAAACACCTAAGGTGTAAGGGTCGACCAGAAGATCAGCCTCTGGTAGTTGAAGTGGTTCTGTTGTGGGCACAGCGTGATTTAGTGCTTTTGAGACTCTGTTTGAAATGAGACTATCTCTAATTTCGGCGGTTGTGCGCACCTTACCGACTCGCCGTTTTTCACGCTCTTTGATTGTTTCCGTGTACCAGTTGTGTTCAGCGTCGGCGTCTACGTAGCTGCCGTCTGAGAAGTGTACACGGTATGAGTCAGGATTTGGTTCAACGGGGGAGACGTATGTGACGTTTACGGGGTTACCGAATCGGTCGATAACCTTATCTCCGACTTTAATGTCACCAAGTTTTGTCCATCCGTAAGGTGTAGGTATCATACTACTTATTGTAGCACGCTTACCGGCACCTTCGGACGCAACTACGATTACTCGCTCCTGTCTCTCCAGCAGATTTGGAATCACCCAATCGTAGGATAGATCAAAGTCTGTCTCTAGGAACGGTGACCACTCAACAAGGTTACCGGTGTCACGGTGCTCCCGGTCCCGGGTAGACAAGAAGGTGTCTACTGAGGAGGCGACTCGGCCTGCGAGCACTCCTTCCGAAAGATCAGTGCCTTGAAGGTTTTGCAAACTTTCAATTAGGGTGTCTAGGGCTGAATGATCTACATCTGATTCTTGTTCGGGGGTTTCGTCAAATGGGATGAGTTCGTTGGCTAGATCAGCACCCGAAGCGATAAGGTCCGCAACGTCCTTGAACTTCCCAGGCTTGAAAACCTTTACTTTGCATCCAGCAGCGAGAAGCTCGCTGTTGACGGCCCGAGCGTGAATGTAGCCGGGCTCGTCGTTGTCGCATATAATCGCAACCTTTGCCCCCGCTAGAGCCTCTGTGTGGTTCGAGGTCCACTTGTTTTGTCCTTCTCCTCCTGCGCCACCAGGGTTGGTGGTTGCAATATACCCAATAGATTCCAGGGCGTGAACGTCTTTTTCGCCTTCTACAACATAAATTGTGTGACCGTTCATCTTGGCTTCAAGCACTTCAGGCAGACGGTACAAGGGCTTCTCAATACCGCTTGTGGTCCAGACCCATCCTCCCTGCCCATCGGGGGCACGTTGCTTGAAGGTTTTCTTTCCATCACTGTCAACGTACCGCAGCACTTCCATGACGAGGTTATCTGTGGCATCATAGTAGGGGTACGACTCTTGAAGAGTTGCCTTCTTTTTTGGTTTTGTTGGAGACTGCTTAGTCTTTGGCCACAATTCTTGAGGGGTGACATCAATCGACTCACAAATTTCGTTCAGGTCACAACCGCCGCCTCTGAGACACTTCATCAAGACCTGACCCTGCTTGCCCACAGACACTCTCAGAGAAGGATTTTCATCATCAGCCCGACATGGGCAAGTTGCGTTCCACTGCTGCGGACCAGCCTTAGAATGATTAAGGCGTGCCAGCACGTTATCAATTGGGTCCATCAGAGAACCTTTCCAAAATCCATGCCTCTCGTGTTTTCTCATAAATGGATGTAAACATTGTTCTGTCTGCGTTCGTGGTCAGCGCTGTTGCTCCAGTCCCGAGTCTGCGAATGGTCTGCGCCAACACAGGATGAGGTTTTGCATAATCATACGTTCCAGCGTATATTTTCTGACCGATGGATTGCAGGATTGTCCAGGCTTCTTCAGGCTCAGGCGGAAGCTCCTCATCAGAGTTATGAGAAAGAACTTGTAGGCGCAACTCCCCTGGACGGGGCATCCACTTGCGGCCTGCCAGACCCATTTGCTTCACCGCAGCTTTCGTGGTGGCGTAATCAAGGTCTTGCACGAACTCCCAGTAACCTTGAGCCCTTGCTGTTATGCTGGCTATGTCTAAGGATTTGTCCCACGTCACACTCATGAATGTCACGAGGTCTTGGCACTCTTGTTTTTCCATAGCTACAGGATATCACACTTTCTCATATTTGTCAATAAAAGGCAAAAGCCCCCCAAAAGGGGGGCCTCAACCTTCAGACCTTTCCGATCATCAAAAATCATCGAAAGGGTCGGAAGCGGGTACAGTTGCTCGACGCTGCGGAGCCTGGTTGCTACGTCCCTGAGGGGCCGAGCCTCCCTGCCCGTTGCCTCGACGGCGAGTCATCGTCTCAATCCCGTTGCAGCTAACCGCAATGTGATCTGCCACGATTTCAACGGTGGATCGCTTTTGCCCCTCGGTATCCTCCCAGGAGCGCTGTTCCAACCGTCCCTTGACTACGACAGGCATGCCCTTCTCTAGAACGTTGGCGGCGTTCTCGGCGGTGTACCGCCACGCACAAACGTTGAAGAAAGAGGTTTCTTCCTGCCATTCGCCGTTGGCCTGATATCGACGGTTTGACGCTACCGAGAAGCTCAGTCGAGCGTTGCCGTTCGGTGTGAACTTCATCTCGGGGTCGGCCGTGATGTTGCCAATTACTGTGATTTCTGCATTGCTCATATCGTCTCCTAACGTTTCTCTATTTGCAGATATGTGTATTATAGCACGGTGTGGGCCGGGTGTCAAATCAAACTATTGCTGGACACAGGTGGGCTAATATCGTAAAATACCTGATATGAACGAAAACCGTGAACAAGCCCGTATGGCTTTATATGATTACTTTGTTGACACTTTGGTAGACTTGGCTGACCCTGAAGAAGGCGAAGAGCCCCAATGCCGTGATGACATGATGTCTGTTGTGGCCATCCTATTTGAAGGCGCAGGACTTACTGCCATGAATACTGACGATGGGTCAGTCGTGTTTGAGTGTCTAGGTTTATCGGCCAGCGACTTGTAGCCGCCTGTGCGCCATGAAGTGGCGTCGACACATGACCTGATACTCGACTAATGTTGAGTTGTCGATAACTTCATCTCCACCAGATGAAGCAGGCTGCCCCTCAATGAACAGTGCATTATGAGTAGCATGTTCCCCACACCAGCAGCGCATCTGATTGTCTAACTGCACTATCTTGTCGCACACCTCTAGAATCCTAGCCGTGGCTGTGAACAGGTTTCCTTTGTACGAAGTTAGCAGCCCGTAAGCGAACACTTCGATGTTCTTAAGGTCAGCGATTTCTACTAACTCATCAACTTGCTCCAGGCTTAAAAATTGTGCTTCGTCCACGAACAGGAACTTTAGAGAAGTTTGATTTGTGTGATTGTGAGAGTCGATAAGTTGCACAATTGAATCGTCTGGTTTTACACCAGTAGACAAAGCGACGCCGCCCATCCGACTTGAGCAAACTGATTCGCCCATTCTGTCATGACGGTTAATGAGAAGTACTTGGTCTGGGTAAGCACTTTCCAGGTTAAAGTGGGTTTGTAGTAGGTGTGTTGTTTTGCCAGATGACATTGTTCCGGTTAGAAAAGTGATGGTGGCCATTTTATTCCTGTTGGGCTGAGTTCCATAGGGCGGAACGCTCAGGACGGTATGTAGGTGCTACGGTTGCTGGAATAGGGGTTCCCCCATTAATTCGGGGAGCGCTTATAATTTTTTTGACCCCAGCACCGCAGTCTGGGCAAGTGGTTAAAGTGTCGTCAAACATGCTTTGGAATACTTCAAAGACTCCGCAGACGGCACAAGAATAATCATACTTCGGCATGTTCATTAGTATATTACCTTTTGGTAGTCTTGGCAAGATCTATATTTGGTACCATATTGTTAAGTGCTGTTTTGCGATTGGGGGGGTTGGTGAAGCGAGGGGATTTTCTCAGGCGAGCGTCCAAAGCGACGTTTGTCTGTTTTTTGTTGTTAGCTTGGTTTGCTCCAGCTCAGGCGTGGGCGAACTCATACGTGGTCACGGCTGAGGCTGACTGGTGGTTCACTGTTTCTGAAGAGTCTCTGGAGGTTGAGATTCTGGGAAATAGTAATGCGGCGTGCGCTGACTCCAATAGGTCCGATCCGTATTTGTGGCTGTACAACGACGATACGGGCGAGCTGGTTGATTTCAATGATGACGGTGCGCATAATGAGGATGCTCAGTGCTTTTCTTCTCGGTTGTATGTTGTTTTGGGTGCCGGTACCTACCGGTTGAGGTCAGGGTACTATCCTGTTGAGCAGGGCGTAGGGTTTGAGGGGCCTGCCCCGTATGATTTAATTTCTTCCGTTGTGTTGCAAGGTGAAGACTTGGACCCTATTTCGCCGCCTGCAACGCAGCCTTTTGAGTCAGTTCCTAATGAAGAAATTGATGCCCCATCAACTACAACAACGACAACTGTGCCAACGACAACCACCACAACAACTACGACGACTGTGCCGCCAACAACAACCGTGCTGCTGACCACAACTACCACTACTACAACAACGACGTTGCCGCCGGTAACAACGACAACGGAAGCGCCACTATCATCAACAACTACTACTGCCACTCCCACAACCACGACTACAACAACTACAATAGCGCCTACGACCACTAGCACAACTACTACAACAACTACCCTGCCTACAACTACAACAACGGTGACAATTGCGTTGCCGCCAACCACCACGCAACCATCAGAAACAAATATTTTAACAGCTATTGATGTAAGTGATGAAGATGTAGTCTTGGCCGGGATTGATGAGGCGGAGATAAAAGTAATCGAAGTCCTTCAGGAAATTGATTCCCATTTAGCAACTGAGTTTGCTCAGGTTGTTGACGGTGACGTTACCGTGGAGGATTTGCGAACGCTGTTAGAAGATGAGGGCTTTGAGGATTTACCGCCTGCCGCAAAAGACTCTCTAGCGATAGCTCTGTCTGATGCCCCTGATGAGGTGAAAGAAGAGTTTGAGGAAACGATAAATATTTTCTATGATGGCTATGACCATTACACTCCAACTGGGTCCCGGGTTAACGTCGAGACTCGTCGGACAGTCGTTGCGGTTGTGGCAGGTGCGGGAGCGGTGGCGGCAGCGGGCCAATCTGGTGGGGTGGGTGGAATTGAAAATCATCTTAAAAGAAAAGCACAACACGGGGGGAACCGATGAAACTTTTAAAGCATATTAAGGGCATTGCTAAGTCAATGTTTAAGGAAATATTTTATTTGGGGTGGACGCTGGCAGGCACTGGACTTGTCTTAATTACGCTGTCGTCTTCAACCTTGACCTACGGTATTTGGATTTCGGCCGCAGGGCTAGCGTTGCATTTAGTTAGCATTATGTTTGATTATTTCGATGGAGAATAAAATGGATGAGATTAACAAACTTATACTTAATACTGTAGGTAGAATTTTTGCTGTTTTTGTGATGAACGCTATGGCAATTATTGGAGGCTCCAGCCTTATTGGGGGAATTGATCCGTGGAAAGCGGCGTTCTTGGCAGGAGTAACAAGTTGCACAACTGTGCTGCAAAAGCTAGCCGCTGCTTACGCTGATGATGGTAAAATCACTGCGGACGAAATTGATTCTGCTTTTGCTTTAGGTCAGCATAAAAAGTCCTAGTTGGGTTTACATATTTGTACTGCTGGGCGTGCCGGGCATATGTGGTAGACTAAATATAGGCGACAGGGCAACCTTCCTGTTGCCTGTATTTATCCCCTAACAAGGAGAAGAAATATGGATGTTACCATCTATAAGCAGGTAGCTGAGCGGGCGCTCATGACTTTCGCACAGACATTTCTGGCGATGTTCGTTGTGACTGACCTTACTTCAGCAAAGGGTGCCCTTACGGCGGCGGCCGCTGCAGGACTTTCTGTAGTGAAGTCGTTTGCTGCCACTAAGATTGGCGATCCTTCTACCGCATCTGTCGTATAATTTTTTACGCATCCCTTGCATGAGGTAGGGAAGTGTGCTATTATATGACTGTTAGGGGGTAAGTCTTTTCCGCTCCGTTGTGACTTCCCTACTAACGAGGAAGACCCCGGTCACTTAGGTGGCTGGGGTTCTTTCTTTTTCTTGCGGCGGGCGGGGATATGCTTAAGGCGATCAGGGCGAACGGCTACCCACTGCTCTCGCCCGTATGCGCCGCCCCACAGATCCACCCACTCGTTGTCTTCGGGCAGATTAGTGTTTGTGGTATGCCCGTGGAACGTGAAGGTGCCCTGCTGGCCTTTGATGCGGCACTTGTCACCCTTATTTAGAATGACTTGGGGTGAGAGTTGGTAGCTGTCGCTTTCTACCCACCCTGGCTTACCTTCCCACTTGCTGGGTTTGATGGTTTTGCGTGTCATGTTTACAAGTATACCACATAGGTGGGACAGTTGTTACATTTGTGCGTAGATCTTATCTGCGATCTCTTCACGGACATTGGGGTTGTCGTCTAGGTAGGCTTTGGTGTTTACCCGGCCTTGACCAATGTTTTCACCGCTGTATGCAAACCATGCGCCCTTCTTGTCGATGATTCCCATATCCACGCCGATGTCTACAATGTCACCTGTTCTGGAGATTCCTTCGCCGTAAGCGATTTCAAACTCTGCCTGGCGGTGAGGGGGAGCGACCTTGTTCTTCACAACTTTCACTCGGACTTTGTTTCCCATAGCTTCGCCGTCGGTTTTGAGGGTTTCGATTCTCCTAATGTCCAACCGTACAGAGGCGTAGAACTTTAGAGCCTTGCCTCCGGTTGTCACCTCAGGGCTGCCGAACATGACACCAATCTTCTCCCTAAGCTGATTGATCATAATCAGAATGGTCTTAGAGTGATTTAGGTTGGCAACAATCTTTCGCATCGCCTGAGACATAAGACGGGCGTGTAGTCCGACGTGGCTGTCTCCCATCTCGCCGTCAATTTCTGCACGAGGAGTTAGAGCCGCAACAGAGTCCACGACTACAACGTCTAGGGCACCTGATTCAATTAGACGGTTTGTGATTGTCAGTGCTTGTTCTCCGGTGTCCGGTTGGGATACGAGTAGGTTGTCTACGTCGCATCCGATTGCCCTAGCGTACACTGGATCTAGTGCGTGCTCTGCGTCAATAAAGGCACATTGGCCACCTGCCTTCTGGGCGGCAGCGATAACGTGCAGCGCAATCGTTGTTTTTCCGCTGGACTCGGGTCCGTAGATTTCTGTGACTCTGCCTTTGGGTAGCCCACCAACGCCGAGGGCTAGGTCTAGGGCGATTGAGCCGGTGGAGATGGTTTCGATCTGCATTGTGGCGTTGTCGCCAAGGCGCATGATGGAGCCTGTGCCAAACTGTTTTTCAATTTGGCCTATTGCGTCTTCTAGAAGTTTATTCTTGTCCATCTTCGTATTCTAGCTTCTTGGTTGCCCGTAGTCAAGCCTGTGAACTATAATATGTTTATGGCAAATAAACGTGGTCCCAAGCGGACGGTTAAGGCGTCCATTCGTGTTGGCGAGTGGGGAGGTACGGGCTGGCAGCTGGAGTTAGAGTGTGGGCATGTTGTGCCGTCAGACCGCCGGGCTGTTGTGGGAGAGACACGGGTATGTTGTAAAATCTGCGCTACGCCAGACACACCGCAGCGATTAGTGGAGGTTTTGAGCGACTGGGAGAACGGATGGGAACCCTGGGACCCTACTGCTGAGATAAAGATGAAAGCAAAACTAGCGTCACTTGTTGGTGTGCCACTTGATCAAGTTGAGATCAACAATGGCACTGCCACTATCTTTGTGGATGCACAGCAGCTTAAGCGGATAATGGCCAACTAGCGACAGTTGATAAAGTTTTCTCTGTGCCGCCGATAAAATAGCAGGCCCTGCCGCACTTGTGTGACCGTGGCACCAAGCGCCAACATTCCATTCCACAGACTCAAGTCTTCGGCCCCGGCGTTACCCTCAAGGAAATTATGGTGTCGTTTGTAGCCAACTTTTTGGGCTAGGGCCGTTTTGTACATCATTGATCCATGATGACCTTTTCTTTCCCAGTACAAGTCTCCGTTTGTTGGGGTTGTGGGTACGGGATGATTTTTCTTAAACTCTCCCGTAATAATGATGTCGTATGTGACAATGTCAGTGCTGTGTTGAGTTAAGGTTTCGACTGTGTCAGATCGTAACCAGTTATCCGCCCCAATAAACATTGTGTATTCAGTGTCTACTTTCATAAGCATGTCTTGGAAGTTGTCAGCGGTCCCTAGGTTTTCTTCCCTTAGGGTGTACTCAACCTCTGGATAAACTTTTGGTAAGTGGGCGCAGTCGCCGACCCCGTCATCAACAAAAAGAATTTTTTCTGGTTTAACGGTTTGTGATAACAGGCTTTCAATGCAGTGCGCAGCAAGATGCCCGTAATAATACGAGGCTACTACAACTGTTAGCATTATGGAATCCTTTCTGGGTTTATCTGATGTATAACTTTTCCGTCAACAAGATACTCAGGGTAGTCTAGCACGCTGGCTGACTTGCAAAAGCCATTCATGTAGGTCATTCGTGAGTTTCCTGAGGTGTTTTCTTCGCTTCCGTGTATAATGTTTACCGACCATAACATCACTGAACCACGGGTTGCTGTGTACTTTGTTCCGTAGAGGTTCTGCCTGTTGAATTGGCGAAGGTTTTTAGGGACTGGGAAGATTGGCCACATGTGTGAGCCTTCGATAAACTCTACAGCGCCGTTACTTGGGGTGATGTCATCTACCGCAATAATTGTCTGCAAGTAATCGGAGGATATAGATGCCGTAAAAACACCGCTTTCCCGAAATATAGTGTCTCGGTGCCAGGCGAATGTATCTAAGTCTTCAGCTTCCCTAAAGTAAACTTGATTATTAATCTGGCGGACATTGTCCCCTAAGAAACTTTGTACAATATCAACCATTCTCTGGTCAATTCTGTACTTGTTTAAGATTGGGTTTGCTAGCGCCGGGAAAAAGATTAATGACTTTTTGTTGTAAGCTTGCTCGCTAGGAATGTGGGGGTAGCCAGAATTTGCTATTTGTTCGTCGGTTGTGGCATATGCGGCAGCCTTCATTTCGTCGCACTCATCCGCTGTGAATACGTCAGGTATCGTTGTGACACCTTTTATGTCTAGTTCTTCTTTATGCGAATGGTACATAGTTGCTATACAGTTTGAAGTTTGCGTCTGGGTGACTTCCTTCTGCCACACCCTGTGTAACAGAATAGGCTTTTTCGTAACCAGCTTTTTTGACTAGCTCCACAACTCTGTCGTCGTAGTCCCCGTAGGGGTAGCGTAAATACTTTGTTGGGAAGGGGGCAGTGATTTCTTGAATAATTTCACGGTCACTCAGAAGGGGTAACGACGTGTGTGACCATGTGTGCCAGCCAATTTCAAAGTCGTACATTGCACACAGGGATTTAACCTCAGTGAGTGTACAGTATCGCTCTAGCTTGGGTACCATGTGTAGATCAAAGGTGTTATCTTTACCCATGAAGTTTCCCATTACAAACATAATCCCTGATTTGCCCTTTAGTACATCATGGTTGTCTAGAACGTTTCGGTAGACTCCGTCAAAGCCAATGGGTTCGTCGCACGCCAGGATCTGTGCCCTGGTGTGGTAGTTAGAGTGGTGTGTGTCTCCGATATTGTGTGCAAGTCTCATTGGTACTCCCATACGGTTATGTTGTGAACGTACTCTCTGTATAGGATATCGAAGCTCCGTATTGGGTTCCCGAACGTGTATGGTTGTAGCCACGATGATATGCCTGCAATGAATACGGTTGTTCCAGTTGTGCAGGCATCGTGGATGTTCTGGGCTATTGCCGCATGGTCATACTGTGGGTAAAGCAGCCCAGTTGCCATGACGAAATCGTAGTGACCTTCGGGGGCCAGTACCCGCCTTACGTTGGGCGGTAGTCTAGAGGAGGCGTTGTCGCTTACTTCAAGTGCATGGATCTCGGGGGCTGGCAGGTCTTTGGTTATCCACCCTTCGCCTGCACCTATGTCTAAGGCCTTGTTAAAGTTAGGGCCAACGTCCTCCACTATAGCTAGGTAGAAGGACTTCCTGTACTGGTCTTCCGGGTCCTTTTGGTAGTTCCAGGGGTCCGCCTGCTCGTACCATTGTTCTAGTTCGTGTAGAGGTTGCATCGTTATATGCTACCTGGTTCTTGGTGTGTTTGGCAACTAGTCACCCACCCTTTCGTGTGGTAGTAGTTGACGCTACTTACACGAAAGCTCAGGCTGTACCCGCTCTAGTATTATTAGATCCCCTGCATCATCGACCCCAAGCATCCCCTATTTTTTCAGGAATGCCCACTCTCCCCAGATATGGCTCTGGATGCCCGTGTGCCGGAACCGCATGGGCGTTTGCTAGTTCCGAACCTATCTCCTCAAGTCCTAGTGTTCAGCGTGCAGGGACTGGGACCCCGTCAAGGGTGTTGTTCCAGTGTATCGTGCGATCCATACCGTCACTCTTTGGGTAGGCGTGCCCGTCGTGTCTCTTTCTCACCAGTTGCGTAACGAGTGTGACCCTCCGGTCCATCAGCAGTTCTTTATGTCATCGGGATTCCCCGGTTGCGTTGCGTTGCGGTGCGCTCCTTTTGTTGGTTTGCTGGGTATTCTAGTGGGTTTAGGGCGGGGTGTCAATGCCTGTTTTGGGTTGTTTGCTTGACAAATAGTCTTTAGACTATGTGAAGCAACGAAAGGAAGCAACGTGTTTAATGAAATTAAGGCACCTGCATGGTATCGTACTGCTCCTTGTCGTGGACAGGATCGTTTGTTTTTCTCGGCTAAGCCGTCAAAGCGTAAGGCGGCTGTCCGCATTTGTGTGTTAGAGTGTGAACATACTGAGGAGTGTTTGGGTATTGCAGTATCCGCTAAGCTTATTGACGGGGTTTGGGGCGGAAAGACGGGGCCAGAAATTGAACGAATAGTTGAGATTACGTGATTGAGTTCGATGATTTGGCAGATGATGTAATTGGTGTACTGCGTCGGGGGTTGATGGAAGTAGTCTTTTTTGTTGTACCTGCTTCCGCAATTGAGGGAAAAGATTTCGAGCTGCTTGTTTGGACCGACTCCACGGTTAGTATTGGGGTGTCTGCGGATTATTTAGACGGACCACTTAGGGACATGGTTGCTGAAGCCATTCTTGAAAGAGACCACGGGTCGTCGGCTTCGTGGGAAGAGCATGCAATGGAGTTGTTCGTTATGCATTTGAGTGACATTTTGAATGAAGTTATGCATAGGAGTTTTGACAAGTGGTCGTATTTAAACCTTGATTCTGGATTAAAGCGGATTTTAGGGGAGCATTGACTTAGATCGGTCAGCATGATAAACTATGGTATTGCTACTATTTACTAGGGAGATATATGGCTGATCGAACATTGCAGCACATAGATACAGTTACCGATCTTTTACTTGAACTACGGTTACTGCTTGGCACTCTCCCTTCTAGCTCTACTGATGAGGAGCTTCTTGAAGTTGCAGGAGCCCTTCATCATGTCAAAAGTATTGCGACTCAAACATTCAGTGAGTTTCAGACGATAGTGGCAGAATCCATTGACGCTTCCGCTCCTGTAGAAATATCTACGGGTACCATTGAAGTTAAGTCTGGGGCACCTCGTAAATCGTGGGATCATAGCCGACTTGCCGCTGAGGTTGGGCGTCGTGTTGCAGATAGGAATATGAACATTGACTCTGGGGAAATGAGTTTGTCTCCGCAGGAGCTTATTCAACAGGTTCTGGAGTTTGTTGGTCTTTCGTATTGGAAGGTAGGTAAGTTGAAGGAGCTTCACATTGATGCGGATGATTTTTGTGAAGTTGGAGAATCCAAGAAAAATCTTGTTGTAAGGAGAGATGTATGAATATGTTAGCTGAGTTGTCAGAGCCGTTCCCAGTCGAGGTGGAGCGGCAGTTGCGTAAGGGTAGTGCTATGCTTACGTACATTCCAGTATCAGAAGTAATTACCCGGCTTAACAAGGTGCTGGGTGTGGACATGTGGTCCTATGAAGTTATGAAAGTTGAGCGGGATAGTTTAGATCCCGAGTTTGTGGTCGCACATGTGCGCCTTACTGCCACTTTTATTCCAACAAACGAAGCGCCCAATCTTGTGGTTGTGCGTGAAGGAATTGGTGGGCAGAAGATTAAGCGCACAAAGAGCGGGGATATTGTTGACCTTGGTGATGAATTTAAAGGCGCTGTATCTGACGCTCTAAAAAAAGCGGCGCAGTCTCTGGGAGTTGGGCTTTATCTTGCCCGATCAGAAGAGGCCCTGTATCTGGAAGAAGTTGAAGATGTTGAATCAGCCATCAGTGAAGAACATTTCGAAAAACTTCGCACAGTACTTAACTCGTTGAGCACCGCAGAAATGCATCAGGCCAGGGAGCATTGGGACTCAATTTCTAATGATCTTCCTTTTGAACGGTTGAATATTACGAGAGCACTGTTGGATCAGATGCTCGACTTTGTTCGTAGTGTTCGACAGCCCACCGAAACAGGCGTCGTGTTTGATGCAGAGTAGTATGGATCTGGGCCCTATCCCTTATGAGCCTCCACGGTATATGTCGCCGTCGTCTATTGGGACATTCCAACAGTGCCCAATGAAGTTCAAGTTTTCCAGGCTTGACCGGTTACCGACAGAGTCGACTGAGGCGCAACATCTGGGCTCGTTTGTTCATGAAGTTTTAGAAGACTTGTTTGCGTTGCCCGCAGAGGAGCGTACCGAGTCAGCCGCTCGTAGTATCGCTCGGTGGCAGTGGAATATGAAGTGGAATGAAAAGTTCAATGAACTTGCCGAGAAGGGGACAGAAAACGAATTCCGATGGAAGGCGTGGTGGTGCATTGAGAACTACTTCGGCATGGAGGACCCAACATCTTTTGAGGCTGCTGGCATAGAAGCAAAGATGGATGGTGCGATTGACGGAGTGCCTATCTTTGGAATTATTGACCGATGGACGTTGGAAAATGACAAGCTTGTAATATCCGACTACAAGACCGGCAAGAAACCTCGCCCTCAGTATGAGTGGGAAAAAAAGATGCAGATCACTATCTACAGCATTCTTTTGGCAGAGCAGGAGGAGCGAGAAGTTGAGCGGGCCGAATTGTTGTACTTGAAGTCGGGCGAGTTTGCACGATATGAGATAGATGCTGAACTTGAGTCTGCTGTCCGAGTTGAGGTTAGCAACACTTGGGATAAGGTTACTACGAGTTGTGCTTCGGGTGAGTTCCAGACGATCACGGGGCCGCTATGTAACTGGTGTGATTATAAGCCTATTTGCCCGGAGTGGTCCAATGCCTGATGTTACGTTTGCTCAAATTGTTTCTGAGGATATTAAGGGCACGTTGGATCAGCGGGAGCAAGATATGCTTCGTTTACCTGAGAATGTGCAGCGTTGGCGGGATACGCTGAGTAATATTATTGAGACTGTGGATGAGCAGATTACTGCAATTAATGAGTCAGTTGCTTCGGTGCGGAAAATGTATCCTGATTTTGAAAGCAATCCGGTTTCTGAGAATTTGGCGGGTAAACTGTCAAAGACTGCAAGGTTTCGTTTTCATGCTGAGAAGCGTTTAGCGGAAGCTGATCGTCTTTTATCTATGGGTTCGTTGCCTGACCCTTCGTTGTCGTTGGCCGCTTTTTTGAAGGCGGCAATTGAACAGCACTTGAGCGATAAGGATGATACTGAGATGGGTCCTGATTATCATGATGAGCGTCTGCGTGATGCGTTGTCAGGGAAATGGAGTTTTTGATGAAGATTGGCTTGGTTGCAGAAGACTTTAATACGCAAAGCAGAGATATGTTGGGTCGCCCCGTTTGGAGTGGTCCGACATGGGTGCGTTTGGCTCAGTACAGTGATCATTTTAAGGAAATGGGTGTAGATCACCGTTGTGGGATGCTGGGAAGCTTTGCAAACTTCGACGTTTTAGGGGTTGTGGACGCATCAGGTAAAGCGTGGTTTGACTGCGATGTCATTGTACTGCAGCGGTACATGGATGATAAATTGAAAAGAGATATGCGCAGGGGGCAGGCTGCGGGTCAAATTTTTATTAATGATGTTGACGACTGGTATTGGGGGTTGAGCAAAAAGAACGCCGCTTACAATGCCACCGATCCTAGCCGTAACCGCTCCAAAAACAGAAATATTTATGCTGAAATAATTAGCATGAGTGATGGTGTCATTGCTTCAACTCCGTTCTTGCAGGAAAAGTTGCTCCACTGGAATGACCGCACACTTCTTCATGGTAACTATGTTGATCTAAAGCGATTTAAAAAGTATTTCAAACACGAAGATAAAGAAAAAATTGTTGTTGGATGGGTCGGCTCTATGATTCACCGGAGTGGTGATCTGGACATTCTTCGGCCGCACGTTAAGGATATTGGCGAGTTCGCTAGTTGGCACCACACCGGCCACATTCCTCATGCAGGTTACCCAAAGTTTCATTCTGAACTTGGCATTGCAGAAAGTGACGTAACTTACTTTCCTTTCCAAAACCCTCAGTCGCTCATGGCTGGAATTAATTTTGATGTTGGAATTGTGCCACTTGTCAACATTCCGTTTAATCATGCCAAGTCGTATGTAAAGGGGATTGAATATGCCGCCGCTAATGTTCCTTTCGTTGCTTCGTGGAGCCCGCAATACCAGCAATTGTCTGAAGAACATGGTATAGGCGTGGTAGTCTCTAAAGCTTCTGAATATGTGAGCGAACTGAAAAAGTTCTGCGATTTCGACTACCGGCAAGAGGTCGCAGAAGCCAATCGAAACGCCGTGCAAGCGTTCGATACTAAACTTGGCGCCATTCATCTTTATGAGTGCATTCAAGAAATTGTCAGGCAGGTTCGGCCATGAAACGAGGTAAACCTTTACGCCGCACTCCATTTAAAAGCAGCAGAACTAGCGGATCTTTAAAAAGATCACCTTTAAACTATAGGTCAGCCGGTATGCACGATGCTTACGTTAAGAGGCGTGCTTTAGTTAAGCAGATGCTTGCTCAAACACCGTATTGTCAAGCATGCACAGCTATCTACGTGTTCCCACGGCTTATTAAAGGTGAGCCTCTTGGAGTGGTGAATACTCGACCTTCAATTGATTTGCATGAGTTGGTAAATCGCTCTCAAGGTGGGGATATTTTAAATAGCGATGAGATTATTGTAGTCTGCCGTGAATGCCACAGATGGATTACTAAAAATCCTATAGATGCGGAAAGGCTTGGGTTGCATGTTCCAGGGTGGATGAACACTGTAGAAGGAATTAAGGAAGCAACAAGAGTTCGTATTTCGTGGGAGAAGGGGATTTCCGCTGTTCCGTTTTGGATTGAGGATACGGAGGAATAGTGGCTACTTCGTACGGTAAGGCCGCCAAAGCTAAGGCGACAAAGTTACATAGTTTGCTGGTGCGCACTAGGGATAACTTCACATGTCGGTGGTGCGGCGCAACGAGGGACGAAGGCAAGCAGATTCAGTGTGCTCATATTATTTCTCGGAGCATAGCGGCTACTCGCACAGATGAGAGAAACGCAATTGCTCTTTGTGCTTCTTGTCATTGGAAGCAATCCAAAAATCCTTTGGTGTGGGCCCGTTGGCTAGAATCACAGTTTAGCCGGGAGTACTTGGACGATCTGCTTGAGCGAGGCGTTCCTGGGGTTACTGTTAATTGGGATGATGAGTGCGATAGACTGCAACACGCTCTTGACCTCCTTATGGGGGATTGGTAGAATACCTATATGAATAGCCGTAACGCCCCTATTAGTATTGTTGAGGTAGAGTCTGAGTTGATTAGACTTACTTCTGATATTGAAGTAGAGACTGAAGCCTTTGAGGTCTTGGCCAAGGACCACGCAAAGAAAGAGGCTGAGTATAAGAAAGAGTGGTTTAAGGAGTTTCTTGCCGCTGAGGGGGCGGTTAAGGTTAAGGAGAGCTGGGCGGGGTACAAGACTTCTGAGCTTTATTATGAGGCGGTGGTCGCTGAGGCTCTAGTAAAAGCGAAGCGGGAGAAACTCCATTCGTTACGGACGGCCTGTGATTCTTTGCGCACACTTGCGGCTAATGTTCGGTCACAAGTGAAGTTTTAGGAGGTCGGGTGATTCACAATATTCATTCTAATATTGCTTCGCTGGCAGTAGATATTGACATGCTGATCCCGCTGGAGAACAATGCCCGCAGAGGTGACGTGGATGCTATTATGGCGTCCTACAGTAAGTTTGGGCAAGTTAAGCCCATCGTTGCCGTTGAAAACGACAGTGGTGGGCTTACTGTTATTGCGGGCAACCACCAGTTAGAAGCCGCTCGGCGCTTGGGTTGGCAGCAGATAGCCGTGTCAGTGGCGGACCTTGACAGTGACGATGCTTTAGCCTTTGCGTTAGCAGATAATAGAATTTCTGATATGGGCTCCACAGATAACGACTTACTTTACAAAATGCTAACTGATGTCTTACCGGCTGATGAAGACTTTTTTGATGCGTTGGGTTGGGATGATTTTTCAGTTGCCGCAATAGAAAATTCTGTTATTTCTGCGGGGATGGCTAATGATAGCAATGCTGGCTGGTCTGCACCTCAGGTTGTGATAAACGAAAGCGCCCCATTACCACCCACGTATTCGGATAGCACAGAAGAGCCGCCTTCTACACCTCTTGTTGCAGACCCTACCAAAATCACGCCTGAAGCGTCCACTGAAACAATTGTGACTCAAGGTAGTACTAGCACTGCGTCCTCTGGTGTCTCTAACGCATCAATTCAATTTACCCTAGTGTTTGAAAATGCTGCCCAGCAGTCGATGTGGTATTCGTTTCTTAAGTGGTTGAGAGAGTCTCCTGTGTATGAGGGTTCAACCACTACTGAGCAGCTGCTTGACTTTATCGCTCAGCATTCAGAACGAGGTTAGCGTGCCTCGCCGTCGCATGTTTTTAGATATCAATTGTGTGGACGCTGCACGCCAACGCATACGCCACGTTTACGACACTTTCGACACTGTCTGCGTTCAGTTTAGTGGCGGTAAGGACTCCACGGCATGTTTGCACTTAGCTAAGGAAGTGCATGAAGAGCGGGGACTGGGCCCAGTGAAGGTTATTTTCCGAGATGAGGAAATGCTTTCGCCCGCCATTGAAGATTATGTCACACGGGTCAGCCAGTACGACTGGGTGGACATGGAATGGTATTGTCTTCCGGTGGGGCAGGAGCTTTGGGTTTTGGGCAGACGTGAGTATATTTTGCTTTGGTCTAAGAAGCGTGAGGATGATGGAAGGTTGTTTAGGCCGGTTCCAGAGGGTGCTATTACTGCTGCTCATTTTGGACTAGACCCATATAAGAGCATTCCCCGTAAAATAGATGAGTATACGATGCAGGGCAAGAAAGGACGCACTGCATTCATTACTGGGATTCGTGCAAATGAGTCTATGATTCGTTACAGAACGGTTACACAGAAACTACACGAAAATTACATCAACCGTCCGTTTCAGTTGTCAAAAGCGATACCTATGCGATTTGCTAAGATCATTTATGATTGGACTGCTGATGATGTTCTGAAGTTTATTACGGAAGAACATGGTAGCGAGTACTGCGCTTACTATGACTATGCTGCGATGTCTGGGGCTAATCAGCGGGTAGGTATTCCATTGCACTCAGTTGCCGCCCGCCGGTTGAATGATGTTTTGCGAACCGAACCAGAGTTCTATGATGGTTTGGTTCGGTGCTTTCCACAGATTGAAGCGCAACGGCAATTGTGGAGCGAGTTTGATATTGAAGCATTGATTGATGAGTACGCTGTCGAGGGCTGGAAAGGGGTAAAGCGCTGCATAGACGAAAATGTTCTGACTACTGGTTTGCACCGGTTAGCGATGGTGTTCACAAACGATTTCAAGAAGCATCATGCGAAAGATCCTTGGGGGTACCCGATTGACCACCTTTTGAGAACATTACTTCTTAATTCGTTCTTGGGTTCCCCCACACCAGTCGGCCCTAAGACTAAAGCGCACAACAAGCGTGTCGCCCTGTTGGAGCAGGAGCATCAACAGCTTATGGACGCTGACAGTCTTGACATACAGGATGATACCCGGTAGAGTAATCAAATGAATGTTACAGAAACAAGCTCATTGACACCCGCAAAGTGGATGTCGACGTGCTATATTGTAAGTCCTGACTACTCTAAGTTGCAAGGGTCGATTCGGAAGTTTGGTATTCTTAGCCCTATCGTCATTCAACCCAATGGTACAATTATTGATGGGTACCACCGATGGAAGCTGGCTAACGAGAATAAGATTTTGAAGGTTCCGGTAGTTGTTGTAGATGTAGACGACATTGAAGCGATGCTCCTCCACGTTGACATGAACAGATATCGTGGTATTGTTGTTGCTAAGTATTTGTCTCGTATTGTTCAGAGGATTATGCAATCTGGTCGTTACGATGACGAAGCGCTTCGGCTTAAGATGGGTTTGTCTACTGATGAGTTTGATGTTTTGGCGGATGGTACTTTGGTGAAGATGCGTAAGATTAAGCAGCACTCGTATTCGCCTGCATGGGTGCCGATTGAGTCTACCACTGGGGATGATATTACTGTGGAGCGTCCGACGGGTCATTCTGAACAGGTTTAGAAAGGAAGCTACTATGGAAATGAATGCGTATCAGGCTGCTGCTAGGGAAACTGCAATTTTTCCACCCTCTCAAGGTGTTGTTTACACTACTCTTGGGTTGGCTGGCGAGGCAGGTGAAGTTGCGGATAAGGTGAAGAAGGTTATCCGTGACGGTGGCGGGGACTTTTTTAAGGACCCTAAGATTGCTGAAGATATTAAGCGGGAGCTTGGTGATGTTCTTTGGTATGTTGCTGTGCTTTCGGCAGAGTTGGGGCATTCGTTGGATGAGGTAGCTTCTTTGAATATTGAAAAGCTGGCCGCCCGCTCACAGAAGGGTAAGTTGGGTGGTTCCGGCGACTACCGCTAGCTGGAGATCAGTGGGTACTCCGGTTAAGGGCCGGGATGCTGACACTGTTCTAAAAGCAGCTAAAGCAGATTATAAAGTAGTACTTAGCCCTGTAACAGTTCCTCACCCGCTTGATTCCAATATTTTGGTTGATGTACCGGGCCGCTTTTGCACAGGGCGTTTGGTGCCTGATGTTACCGTGGCAACTGGGTATCGGTTAGATAACTGGGAAGTGGTAAAAGACCGCTATGTCGTAGTGTCTAACGCTGAATTTTATGCCAGGACTGAAAAAATTGCTAAGGCGTTTGGAGAAAAAGCATATCTAGACAGTTGTGGGGTTTTGGATAATGGTCGAAAGTTTTTTGTTGTAATCGCTACTGGCACTTTAGAGTTTATTCTGGGTGGCGATTATGATTACATTGACAGCTATGTTGTGGCTATGACCTCTCATGACGGGTCGATCCCTATTTGTTATTACAACTTGGACGTTCGTCGGCGCAATCATGCTGTGTATAGGTTTGAGTGTGGGAATGCTAGCTTTTCCTTAAGGAAAAGGCACACCCCAAATCATGGTGATAACCAAGTTGAAATTTCAGAAGTAGTGGGTTTGCGACGATCATGGGATGCGGCACTCAAGAGGGCTATGACACTCTTGATGACACCGCTTTCTACTGATAAGCTTCATCAAGTTTGCAATGCGCAATGGAATCCAGACTCGGTGTCCTCCAAAGCCCAACGAGAGCATGTTGATCATGTGCATGATACAATTCAAGATTTGTATTTGCGGGATTACAACTCTAAAGTGTATGGCCAAAGCAAGTGGGCTGCATTTAACGCTATTTGTGAGTACATTGATTTTCACCGAGATATTCCCGTTTTAGAGGCTGCTCAACATTCTTTGGAAGTTGACAACTTCAACCACCGCACAAAGATTAAACTATATGAGAAGCTTCTTCATATCTGATAGGTGGTGTTGTTATGAAAGTTTGGATTGATCAAGACTTGTGTACCGGAGACGGTTTATGCGAGGAAATTTGCCCAGGGGTGTTTGGTATGGGCGTAGACGGACTGGCCTACGTTAAGGAAGTTGACTGGCCCACAGTCTACACCACCGACGGTGTGAATGTTTCAGACGACCCCATTTTGCAAATGGCTAGTGGACTGGCTAATGTTCCAGACGATTTACTTGAAGCGGTTATTGAGTCTGCAGAAGAGTGTCCTGGCGAGTGCATCTTCATAGAGCCTTGATCAGATTATAATTTCTATCTTCTTCCTTAGCCCCATTCCCAATCCGGCGCAAGTGTTAAAAGCGTGGACAGCGGCGTCAACTTGGTCATCGTGTACTTGGGCTTCGGGGAACGCCGATAGTTCGTCAACGAAGTCAGTGTTCCATGCACCACGTACTAGTTTTACGTTTCCATTGGCAACGGCTGCAGACATTGGCTTTGCTCTAGTAAGTTTATCACCTGTGGCTCGCACACCTTTAAAGTCATAGCCTGGCAATACGTACCTGGCGTATTGGTCAATCAAGTTTTTACCGGCGCTTCCTGGTTCTTGTTCCATTTCTATACTTATTTCGACACCATCTTCTTCTGCGGTTTGCCGAATGAACTTTTCAACCTTTTCGCCTTTTGCCCGAATTCTGCGTACATCAAGAATGTAGAATACCCCATTATCGAAGGCGGCGAGGCACCCAACGGTCCAGTCGGGGTCAGGGTACGATGGGGATGGTTCTGTTCCTGCAAGGTCCCAGAATCTGACAATCCTAGTATCTTTGCTAAATGATGGTATTTCTGTGAAGTCAATGACTTCAAAAGATGTGCGGTCAAACATGGAGCCCAATGCAGTTGACCACCAGTCACCAAACTCTAATCGTTTGCGCTCTACGGGGTCAAGCTCTTGAAGAACTGCCCGGTACGAGTCTGGATCAATGCCAGGGTTGTCGGTCAGCATAGATGGGATAAATATGCGACCGGTTTTCTCGCCTTCCACGAGAAAGCGCTGCCTAACCCAGTTTGGTGCCGGGTTCGTCGCCGCCCTCATACGCAGCGGCACTTGAGACAACGGCCCACTGGCAGGACGCCTGAGACGGGAGAACATGTAGCGGTAGTCTGACTCTCGGATTTCTGTAACCTCATCCATTCCGATGAATTGAAACTCCGAGTTACCAGTCCATACAACCCTACCATTGTGGCGTGTTAGGAATGTGTGGTATGGTGGTACTGTAAGACAGTATACTTTCCCCTTGTAAGGAGTGGCAACAAGCGGCTGATTGTCAATGTTTAAGCTGATTCCAGTATCCATTCCAACTTTGTAAAGCAAATAAACATGGTATGCTGTTACACGACGCTTTTTACCGTCTGGTGTTACTGTGGAATCTTGACGTACATCAAGTGTTGCCCTAAATCCGCAGTGTTGGGCAAGTCGCATCACATCGTCGGCTAGTTGCTTAGACACTGTTACGTAATGAGCACTTTCCGGGGTTCTCCATGTCCCATCACCCTCCACAAGAGATTGCAGTAGCACTCTTGTTAGATCAGATGTCCATGTAAAAACTTCGTCGGGTATACGTTTGTTGTGCGCTCCTTTACCAGTATTTTCGTCTAACCATTGTGCAAGTTTTTTATTACTTGTCTGCAAGTATCTAGGATTGTCGTACACATGCCCGCCCGACCTTTCAATAATTAATTTCAAATTATCTTTCTCTTGACGTGAGCGTTTGTCGTGTAACGCAATGTGTATTTCTCCACCAGATGTACACCCTTCTGCGATGTACCACCCAATGAACGCCGCCCAATCCTCGGCAGTAAAGACTAAATCTTTACTTCTTTGATGTCCCCTACTTGATCCAGGAAATAGCGCTGCACCGGGATTTATCCCACCAGAAAACATAGCAGCCTGTGGAAATCTTGCAACTTTAGGTAGGTCTTCAGTTCTATACTTTTTTAAATCTTTTCGACGTTGTGTGGATACCCACCATGTGTGATCACCCGTAGATGCAAAAGATACGTCTGATCCTGGTCTTGGAGAATATAGTGGTTCATCAACGTCATACTCCCATACGTGCGTCACACCTTTGTAATCCCATGTTCTAGTTTCAGGGTCCATAGATGCAACTTTTTCACCAACTTGAATTTCATCTATTCGTTTCCAGCCATTATCTGTCATAACTTCTGTATCAGGTGCGAGCGGGCCTTTGTACCGTAGATAGTCGTTGACGTTATTTAGGTAACCGAATGTGATTCTAGCTCCCGATGGGAATGTGGCAGTGTACTGGTTGGCGTTCCAATGCACATCATCATATTGCATAATCCAGTCCCTGAACCTGTCCATCAGAGCGCCGGGAAGTGCAAGGTCGGCGTATGTTCTACGGAAGAGAATAGCTGAGTAGCCTGGCACGTCCACGTACTGTAATGCGGCCATAATTAGTGCGGAGGAGTTGTGTGTTGGGATTAAGTTTTCTGTGCAGAGGAACAGTTCATCTGGTGCGGATACTTTAAAGCAGCGCATATCGGTTGCTTCAACTCTTTCTGCTTTCTTTATGTAGCGGAAGTTGTTTGTACGACGTGTTGCGATAGATTGTGATTCAGCTTTTCTTGGAAGTTTAAACACTATTCTATTTGCAGCAAATTTTACCATCCACTTGGGACCACAGTCTTGACCGTAAAGCTTAGCACGACCTTCTCGAACATTAACCTTCATTCCAAGTGAACGAGCAAGATGCGCAACGCCATCAACTAAACCCTTATTAGTATTAGTAAACTCCACACTAGACTTTGATACGTTACCGTCAGTATCCATCAGACCTTGCAGTAATTCTAGGCGTTGCTCTTCCGATGCCCACAAGTAGTCATTAGGGATATGCTTGTTATTTAATAGATTGTTCTCCTTTAATAAATGCGTTAGGTTCTCTAGAGTAACAACTCTATAGTTTGGATCACCCTCTCCTGATGATCGTGGTCTGCTGCTTTTAATTGCATATGGTGTGTTTTCCCATATTTCTTTATCTACTCCACAAATTGTGCCGCTGCGAGAAAACCCATCCCCCAACCATGCTCCTAGTGTGTATGGATCAATGGGTAGGTCAATAGATGCAAGTTCTAGTGGGAGTGTTACAGGAATAGCGTGGTTTGCTCGACCTCCACGAACTGTAAGTGTGTCAACAATCTCTTGCGTTGTACGCACTGTACCGGTTGGTGGTGGTTTACGGTTTTTAATAGATTCAACTTTGTTACGCTCAGCTACCGCAATTGACTTATATTGGCCTTGTGCGCCCGTAGCTCTTGATGGCCTATTCTGTCTGCGCATAGTCCTAAACGTGTCGTTTCGTTTTGTTAACGCCTCCAACTCTTTAGCGTCGTATGTTAACCATAGATGTTCGTCATTTGTAACTACTGTTGAACCGTCATCAAATGTAAACTTCCATCCAGGTACGTTTTGGATTTCAGACATCGCCAAGACAGTGTATGTTTTCCCATTTCTACCAAATACTGTGTTGCCTACTTCTATATCTCTTACTTTTTTAAATCCTTCGGGTGTTGGTAAAACTTCATCTAAGCTTATCAGCTTACCTCCACCGGCCGCTCCACCGAATAGCACTTCTTGTGCTTCTGTTTTGAGGAAAACTTTTTGTGTTATGCTTGGTTCTTCTACCCAGTAGTTGGAGCGTCGTGGCTCAAGGTATTGTCTGATTTTTTCCCAATCCTGGGCGTCTGTAGACATATGTGCTTGTCTCCTACCTGTTTTAACGGTAAAGTATACCTATGAAAAAATTTTTCACACGTTCGTCTGCTGCAAATTCTCTTATGGTAGCGGCCATTCTTTTGATTGGCGTTGGTGTTAGTATACTAAGTTTAGGGTGGGGCTTGGCAAGTGCTGGCGCTGCGTGTGGAATTTATGGATATTTGTTAGGGGCTGAATAATGGCTTGGAATTCTGGGGTGAATAAAGCGGTAGGTTCTCAGTTGGGGGCGGGGGAGAAGGCTGCTAAGATTTCGGTTGGTGCTCCTATTTCTTATAGTCCGTCAGTTCAGGTGAACAGTCAAATGAATAAGGGTTATTCTGATGGCTGGGATATAACGAAGGCTTATAAGGAAGCTATGGCAAAGGTGACGTGGGTTTACCGTGCTATTAATGTGATTGCTTCTAATCAAGCCAGTTTGCCTATGATTTTACGTAAGGATAACAGTCCGTTTGGTGAGATTGTTAACGATAATCCTTTGTTGAAGATTTTTAATAATACCACAAATCTTGGTGAGAACGCTTGGGCGTTTAGGTCTAGGCTTAGTTCTCAGCTGCTGCTTAGCAGTCGAGGTGTTTTTGTTGAGGTTGTACGAGATCGTGTCGGTACCCCTGTTGCGCTACATTTATTGCCCCCTCAGAACACTGCACCCATTCCTGATGAAAAGAAGTTTGTGAAAGGGTTTGAGGTTAAGATTACAGCGTATCAGGCTAAGATTTTGAAGCCAGAGGATGTTATTTGGATTCGTCAGCCGCATCCTTTGGACCCGTATTTGTCTATGACGCCTATGGAGTCTGCGGGGATGGCGATTGAAGTTGAGACGTTGGCAAAAATTTATAATCGCAACTTCTTGTTAAACGATGGCCGCCCGGGTGGGTTGTTGGTTCTTCGTAGCGAGATTGATGAGGCGGACAAGGAAGAGTTGCGCAGTAGGTTCCGTGGTGATCTGAGCCGTACCGGTGCTGTGGGTGTGATTTCGTCTGACGACGGTGCAGATTTTGTGGACACTGCTGCGAGCCCACGGGATGCTGCCTATCAGGCGATGCGTACTATTTCTAAGGAAGAGATTCTTGCTGCGTTTGGTGTGCCTGAGTCAGTTATTGGTAACGCATCTGGTCGAACGTTTGCTAACGCTGCCGAGGAGGGCAAGGTGTTTTGGATGGAGACTATGGGTCCCCATTTGCAGTTAATTGCTCGCAGTTTTGATCGTATTGATGATACATATTTTGTGGATTTTGATACTAGTGGCGTGCCTATTATGATTTTGGCGAAGCAGGAGCGTGAGCGACATAATTTGACTGAGTTCCAGCAGGGGCTTATCTCTGTTAATGAGTATCGTGAATCGTCTGCTCGTAAGAAAGTTGTTTCAGAGCTTGCTGATTCGCTTTTGTCTAATCCTAACTTGACTCCGGTTGGTAATACGGAGAAGCCTATGGTTAGCGAAGAACAGGGGGCTGTGCCTCCTGGTGCCCCACCAATGCCTGGGGCTCCGCCGATGGAAGGTGCCCTACCGGCTGACGGCGCACCCCCGATGACACCTGAGCAAGCGGCTCGTTTTGCGGCAGGCGCAGCAGTGCCTCCCCAGATTGAAGCTGGGGTTTCTTTGCAGCAGCAAGCCACAGCAGCGCTGCAAGAGCAGGTTACCGAATTTAGCCCAGAGGAGGGTGCGTTTGTACCATTTGGGTCTGTTCAAGGGACACAGCAAATTGAGTTGCCTGCATCTGAAGTTCCTAGCGAGCTAGAGGAGTTGGAGGAGGATGAGAAGAGCCTCCCTTTAGATTTGAAGATAAAGGAGCTGGAGAAGCTTCTGCTAAAGTAGACTTTTCTTCTTGGGACGAAAAAACTCTGTATAGAGTGAACTCTTTTGAAGATAGGGTGTCTGCTGCACTTGATAAAATTTTTGATGAGCAGGAGCGTTTAGCGCTTGCCGCTGTTAACTCGGATGTGTCGAAGTCCATTCTAGCGGCTGGCGTCTCTGCTGGAGTTGAGAATATTATCACTTCTGCTGATTTGAGACAAGTTTCCGAGAAGCTTCTTCCATTGATGCAAGATATTTATCGCAAAGCTGTTGAGGATACAGTCGAAGAGGGCTATGGCTCTGAAGTTAGTGAGCCTACCGAAACAGCGGCTGGGTCTCAACAGATTGTGGTTGTAAATAATTTCAATGATACTACGCAAGAAGAAATTAAGTCGGCGTTGACTACTGCGGCTGTTTTGACCGACGGCGATGGCGGTGATGTGGATGTTGCTTTGAAGTTAGCTTTAGCGTACTCATTGATAAAGTCTATTTTCAATAAACTGCGGGCGTCTCGTAAAAATCTTATTTTAGAGACTGCAGTGTATGGTTCCTATAATCAGGGTCTTTTCGATGCCGCTGTAGCCAATGAGGTGGCGACATCCCGCACCCTAATGAAGCAGTGGGTGTCCATGTTGGACGGTAAGGTTAGGGACAGCCATAGGGCTCTCCACGGGGATAAAGTGCAGGTAGGTGCTCCTTTTTTTGTAAATGGTGTTGCTATTAGGTTCCCCAAGGACCCCCTTGCCCCTCCCAATTTAACTATTGGCTGCAGGTGCGTGCTTAAGTTTTCAATAAACTAAATTATATAAAGTCATATTTGAAGCCTGCCATTGTAGTGTAAGCTATTTTGGTAGGTCTAGTCTTTTTAGGAGAGTTATGAGCGTCATTGAAGTTACAGATGTAGCGTCTGACACAAGCTTTAAAGCTATTTCCGGTCAGATTGGCATTGATAAAGCTCAAGGAATTGTTGAGGCTTTTGTTTCTGGTATCGGCAACAAAGATTCAGTTGGCGATATTGTAGTTTCTGGGGCGTTTAACGGCTCACTTAAGCGTCGCAAGCCTCGTGTGGTGTGGGGGCATGATTGGAATCAGCCTATTGGCAAGGTTTTAGAAATTTATGAAGTCTCAAAGTCTGATCCTCGTCTTCCCGCAAAAATGAAAGATGCTGGAATTGGTGGGTTATACGCTAAGGTTCAGTTCAATTTGAATACCGAAAGAGGCCGAGAAGCCTTTGCCAATGTGGCCTTTTATGGCAATGATCAAGAGTGGTCGATTGGGTATAAAACGATTGTTGCAGATTTTGACGCTGTATGGCAAGCGAACATGTTGAAAGAAGTAGAGCTTTACGAGATTTCACCGGTACTTCATGGCGCAAATCAGCTGACTGGAACAATCTCTGTCAAAGACGATGAAAACGGTCGCACATCCAAGGGTTGGCACACTGGAGATGACGATAAGGATGGTCCTATGAATAGTGTGGACGCAATGTCAGAGCGAGTTGGCCAGGCTCTATCGCAGGCGCTTCGTAAGCCTGTTCAGATCTTGGAAATTGATGGCGATAATGTTGTTTTCCAAACGGGAGAAGATATGGTGTGGTCCGCTACCATGTCAATGGAAAACGGACAAATGATGGTTGGCCGTCCCACTAGGGTAAAGCCAACGACGACATATACTCCTATGGGGGATGACGCTCCTCCTTCTATGATGATCAAAGACCCTGACGCAAAGGGGATTCTTGAAGACGAGTACGCCTTTGCTACTGCTAAGATTGCTGCGGCGTGGTCGATTACTTTAGGCTGCACTGGGTATCACACCCACGGTGGTGGATTTGTTCCTTGCGATACTCATGAACAATATCTTGCCGCAATCAAAAAGTTTGAAGAAAACGGCGGGGTAAATCGGGGTCCTGCCCATGACGACATTTTAAATGTTGATGTTGATGAAACTAAGGGTGCAGGTACTGGCTGTTCATGTGACACCGAGGAAAAGGGTTACGGGCACAGACCAAAAGAAAAGCCAGAGTACCTTAAAGACCCAATGGCCCTTCTACTCATGGCCTACAACGAGATGTTGAAGCTACGTGGGGCATCGGACCTTCGTGACGCAACACTAGCCCTCATCAGCGAAGTTGAGGGGTTTCTCACCGAAGCGCCGATGGCTCGCCCAGGAGAGCAGGGCGAAAAGACTGAAACTGGTCTGGTCGTCCACGTAAAGTGCGGAGAGGCTGCCACCTTGGATCTTGGTCGTGCTTTGGGTAATCTTCCGGTTGTGGCTCGGAAAAGTGAATCCGGTGTTGATATTCACTTTACGGATGAGATGAAGGAAGAGTGGTTGATGGAGAAAGTTGCCATCGCCTTGTCGGAGCTTAAGTTCGACGTTGATATTGCAGTAACTAGACCGATTGACACCGGTTCGGGTGTTCAGTAAGCTATTCCATAGAATATACAGGAGTAACAATGAGTGAAAACTTTGATGAAGATCTTCAGCGGTTTGAGGAATTGAGCGCTGCAATGGAGCCCTCTGAGGGTGATGAAAAGGGTGTGCATATGGATGAGGTCCGCAAGGGCGCTCCGTCCGTGTTTATGACTGATATTCGGTTTAAGGAGTCTTTGGAAACTGGAGACCTTCTTTCGGAAGAAGCGTTTGCTGATCTTGATGAGGATGACCAAAAGAGCTATGAGCTTGTAGAGATTCTTGATGAGAAGGGCGAAGAGCCGATGGGGTGGGCATACCGCTTTAAGGCTGATGACATCGAAGATGTTGAAGAAGCTCTTGAGGTTGAGGAAAAGACTGAGACTGATGAAGATACTGAGGTACCTGAAGAAAAGTCGGATGAACCAGAGGACTTTGAAGAGAAGACTGAAGAGGTAGAAGCTACTGAGGAAAAGGTTGATGATACATCTGACCCTGTTGCGGAACAGTTGCTCAGCAAAAGGGCTGCTGACATTTTGGCTCGCATGCGTGCCCCTATGGAGGAAGCCGTTGAGGAAGAAGAAAAGGCTCCTTCAATTTTCTTGACCGATATTCGGTTCAAGGAGATGGTAGAAGATGGTGAGCTTATTGAAGAGGAAGAATTTGCGTCTTTGGATGAAGATGCAAAGGGGGCTTTCCAGCCTGTAGATGTTTTTGAGGAAGGCACGGGTAAGGGTTACGGTATGCGGTATCGTCGCAGGAGTCCTATGGAAATTTCCGCTATGCGCAAGGGTGGAGATGACACTGGCGAAAAGGCGGCTGAGGGCGGTGACGATGCTGAGGACGTGTTTGCCTCCGCAGAGGCGGCAGAAGCACGGGCTGCTGAGCTTGGTTGCGCAGGGACGCACCGGGCTGGCGCTATGTGGATGCCTTGCGCTACTCATGATGAGTGGATGGAGTTAAGTGCTGCTGCTAAACCAGACGAACCCGAAGCTGCACCTGCTCCCGCTCCCGCTCCCGCTGCTGCCGCCCCACCGGCAGCAGGCGGAATGGCAATGCCAGCCAAGGAAGAATTCCTTTGTGGCTACCAGCGCAAGTCTGTTTCTGAATCTTGTGGTTTTTGTACAGGCGGTTGCGCATCTCAAGACGGCCTTCCAGGGCTAGCAGACATTGAAGCCCAGGTTAAGGAAGCGTACCTTAATTCTGAAATTATCGGATCTGGCTACTCATCCAACGACGACGTGTTTGTTGTTGATGTGAAGCGTGAAGATGGTTCGCTTATTGAAGTATTTTTGACTGGCGACGGCGATGAGTTGGGGTGGCTACGTCTGAATGAGAGTTCGCTGGAAAGCAAGTCGGCTGAACCAGTTGATATTATTTCTAAAGCAACGGCTGAAAAGCTTGCTCTGGATGCGGTTGATCAGCTAGGCTTTAAGGCTGAGGCAATGTCTATTACAGTGGATGTGTACGCTGAGCAAGATGTCTATGTAGTCGAAGCAGACTCTGAAGAGAAGAGCTTTGATGTTTTTGTTTCAGCTGACGGTAAGGTGCTTGGCTATGACGAGTACAGCTATTCTGAGCCGATGGAGTTGTCCGAAGAAGATGAGATCAAGGCGCTGGAAGCTGAGCTTGCAATTAAGCGCTTGTACTCTCGGGAGCAGCGTGAAGAAATGGCGGCCTCTGGAGAAGCTTTAGAAGATGGATCATTCCCAATTGCGGATGAAGCGGATTTAGCCAACGCAGTTCAGGCGTTTGGGCGGGCGGCTGATCCTGATTCCGCAAAAGAGCACATTATGAAGCGGGCCAAGGAACTGAAGCGGGAAGATATGATTCCTGAGGACTGGAAAACATCCACGGAAGAAGTCATGGAGGCTGCGCCCGCTGATGGGGCAGATGGTGAAGAAAAGGCAGCAGAAGATTTAGAGTTGCTGCGTTCACTTTTGGAGTTTGAAGAACTTGAGGGTGGCATTTCTTAACGAGGAGGCGTTGTGCGTCCTGTGGAAATTTCAGAAAGGATTGCTGAAGCTAATCAAACTCTAGCAGCACTTAATTCTAGTGCTGTAATTGGCTACCATCGGGAGCGTGAACCAGTAGAATATGTGTACGAGGGAGATAAAGTTTCGTATTTATCTCTTGATGTTAGCGAGGGCCTTGATGACTGATATGCATGTTAAAGCTCCAGAAGTGGGTCCTAACGCTGACGCTCTCACGAGCCTCACCCGAGGACGAGGGCCTCGCCGTGGCAACCTTGAGGCGTTGTTCCGCTATTGGAGACCCATCCTCAAAAAGCCAGGTGGCTTCCGTCGTTGCGTCGTTATTTTGATGGATAACCCAAAGTTTGGTGGTAAGCCTCAGCGTATTTGTGCGTGGTTGCATCATGAGCTTACTGGCAAGTGGCCTAATGAGGGTAACCATCATGGCCGTGGCGGCCGCTCCGGTGGGGGCCGTCGCCGCCGCCGTGGTCGCCGTAAAAAGTCGTTTTCTGTCGACACTCTGGTGGGAAACTCCCTAAGGGAGACCGTTCGGGAGTCTAGGTCTTTGGGTGGGGTTATGTCTCAGCCTATTGATGGTCGCCAAAATGTTGTTGAGATGAAAGCTGCCATGTTTTTGCAGCGTTATGAAAGTCATGTTTTTCCAGAAGTAGTTACAGATGTTAAGCGGGTGGGTATATTTGGTGGTTCTTCCAGACTTGCTCAGGGGGCTCAAGCTGTAGGTACCGCTATTGCCCCTGGGGATATTTCTGATGTTCGGAGTCCTGTTCGTAGCCAAATTTATGAAATGCTTACCCCCGGTTTCGGATTTAATATTCCGGGCCGCACCCCTCGCCGCCGTGGGGGTAGGGGTGCTCGTAATAAGTTTAGGTGCCCTCCTGGGTACGAGAACGGCGGAACTTTTACTAATTCTGAGTTTAGTACTTGTGGTGCCCAAATATTAGGCATACCAAAGTTTGGGCCGGGTGCGCCGACTCTTGCTGCTGCTAGAGAGTTGGCTTCGCTTGCTAGCACTGCGGGCCTTGTTCAGGAAATTGGTGATCTTCGAAATAACTCTAATCCGCTAGATATTATTCGTGCTGCTCAGATTCCGCAGGCCCCCAAGAAGGGGTCCCCAACTCGTGCCCAGACTTCTATTGATTTTGTTCTTCAGCAATATTCTGAGTTAGATTTTCCGATTAAGGCAGTTCGTCGGGACGGTGTGATTCTAGAACCGGTTGTACCCGTTCAGCGTTTAGCGCAGATGAATGAGTTTGATGACTTAGCGGACGGTAATCTTATTGATAAGTATTCTTCAGGTGTTATTGGTGCAGAACTAGTGCCCGCTTTTAGTTCGGGGTTGAGGGCTGTGTATGTATTCATCCCTGGTGTTGGCGCTGTTAAAATTAATCGGGTAGGTGGAGAGCTGTCCCCTGAAGAGCGAGCGGGTCTACTACGAAGGTTCTCTGAAGGGATAAGCCGTGCCCCGGACATGCCTGATCCATCTGAAGATTTGAGGGCGTGGGCAGACGCTTCAAATGGCAGGTTTACAGTTGAGTTTGGCGAGGTGACCTCTAATGGGTTTAATGTTTCTGAGCCAAAGAATGAGCTTTTGCGTGTTGTGGCGGCTGGTGGGATTAAGAAGACCGTTCCACGGTGGGTGTATGAAACCTTTATGTCTCGTTCAGCCCCACGTCGTGCAAAGAATGCACCTATTTTTGAGATTGAGTCTGAAGAGAAGTCGTTAAAAGTTTTTGCGTTTGATCTTCCAACTCAGCCATTTGAGGCGGAGTTGCTAATGAGGGGCGCTCAGGCCTACAACAAAAATATATCTACTAAGGTGGCTACGTTTAGGTCCCTTTCGTTTAAGGCTCCTTCTGCTCGTAGGATTGGCCGCACGATTGGTGAAACTGCGGGTTCGGTTGGCGGCGGCGTTTCTGCTGTTTTTGACTCTGGAGCTAATAGGTTTAGGTGCCCGCCTGGTACTCGTCATGGTGGTCGGTTTTCTGATCAGTTTGGCCGAAATTGTGGGGGTGTGGCGGGTCCTCAGGCGTTGAATCGCTTGCAACAGCTTACAAACTTTTTTCAGGAGGCGCAGTCCACTATAAATCGGTTGAACCTTTCGGGGGGTAATGGAGATCTTGATCGGGTTACGGATATACCGGAGTTGCGAGAAGCGCTAGAGGATGCTAAAGCGCAAATAGCAGAGTTTGATACTGGCGATGCTGGGATGCTTGGTCCTGGGCTTCTACAGCCAACGGAGCGTACTCCGTTGATTGGGTTGCGTTACGTTGAAATTCTTGAAAGAATGAAAGCGGATGAGCGCCGTCGAGAGATTTTTGAAAATGTTGATTGGAACAACCTTGAAGAAGTTAGAGAATTGTTTAGTACGCTTGCAACTGTGGAGGCTGGCAGGTTAGAGGTTAATCCTCCTCAGACTCCTGGGGAGCGTAGGCGTGCGGCACTTGTTGACAATAATATTGATTTGTTTGGGGCAACTTTACAGGAGGCGGTTGGAAAAAACTTGGGAACTATTGATGCTCCTGCCCGTCCTCGCCGTGCTAGACGGGTAGAGGACCCTGATGCCGTAGATCCTTCTCCAGAGGTGCTTGAGCGGTTGCGGCAAGGTAGCGAGCTTCTACCAGGATTACGGGATCAGCTACGTCGTTATGACCAGTTCGACAATCTTCGCCCCGGCGATGAGCATCCTGACCGACCTGGGTTTTTCCTTACTGAAAATGGCGGCTTTGAAGATCGGTTTGGTAGGCCGATGCCTCTTTTGGGGGGCGGCCGTAGCGGTTCTGGGCGAACAAATGATCGGAACGCTGTAGATATTACTCCAGAGGTGCTTGAGCGGTTGCGGGAGTACGCCGATCCTGATAGTGAGCTTATGCAGCGATTCAGCGAGCAACGAAGCCGTCAAGAGATCATTGACAATCTTCGCCCCGGCGATGAGCATCCTGATTTCCCCGGCTATTATCTAGACGACAATGGTGGGTTGAGGGACCGAACTGGGAGGCCGCTACCATTGAGGGCAGGACAAGCCGACTTACCTCCACGCCGCCCCCGTGTTAATCCTAACTCTGAAGCCGGATTTGTGGAAGCTGCCCGGGCCGAGGTTCCTGATGGGCCAGACGCAGCGTTTGAACGTGACAAGGCTGAGTGGAAGGCACGTAAGCGGTATTGGATGCGCACTCTTGCAGAGATCGACGACTATGATGATCGACGCTGGGTTCAGCGGTTGACAGACGAAAACTTACAGCGATACGCTGACCATTTGTCGGCGGAAGATCAGCGGGGAGACGAAATAAATAGTTTTCAGGAGAAAATGCGGGAGTTTGTTCGGGCTGAAATGGAATTTCGTGGTCTCCGACGGCCTGACGCTATTGAGCCAGGGGATCTTCCAGATGAAGCTGATGAGCAGTTTGATGTTGCCGAGTTTCAGGCAGACCTTGTTCAACGCCTTGAAGAAGGTGGGCTTGACCTGGGCAGTTTTTCGCAAGCAGAGTTGGACGACATTCTTAAAAAGCTGGACAGGGTTTTAGAGGATAATTCTGAGCCTGATGATGGAGTTGTCTGGGCGGGTATTAGAGATGCGCTCAGAGATGAGCAACGACGCCGTGATGCTCTGCGTATTGGTTCAGGCGTTGGTATTAATGAGCGATTTGATTTGAATGATCCCGATGGGGTTATTGACGCTTTAGAAGAGCTTGATGAGCGTTTGGATGTGGCGGAGGATCTCACGACCAGAAACCTTCTTGAAAGAATGTCAAACGAAGACTTAGGTTTCTACTTGCGTGCTGTTGACCGAGCAATAGAAGAGTTTGATGATATTGACTTGGCTCGTCTTAGAGATGATTTATCTCGTGAAGTCAATCGGCGCAATGGTGAAAAACCTGACACCCCTGATGTTGTGAATAAGCATTTCGATGAACTAGTCAACCGTTGGGAAGCCCTCGACGCCGGGGATATGGGGGCTCTACTATTTGCCCAGCTTTCCGATGACGACGTTGTAAAGTTCAGAAACGCCTTAGCACGATATGACGGTAATGATCCTCGGGCTGAAATGTTCCGCAGAGAGCTTGATAAAGTGTTTGAGGAGCGTTTTGGTGAAGGCGGATCGAAACAGCATTCACATCTCCCAGGTCAAGAATTAGATGAAAAGTTTGATTTGTTTGTCTCTAAAGATATTGAAGCAGCCTTGCGGGAAATGAACGAACGGATGTTTGCGTTCGATGATTCTGACCGTCTAGGAGTAACGCAAGAGTTCTGGGCTAGCCTATCAGATAGAGACTTAATGTTTTACGAACAGCTTATATTACGTGCTGGTAGCGTGTTTGGTGAGGATAATTCTGAGCTGCGTTTGGTTTTGCGAGACTTCTTCACCGATATCAGGGAGGAAGTAGTTCGCAGAGGACCAAACATGGGTCGTCGCCCTGCGCCTCGTACTGACGCCCCAAGCGAAGCAGCTATTCGTAATGTGCGCAATAGGTTCCCACGTCGTGGTTTACCAGGGCGGGCTTACTGGCGGGATGAGGATTATGATAGGGGGGATGGACCTGAGCTTGATCGTCGTTTTGGTAGGTATTATGATGATGGCAGTGGGGTTCTTAATGAGCGTGGCCGTTTGGTCAATAGGGTAATTAAGGAGGATCGTGCAGAGGGTGATCTGAGGCCGGTGGATGATGACGCCCAGTTTAATCGGTTTGCTGATCCTGAGTTAGCTATACCAGCCGCCGTGGGGAACATCTTGTGGAAGCTTTCTCAGCAACTGAATGATAATCCTGAAGTGTTTGCTGCGGCGGTGTTGAACGCTTTTCAAGAGGCTGCAAATATGTTCAGAGGTGGGGTCACCGCTCGTGAGAAACTTAATCTAGACGCTTTGCGTTCCTATGTTGATAGTATTGGTGATCCGCAAGCTAAGCGGCTTGCCACTATGCGGTTAAGAAATTTCAGGGCCTTGAATGCTGCTTTGGATGCCCTTGATAGGGGTGATAACGATAGGGCACTTCGTGCTTTGGCTATGCTTAATCCTGTAGCTAGGAATAACTTGCAGCAATTGGTGGATGGTGCTCCTTCTCCTGAGGCTTTGCGATCTCCACGTCGTGTGTCGCCTGATTCGTTGGATAGGTTTACTCCTGATTTTATTGTGGACGCCGACGCTTACGATCTGAGTTTAGCTTTTGAAGAGGTCCGTGAGGCGGCTCGTAATGCACCCCCTGGCCCCCAGCGTGTTCAGGCGTTGCAGCTTTTGCGAGAGATGCGTCAAGAGTTGGCCCGCCGTCATCGTGCTGCCCGGATTATGCAGACGGATGAGGAGTATCTGGATAGGGTTATGGACCGTGCTCTTAATACGCAAATTAACAGCTTCGGTGACGCAGGGGCGTTACCTGCGGAAATGAACCGGTTGACTATTTTGGAATTGCGTGATGCCCTAGCTACCGAGCGTGGTAGGGTTGCTGACGGCACGGGTTCGATAGAGCGTGTTCAGCGCCTTGAGGCTGCGATTGCTGCTGTTACGGACGTTTATAATGCCCAAATTGGCCGTGATGGCCGCCGCTATGAGCAGAAACTTGAAGATGCTTGGTCTGCTATTTGGGGGTCGCCTGAGGATGGTATGGTTGTGCCTCATGCTGTAGACGACGCCTCTGGGGTTGCGGAGATACTTCGCAACGACTTTGGCATTTCGTTGGAGGATTGGCCTGAGCTTCGGCGTGATTTAGCTCGCCGGATTGATGGGTTGTCGGTTGATGATTATGCCCGTTTGACGGGTGATGATAACTTGGGGCCAGAGTATTTATTGTTTAATATTGATCGTGTCTTTGAAGATGCTCGTAGGTCCGAAATTTTCGAGATGAATTTACCGCTAGCGGATCGGAGCCGTGAGGCACTGGAGGAGCGGTTGGCGTATCTTGATAATTTCGAAATTGATGAAATTGCTAGATTGGCAAGACGCACAGAGGCACCGTCTCCTAATAGGCTCCAGCTAGATGAGCGGTTGCAGAATAATCGCAATAGAGAAATTGGTGAGCTTGAACTTGAGCTTCGCCGTCGTGGGGCTGAGCAGATGGGCAGCAATATTGAGTTTCCCGTCAACGCTGAAAATATTGGGTACGGCTGGATGAGCCCGGACGACTGGAACAACCTAAATGCTATGCCGACTAGAGATTTGCTTAATATGCAGCGGCGCATTTTGGCAGACAAAGAAGATACTCGGGCATATGCCGATAAGCTTGGGGAAATTAGTGAGATTCTCGATAGACGTAACCGGTTTGGGCCGACTGAGTTGCAGCAGCCAATCCATAATCGTAGTGATGCGGCGTTGGAGAATTTGCGGAACGTTTTGTCTAGTGAATTTATTAACCGGCGTGGGATGAACCCTGGTGCAGTTTTGAGCATGCAACGTCTTCGTGATGAGGTTGATGCAGAAATTGGGCGACGTGAAGCCCGCAATCAGGTTGGCCGGGCTGTAGGTAATAATGCTGATTTAGATGGCAGGCTTGGTCAGATTGCCAGGTACGATTGGAAAGAGGCAGCGGAGACTCGCCGGGCTAAGCGGAGGCAAAAGATTAAGGCTTTGGCCCAGCGCAGGTATGGGGATGATACGCCTTGGGACATTACGGCCAGCGAACTGTCTTTGTTGGGTGATCGGGAAGCTGAGTCTAGAGTTCGTGCGATGTATTCTGATGGCGTTGAAATGAATGTGGGCGAGATTGAGATTGATGGTGTAGTTTATCAGAAGATTATCCAGCCTGAAATTAATGATGTTTATATCCAGCGTGAGTCTGACACTGGCCGTATTTCGTACATTAATGCTGAGGGGGTTAATAACTTTATTTTGCGTGCTCCAGATGGCACAGAGTTTAGTGAACGAGGCTCCCCAAGTCACCTTGATGGCGGTATTGCGAGGACACTGAATTTCAAGTACAATGCCGACGGGAGGCTTTCAGCGAACAGCCACGCCTATCATAGTTATCTTGGTTTCAAAAAAACCATTGATGGGCCCAATGGGCAAAAGGTTGACTTCAGCGGCGGGGGCGCTTCTAACGAGTTTAATGACAACGCTGCCTTGTGGTATGGAGGATTGGGCATTCCTAAGTATAAGGTGTCTGCAGCGGCAGATGGGGTTGCGGTGTGGGCTCGGCATGGTTACCGTAATAGCGATTCCCGTCAAATTATTAGGCTTAACGAGAGAATGGAACTAATGCTTGAGCGGTACAATGGCTACAAGCTGGCTAAGGGAGATGGCAGGGAGATCACCGCCGAGATGCTACAGGCGAAAGCTTTAATCAAGGACGATATCAGGGCCGCCCGCATTGATACGATGCTTAGCGTGCATCGTGACCCCGATAGCCGTGCGGACCAGCTTCCAGCTCACCACGATTTTTTGGTGGCTCTGGATGGGCCTAATGGGGAGCGTAATGCGGTTGCGTTCCAGGCGTTCAAGGGTAGAGGGTTCAGAAGCTTTGCTATTGGAGGACCCGGACAGGATGGGGTGCCTGCAGAAGAGATAGCTGCTTTAGAAGCTGATGATCCTGACATTTTGGACAAAATGCAACAACTTGGCTATGACGACCACGGTGGTTTGTCGGGGGCACTGTTTGAGGCGGGTACTTACGATGTTCAGGAGCTTTTCCCACGGGGATGGTTTGATGAGCCTGATCCAGCTTCTAGGCCAGAAACAATTAATCAGCGGCTGAAAACGGCTGAGCGGTGGAGTGTTAATCCTAATCGTGTTCCTTTAGATGCAAATAATGACCCGGCAGGTGCCTTGCCTTCTGTTGCGGTTGGTGCCAATGGGATTGATGATCAGGCAACTGCTGTTCAGCGGCTGCGTGATGGTGGCGACATTATGGAGATTCCTGACTTTTTCGTGGCACAGGCAATCTTTGATAATTCAGATCATCCCGGGTCAGGTCATTGGGACCGGTCAGACGTTGTTAACGCTACGCCTCGTTATGAAGTTATTACGGGCATTCAGCGGGGGATTAACAATGCTGGTGCTGATCTGACCGATCTACCTAGTGGTATGACTTTCTTCCGAGACTCTGAGACTGGTCAGCTGTATGGGTTCAAGTTTGCTAATGGGTATTCATTTGGTCATTATGGTGGCGCTGTTGAGGTTACTGCTCGTATGTTGCAGGAGCGGATGGGTATGCAGGCAGGTCAGATTCGTTGGGACGGCCCGATGGGTGAGGACAATAACCCGAATGTGCCTAATCCGGGTACGACTCGTGGGTTGGTTATAGAGATGGCTCATAACTGGGTTCCTGAGGGGCGTGGTTTGGGCGATACTAATACTAATCTAAGGTTGCAGGATGCGGACGGTTTTGGGCGCAATATAAGAGCGACTTCTGGCAATTCCAGCTATTTTGAGGGGGGAATAGTAACTGAGCCTGACGGTACTGAGGTGGCTGTGGGGCCAGTAAATTTGGAAGATATGTTCCAGATGACTTTGTTGGATATGCTGTTGGGGAACCCAGACCGGCACGAGGGAAACTTTGGGATTTATGTTGATCCTGAAACAAATGAGCAGCGTTTGGTGCCTTGGGATAATGAGGCAGGTCTGATAGGTGGTGCCAGATTCGGCCGAGGGGGCCAGGTAGAGATGGGAAGGGTTTTGCGGCAGCAGGCTATGGCAGATGGGGACCCTGCAGAGCAGATGAAGCTGCTTCAAGCTGGGGGTTATGTGAGTTCTATTCATACGGCGTTGGAGGAGCGTATTCAGAGTGATCGAGAGGGGGCTCGGGAGGCTCTTAGTGCTGTGATGGAGCGCATGGCGTTTGGTGAAGAAATCGCACGTTTGGGTGATGATATTCAAGATATGGTTTCGGATGTGGGTGACGATTTGAGTCGTGACAACCAGTGGGAATTGGCGTCTCAGTTGCTCCAGCAGCGGTATGATTGGTTGTTGGAGCAGTTTGAGTCTAATAATCTAGACTATATTTTGGATCTAATATAGGGGAAGGGTGCAGTCATGAGGCGTTACGTGTTTTTTGATAAGTTTGATAAGACTCAGAGGGGGATTCTAACCTTAGAGGATAACGGAGATTTTTCTGCTGAGCCAGCGGATATGTTGCCGTATTTTGCTGGTATGGTGCGCTGGCTGGGCCCTGATGATAAGCCAACTTCTATATTTGATTTTGTTAAAAGTGGGTTGTATAATATGGATGTGGTTCGTCTTGCTGATGACGGAGAAATGTATTACATTGGGGAGGGCGACTGATGTACAAGTATTATGCGCTTGCTGATGGAAACATGATAGTCGCTCGGGTTAGCGATTCGGGGGACTCCGCAGTTTTTTTCGCTAAGCGGGGTTGGCAGGACGATGTGGATGCCTTTGAGGAAACCGTAGAAGTACGGAAAGCCCGTCAAGAATCGGCTCCGTATGACGAGGCTGTTCTTAAGAATGCCTTTTCTGATTTGGTTGAGATTAGTTCAGCCCTATTTGATAGTGCCGTAGGACAAATCAACACTTTCAATCAAGAGTACGATAACAATCAAGCACAGCTTGAGGGTATGACTGATCATGATATGGGGTTTTTTATTACTGAGTTTCCTGCACGCCGCCCACGTTTAGCTTCCTATGAGGATATTAACAAGCTGTGGACTGCTATGTTTGTGGTTTCTACGGGAGGGGGCGATGATGAAGGTGTTCGCACACCTGAGCAAACTCGTGCCGATCTAAAGGCGTTGTATTCTTTGTTGAAGAACGCTGAGAACACAAACGACGGTTCCACTATTCGTAATTTGGTTCGTTCTTTGGGTGATTTTGATACAGGTATTGTACCGGACCGTGGTTTGGTTGAGCCTGTTCAAAGGAGGGGTAATGGCTAAGGACCCATTGGAAGATCAGACAGTTCCGACTAAAGAGATGGCAGAAGAGTTATCTCGTATTTTGGGTTGTTCGGGGGCGCATAAAATTGGCGATGATGCGTGGGGCCCGTGTGAGTCTTCATCAGATTTAAAGAGGCTTATTCGTATGGGCAATCCTGCGTTTCGTGAATGGAAGAAACGTCAGGGTAAAGGTGGGTTTGAGGACTTGTTGCGCTTGAAGGCCGTTGGTGCCCGCAAAGGAATGTTTGATACGCAGGCTGAAGCTGAAATGGCGGCTGTGCGATTGGGTTGCTTTGGGGCACATCAGGCGGGGCAGGGGCGGTGGGCTCCTTGTGGTACTCCAGAAGAGCATAATGCTGTTCATGCTTCAGAGCCAAATGGTAGAAGGGTTTTACGGGCAGCTAAGCCTGCCCGTCGTGTTATTACTAATCCTAAGGTGTGGGAAAACTTACGGGAGCGTGGGCCGCTTCGCATAGAGACGCTACCTGGGGGTGGTTTAGTTTCTGGTAAGGCTGCCGCATCGGATTCGTTTAAGCCCACGGCTGGTATGGTTGAGGAAGCAAAGCGGGCTTTGGATTGGCGTAAAGAGTTTGGCCGTGGGGGTACTATGGTTGGTATTGCACGGGCAAGGGACATAGCTAATGGCCGCAATTTGCCGTATGCTACGGTGAAGCGTATGAAGGCGTTTTTTGATAGGCATCAGAGTGATTCTAAAGCGGAGGGGTATCGGCCGGGGGAGAAGGGTTTTCCTTCTAATGGTCGGATTGCTTGGGCGCTGTGGGGCGGTGATGCTGGGTATACGTGGGCTAAGGCTATTGTTCGCCGGGTGGAGGGTAAAGAGAAGTCTATTTTTGATTCGATTGAAGAGAAGCGTTTCTATACTCGTAAGCGTAGGGATGAGTACGCTAAGCGTGGATGGGCGCTTCCTGATGGGTCGTTTCCGATTAGGGATGTGGGGGATTTGCGAAACGCAATTCAGGCTTACGGGTTAGGTAAGAATCGGGCTGCAGCTAAGCGTCATATTATGAAGCGGGCGAGGGCGTTGGGGCGGACCGATTTGATTCCTGATAATTGGAAGCAGAGAGAGAAAGCTGCCCGTCGAGGCGGTGATCCTAAAACTCCAGCTAAGCCGTCTGAGCGTATATCGGGGTCTAGTAGAAATAAGCCAGGGTCAGCGTCCGGGAAACGAAACAATATTGAGTTATCTGCGGCGGTGAAGAACTCCTTAAAAGATAAGGTTAAGACACACAATGAGAAAATGCGGAGTAGCGATAAGCCCGACCGGACTGTTACGCTGGGGCGTTTAACGGCTGTTTGGCGTAGGGGTGCTGGCGCTTTTTCGCAAACGCACCGCCCGAACATGTCTAGGCAACAGTGGGCGATGGGCAGGGTGAATGCTTTTCTAAAATTGGTGTCTAGTGGAAAACCTTCAAACCCGAAGTACACGACCGATAACGATTTGTTGCCCGAGAAGCATCCACGTTATTCTAAGGGTTGAGCGGTTTTGCTAGTAGTGTGATATACGTTATTTTTGGTTTTTGCGGCGCTGTAAGAGATTATTGTTAAAGTTCCCGTGGTTGCCTTTACTTTGGTGCTAGCATAATAGTTGACTGGTGTCACTGCTTTTTGGGTCGCCTGTCATTAAACAGTAAACATGTTAAACTCAAACCTTAGGAGGAATGAACATGAGTTTTGATGAGAGTCGTCTCAATGAGCTGAAGGGTGCTTTGTCTGAGAAGATGGCAGAGCAGCGTCAGATTGCTGATTCGATGCAGATTGAGGGGACTACCCTTATTGCTGACGCAGAGAAGAAGGCTGCGTTCCAGAAGAATATGGTTGACATCAAGGAAATTAAGGGTCTCATTGAGGGTCTTGGTGAGCTTGAGGAAGTTCAGAAGTGGGCTTCGGAGCCGAATCAGAAGAGCGTGGCTGCTGCGGCAGATGCGGCTGCTGATCGTCGTCCGCAGGCTTCGACTGTGGGTGGTGCCTTTTTGGATTCGCCTGAGTTCAAGGATTTGCAGGGTGGCCGAAATGGTTACACCATGCGCTCGCCTTTTGAGGTGAAGAGCCTTCTTACCAAGGATATTCATCAAGGTACTCCTGGTGGGACCGGTTTTGCAGCCCCTGATATGTTTGGTGGAGTTGAGCGTGACGGTATTGTGCAGCTTCCGCAGCGTAGCCGCCGGGTTCGGGATCTTTTCCCTGCCCGCACGACTAATGCTGCGGTTGTTGAGTACTTCCGTCAGACCGGCTATGTGCTTAGCACCTACGGTACCGGTCGTGCAGTCACTCCTGGTACGCCGGGTGGTGACGGATGGCGTGCCGGGTTTGCGTCTGCGGCTTCGGCTTACATGGTACCTGAGCGTGATGGGAGTGAGTTTGGCATGAAGCCACAGTCAAGCCTTTCCTTTGTTGGCCGTCAGGCTCCGGTGCGCACTATTGCTCACTGGGAAGCTGCTCACCGTAATGTGTTGTCGGATGAGCCTCAGCTTCGTGGGATCATTGACAATGAGCTTCTGTACGGCCTTCGCCTTATGGAGGATCAGCAGATCCTTAATGGCGACGGCAGCGGCGACCAGCTTGACGGTATCCTCAACGACAGCGACATTCAGGCTTATACCCACCCGAACTTCTCACCGGGCTACGCTTCGGCCGCTTCAGCGAACGAGTCCACTGACACGAAGGCTGACGCAATTCGTCGTGCGCTTACTCTCGCCTACCTGGCGAACTACGAGCCCACTGGCGTGATTGTCAACCCGATTGACTGGGAAGACATTGAGCTGACGAAGAACAGCCAGGGCACCTACCTCCTTGCGATGTCGGTTGCTGGTGGCGCTGAGTCACGGGTGTGGCGGGTTCCCGTCATCGACACCCCTGCGATTGCTCAGGGCACGGCGCTGGTTGGTGCCTTCGGTACCGGCGCTCAGCTGTACGACCGTGAGGCGGCTTCGATCCGTATTTCGGAGAACTACGATGACTTCTTCACTCGGAACGCTATTGTTGTTCTGGCTGAAGAGCGCCTTGCCCTTGCGGTGAAGCGCCCCGAGTCGTTCGTTGCAATTACCTTAGGTGAACAACCATAATCGTAGTTTAACGGCTTAGAGTTTTGCCCCCGGGTTTCGGCCCGGGGGCTTTCTCTATTAGTCGTGGCTTTGCTATAATAGGGTATGCCAATATTTAATTTTGACGATGAAGATTCTGATGTTCCGATCCCTACGTGGACGCCCGATCAGATACAGAGCTTAGAGTCAATTAATCCTTTCTATGTACCTGGCATCGTTAACCTGTTAAAGTTTTTAGTTCACGAAAAAGGAACTTTGCTGGACAGCGTGCTTGATTTAACTTTTGTTTTACATTCTGTTGCCAACATGGATAATAGCGACTACACACTTAGCAGGACAGACGGTCTTGTTGCTATTGCGAGTGAGTTTTGTTTGATTGACTGTCTGTATGACGGATCGGTTTTAGCAGGAATTGAGATGTTAGATAACGCTGTACTGTTTTTGGCTTTGAACGATCAAGCAAATTTTGCTTTGGAAGCGGCAGTTTGCTTAAAAGACAAAAACTCCTCAATCATGCAAACATCGGCTGTGCTACCGTCACTTTCGCTGTTTGGGCATTGGGAAGAATTTGCGTCAACGGTACTCGCTTGCCTATTGACAAATGCTTCCACATCTAGTAAAATGTCTACACTGTTTAAAGTGATCAAACATCTAGACATTGGAGTGAACTCAGAAATAGAGTTTGTTGACCACATAAGAAAGCTGTGTGCGGTTAATCTGCTGTCCTTAAACATATCCGAAAGTAGTGATGCTGTAGTAAGCATTAATCACCAACCCGCAGGGCTGTTTCTTCTATTTTCGAACCAAGAAAAACTGGCTAGACGTTTAGCGGAGTTGTCCATCTGATAACTTTTTTGGACAACTGGTCTTTTCACAATAACTTGACTACTTACCGTTAGCACTGCCCGTTAGAATACAAGAACCATCATTTTTACGAAGACATATATTTAGGAGGATTCGCCGTGTCTTTTCTCATCTCAGACGATCATGCCAACTCTTACGCCGACAAGATGCCACCTTGGGGATTCAACGGTTTAGGGTACGTTACTTATAAACGGACGTATGCACGCCCGATTTTTTTGAATAACTCCGATGTTATTGAACGGACAGAGGAGTGGCATGAGACTGTGCAGCGGGTCGTTAACGGGGCCCAAGACATTGGCGCACAACTGTCTGAGGATGAGGCTATTCGTCTTTATGATTATCTTTTCAATTTGAAGGGCAGCGTTGCTGGACGTATGCTGTGGCAGCTGGGCACTCCGAACAACAAGCGTTTGGGTGGGGATAGTTTGGTGAATTGCCTTGGGGGTGAAACTGAGGTTGTTACTCGGGAGGGCATTAAGCGAATTGATGACCTAGCTGCTATTGGTTATGCTACGGTTATGACTGATTATGGTAAGTGGGTTAATGCTGATATCCGAAGCTTCGGTGAGCAGCGGCTTGCTGAAATCGTGCTTCGTCGTGGGAAGCAGGTAAAAACTGTTCGTGCTACCGCTGAGCATCGGTGGATTGTTCGTGGTAAGAACGGTCGGGAAGAGTTCTTTACTGAGTCTTTGCGACCGGGAATGAAGCTTGTTAGCATAAAAGGGCAAGGCACACATACTGCTGATATGAGCAACGATGGTGTTCGTGCTGGTCTAGTTTACGGTGACGGTACGGTTTATAACACGGGCGCTCGTGCGTTTGTTGCTAATGCTGATCTTGCAGAGCTTGAACATTTTTTCCTTGATTACAAGTCAAGTGAAAGTGAGCACGGTGCGACTTTCTACGGCCTTCCACGGTCTTATAAAGCTTCCCCTGATTACAATGAGTTCCGTGGTTATTTGTACGGTTGGCTCGCAGGGTATTTTGCTGCTGACGGGTATGCTCGTGATGGGAAGGGCGCTCAGTTGAATAGCACCAATATTAACTCGTTGCGTGCCGCCAAGGACGTTGCGACTATTATTGGTGTTGCTACTGGCCCTATTTACGAACAAAATCGTATCAGCAATCTTACCGGCAAGGAGAGCACCATTTATACTTTGCCGCTCCATATTGAAGATCCAGAGTTTTTCCTTTTGTCGAAGCATCGTGGAGATTTTGTGGGGCGTGCCAGCGTTGCTGATTGGAAGGTTGAGTCCGTTGGGGAGTATGGTGCTCCTGAGCCTGTTTTCTGTGCGGTTGTCCCTGAGACACACACGTTCGCTTTGTCCGATAATCTACTAACCGGGAATTGCTGGTTTGTGGATGTGCAGAAGCCTACCGACTTTTCGTGGGCAGTTGAAAGGCTCATGTTGGGCGGTGGGGTTGGTTTCTCGTGTGATAAACCTGAGCGTCTTGGTGTGGTGCGGTCTGCGTGGGTGGATCGTGTAGATGCTGATGATTCTGATTTCATTGTGCCTGATACCCGTGAGGGGTGGGGTGAAGTCATTCGTAAGGTGTTTGAGTGCTACTTGGGTGATGATGACAATCCACGTAAGATGACTTATGCTACTCATTTGATCCGCCCTGCTGGTGTTCCTATTAAGACTTTTGGTGGCACTGCTTCTGGTCCCGATATTCTTATTTCTGGTATTGAGAAGATTTGCAAGGTACTTGATGGGGCTATCGGCCGTACGATGACTTCTGTTGAGGTTCTTGACTGTATGAATATTATTGGGTCAATTGTTGTCGCTGGTAATGTTCGTCGTTCGGCGGAGATTGCTGTTGGTAGTCTGGATGATGAAGAGTATCTGATGGCGAAGCGGTGGGACCTTGGCAATATTCCAATTGAGCGGGCGATGTCGAATAATACTGTTTTTGTCAATGAGTATCAGATGCAGAATATGCCTCAGCTTGTTTGGGAAGGCTATGAGGGAAACGGGGAGCCTTACGGGTTTTTCAATCTTGAGGCTTCACGTAAGTTTGGGCGCATGGGTGAGGTTCGTCCCGATTACAGTATTGTGGGTGTGAATCCTTGTGCGGAGATTCCGTTGGCTAACCGTGAGTCTTGTAATCTGTCGGAGATTTTTTTGCCGATGATTGATTCTCGGGAGGAACTGGTTGACCTTACGCTGCTGCTTTATAAGGTTCAGAAGGCAACAGCAGCTTTGTCGTATCTTGATCCTGCGTCGGATAAGATCACTTCTAAGAACATGCGGCTGGGTCTCGGGGTTACCGGGGTTGCTCAGGCGTTGGATAAGGTTGAGTGGCTGGATCAGGCGTATGTGAAGTTGCGTGAGTTTGATATTGATTGGTCGGCTGAGCGAGGTTGGCCTGAGTCTATTCGCCTTACCACGATTAAGCCGTCTGGTACGCTCAGCTTGCTGCCTGGTGTGACTCCTGGGGTGCATCCTGGTTTCTCTCAGTATTTTGTGAAGCGGATGCGTATGGCTGCCACGGATGTGCTTGTTAACTATTGCCGCAGTAAAGGTTTCCACGTTGAGCCTTTGCGTAACTTTGATGGTTCTGAGGATGACCGTACCGTGGTGGTGGAGTTCCCTTGTGCGTTCCCTGAGGGTACTGTGCTTGCTGAGAATATGTCGGCGGTAGAGCAGATGGATTTGGTGCGTAAGCTGCAAAGGTTGTGGGCTGATAACTCGATTTCGGTAACCGTGTACTACCGTAAGGAAGAGCTTGAGGAGATTAAGGCGTATCTTGCGGAGTACTGGTCTGAGATGAAGTCGGTTTCGTTCCTTTTGCACAGCGAGCATGGTTTTGATCAGGCTCCGATGGGCGAGCTTACGCTTGAGGAGTATGTGGCCATGTTGGCGGCTACGACTCCTCTGGGGGAGAAGTTGTCAGGGTCAACGATGATGTCGGACGATGACCTAGACGACTCTTGTGCTACAGGGGCGTGTCCCGTTAGATGACCTAAAGCTGTTGTATTATAGCCTTAAAAGTTGCGGCGGGTTGCACCTTGACGGTATAGAGTATTTTTGTACCGGCAAGGTGACTAACCCCCTAAGGAGGATGATTGTGGATATCGGTTAAGGTGCCGGTAACCGATAAGGCGATCAAGTATCTGAGCGGGGTTCGGTCTCTTGCACCGGGCCCCGCTTCTTCCTATAATAGGGTATGAACTCTATGCGGGATTTCCATAAGGCTAAGCTGCATGTGGATTTGCAGTATTTGGCGGATATGATTGAAACTGTAGGGCTTTCAGAGACAGCTCCCATTGCAGATGATGGGGCTGTCTCTTTGTCGTATGGGCTTGCTTTAATCTGTGGTGCTAGGGCTAAGCCGTTCGTAGATGCCTTTCCCTACTGGTTGGAAGAGGTCCCTGCCGGGTATCGCTCACGGTTCTGCGCTTGCTGGGATGCTTTAGAGTTTGAGTTTGGTGAAGACATTGTGGTGTGGTCTGATAATGCGGGAACGTCGGAGACTGTGAGGCGTATACGCAGTTTGGCGAAAGAGATTGAACATTTCAAATTGTCCTCTTGACATCTTACCGCATATCGACTAAGATACGTGTATGAACCACACCGCACGTTGGAATCAGTATTATACAGCTTTGCTGCAGTACAAGAGCAGGTATGGTGATGCTAAAGTCCCAAGTGGGCACGTTGAATTTTTGGATTCTGGTGTTCCTTTGAATTTGGGCAATTGGGTTAGCTACATGCGGACACGATACAAGCAGGGTTTGTTGTCGGCTGAGCGTGTTGCTTTGCTGGAAAATATTTCATCTTGGAGTTGGGGGCCTGTGCGTCCTGGCCCGAAGTCAAAGGAAGTGGTGATTCAGCGGAATAGCGACATTGTGTGGTTGCGAGAGCATGAGGGTATGGCGTTGGAACAAATTGCCAAACGGTACAATCTATCTCGTCAACGTGTGTACCAAATAGTAAAGGAGAATAAGTTATGAGTAGTGTTAATCCCGCCGCTGAAGCAGAATGGGAAAAAGTATTGAATAAGCTTTCGCAGGAAAACAAGCAAGGAAACTTGATTGTCACAACAGCTTCTGCGATTTTTGCGATCTCGCTTGTGTCTGGCATATTGGCGTTTGCCGCTATGCTGGTGAATGCGGCGGTTCTTAGGGCGTGGCCGACGATTACCGTAGCCAGTCCGGGTATTGGTTACAGCGACGCTTTTATTATTTCGTCGGCAACTCTGGTTGCTTCGATGATGTTTTCAGCGACGTTGAGCGCTGTGAAGCGAGGGTCGCTGTGAGTAGTACGACGACTGCTTCTGTGGACAGCCGTGTAGGAACCTGGGATGCTGCTGCACTGACGCATATTAATTATGTTTGGTATGGTCATCGCCCCGGGTTTCTCGCAAAGCCTCTCCTTGTGGATATTCGCATGCATGAGGACTATCTTATTGACACCTATTTCACTTTGGGGAAGGAGTTGACAGACAGCACTGAGTGGATTAGGTTGGCGCAGCTTGCATTGGAGTGTCGACCCGAACTTGATTCTGATTTTGTTTGGCGAACTTTGTGCAGTAAGCAGAATGATTATGGGCCCGATAACATTGCCCGTTTTTCCCATAAGGGCCTCATTTTGAGGCTCCACGATAAGGTTGCTCGTTTAGAAAATCTGGTAGCTAATAATCGTGCGGCTACGAATGAGCCGGTGGAGGACACGTATATGGACATTATTGGCTATTCGATTATTGGTTTGATGTTGTTAGATGGGAGTTTCTTTTTGCCTATGGGATACTCCTGGCAGGAGTAAACGAAAGCTCGCCTCCTAATGCGGTAATATATTGTAGAAGATAGGTTTAAGGAGGCAAGTATGCCAGAGCCAATTGATATTGATGATACAGAGATAGATGTTTCCGATTTGCCGTCTAGACCTCGCCGCCCTCGCCGTCGTCGCCGTGGAGGTGGCCGAGAGGCCCTTGCTCGTGCCATCAACAGCATCCGCCGACGCCGTCAACGGTAATTTTAGTTTGTCTTAGCAAGATTGGTAGTTAGGTATGGCGTTAATTACGGTAAGTGACATTGTTACATACATGGACATTTCGTTCACTAACACTCAAGAAGATGCAGCCGAAATTGTGATTGAAGGGCTGCAGGCTGAACTTGAGGCATACCTTCGACGCCCTATTGAGCAACAGTCGTTTACTGAGACGTATAGAATTCCTGATCAGAGCCGAGGTGTTCCTAGTAACCAGTATCACTTTAACTATTCCACGGTTCCTGAGATTGACTCCCCGATGTCTTCTGGCGTCTACCGGTATCCTAGATTTTATACTCTGTATCTAAACAGTAGCCCGGTTATTTCGGTGTCGTCGGTTAGTCGCACAGCGTCTTCTCCTACGGCGTCTGCTGTGGCGTTGGTTGCAGAGACTGATTATATTGTTAGGGACTTTGGTATTGATTTGTATGATGTGTTTTCAAATGACCGTATAACGGTCACGTATACGGCTGGGCTGGATGGGGCGAACATTAAGGTGTTTAAGTTGTTAATGTTGCGTGCGGCTACCCGGGAAATGCAGAACATGCATGATGACGTGGTTGGCTTGAAGGACTTAACAACCCGTAATGTTGCGCCGATGGAGACAGGTTTTACTGAGCGGGAGCTTATGAGCATAAAGAAGTACCGCCGAGTGAGGGTGTCGTAGTATGGCGACAAGCACGAAAATAGATGTTGATACGAAGAGGCTGCGAATTTTTTTTGCGCAGATGATACGGCGTAGTAGCAACTTTTCACCAGTTTTTACGAAGGCGCTGCGAGACATTGAGAAGGAAGAAGCTAGACATTTTGCAAGTAGGGGCAGTGGGACGTGGCCTCCCCTTGCTGCTTCCACTAGGGCTCAGAAGCGGCGAGAGGGTTTCCAAGCGGATCTTCTGCAGCGCACGGGAGCGTTGCGTGATAGTTTGGTATCGGGAGGCCCTGGTGGGGTTCGTAATCTTACCCCAAAGACAATGGAGTTTGGTACTAGCGTAGAGTACGCTGGGTACCATTTTCATGGGGCACAGAAAGGCAACTGGCGGCTGCCAGTTAGAAATCCTTTGGTCCGGGCTGAAACTTTTGCCAATAGCGTTGCTCAGGATACTGGTGGGTGGATTGTTTATGGTAAAGGGTGGCAGGAAAAGCGGGCGGCTTCAGCGGTTCGTAATTTGAGCGATATTCTCTAGGATCGGAGGTTGACAAATGATGTCAGGTCCTCGCCTAGCTAAGGCGTATGTATCTAATTATTTGGCTAATGATCTTCCGTCACGGCTTATCACATATCGGAATCATTGGGGGTTGAGCAGTTCTCAGCTTCCTTCACCGGTTCGCTATTTTACATACGAGCCGTTTGCTTTGGACAAGTGGCCTACAGTTATTACTGTGGTTATGAATACGGCCAGTGTTCGGCGGGATGGTTATGAGGTTGATGCTGATCCGTCGTTCAGGGTTACTTACAATATGCGCACTTACATTTGGGCCCGAGATGGTGGTGCCCAAGTTGTTACTGAACAGCGTGACAATCTGACTACTGTTGTTAGGGAAGCTTTGATGGATGGGCCGTCGTTGTCGGCTTATGATTCTGGGGTTCCGTGTTACCCGAAGATTGATGAAAGTACGATTAGAGAAGAGTTTTCTGATCTTACTCTGATTAAAGGGGAGCGTCTTTTGGCGGGGGGCTACGTTTCGTATGACTTAGCTCTTGAAGAAATTGTGGACCATGACGCTTTGGGGTTTGTGCAAACGCATGAGAATACGGTGTCTAAGCTGCCTGTTACACCGAATGCACCCACTAATGTTATTGCGGTTGCTGGGGATACTCAGATAACTTTGGGGTGGACAGAGTCTACATGGAATGGGGGGGTCTATGAGATTACTGGGTTTAATATTCAACAAAGCACGGATTCTGGTGCGACGTGGAGTACTGTGGTGGCTGATACCGGCAATACTGATCCTGTGTATACCGTTACTGGGTTGACTAATGGGACTTCGTATTTGTTCCGTCTGGCTTCTGTGAATGCGGCGGGGGTAGGAGCGTATTCTGCATCGTCGCTGGCGAAGGTGCCCACGGCAGGATAGGATATAGTTATGGCAGCTATTCCTGGCCGCTGGGGCGGTCTTCGTTCAGAACCTTATAAACCTAATCCGCCTGATGCTGACCTTGATGGCATCATTCAGGAGCAGACGTTGTGGGAGCGCCCTAAGGGGTTTGTTTTTGCGATGGTGGATGCTGCTGGTAGGTTGGCTGAGGTTGCGGATGGTGCTGATCACCCGCCTGGGGTTGATGTGTTTAGGCAGAATTTTGTGTTGGCGAGGCGTGGCGATAACGGTGTGTTGGAGCGTGTTGATAATGCTCCGAGGCCGTCGTGGGATCGGGATGATTTGTCGGCCCGGGATAGGTTTGGTACGGTGGGTGATAGGCTTGGGACTATTGCTAGCCCGAAGTCTCCTTATGTGCCGATGGCTGCGGAGGTTGTTGATCCGCCGATTGATCGGCGGGCTGAGTTACGTAAGAGGTATCCTGGTATTTCTGATGCCGGGTTGGAGATGATGTTGTGGGAGCCCACGGATGATCCTGATGAGATTGATAGGCGGCTTGGGTTTATTGAGGATTTGTATGGTGAGGATGTTTCTACGAATTTGAGGCAGTTTTTGGATGGGGTTCCGCCGGGGGATCGGGTTGATGCTGATTTTTCTGAGATGGCCGATGATCTTCCTGAGGAACCTTTTTATGTTACTGTTTTTGATGATAATTTGGGGGATTATCCAACTGATGATGAGGGTGTGCCCGTTTTTGATCGCCGTATTGAAGATGTTGTGTATGCGTTTCGGACGCCATCGGAGGCCGCTGCGGTGTGTCCGCTTCCGGGTGCTGGTATAAATGTTGCTAGTGGTATGCCTGCTGGTTTGCGTGTGAAGCAGGAGGAGGGGGAGAAGTCGGGCTCGGGCTGTGGCCCCGGGGTGCGGCTCGGCAGGGGGGCTGCGCTAGCTGAGGCTTTTGCCCTACTCCCTGATGATAATACGGGCGATGTTCGGCTTCCCGCCGATGTAGCTGCGATGGATGCCCAGGATGCAGCTGAACAGGCGGGGGACCGTGGGCATGCTCTGCGACATTTGATTGATAAGTATAAAAGGGCGCACGCTAACAGGCAGGGGGAGGCAACGGATAAGCTTATTGGAGACATGAGCGACGACAAGGTTGCCCTGGAGATACTTCGGGAGTGGCAGCAGGACGAAAGGAATCTAAAAAAGCTTAAGGATATATTTGGCGAAGATATGACCTGGGACCTTTTTGAGGAGATGGCGGCTAGCCAAATTGATGAGCTTTTTGAAAATGAGGAGTTTACAAACCTACTGAAATCTGAAGAGATCCAAAATTACTACAACCACGCCCGCATGTCGTTGCGGTATAGGGTGTCAGTGCTTAGACATATGGTGCGGGAGACCAGGAGGACATCTGAAGAGGAGGGCCGCTGGGCGGGGGTGAAGAAGTTTGCGAGCATGATAGCGGTGATGTCAGCCAGGGATGACTGGGAGAACAATATGCGCAGAGCTAATGCGCTGGCTGATCTTTTGAGTAGGGACAAACCCTTTGAAGTTAGTGTTGATCGTCTTATGGCTCACACTCTTGCAAATGATGGCAGGGGGTTGCCCGGCTTGGGTACAAACTCTACACTTCAGCAGAGAGTTGATGCGATTCACGAGTTTTTATTGAAGGCGTATAAGGATAACCCAGAGGGACTCGCTGAAGCCAACGCCATGTTGGATGAGTTGATAGGAAAACTAAACGAGGTAAGTGAAGATGTTAGAATCGAATTAACTCGGGATGGAGATGGTGCCCCGAAGTTGTTGATAAAAAGACGAAACGAGGTAAGTCGAGTTTTCGAAGAGATTGATGGTGCCCCTCACAGCAAGGACCGTCCCTTGGAAACCCTTCCGAAAGGTTTCTCTTTTGAGAGCTTGAGGAAGCATCTAGATGTTTTAACGGACGAGCAGCGTGTGAGACTAGTGGTTCAGCCTAGCGCCTGGAGCAACGAAGGCGAAGAAGAAGCGGTGGACATACCTACTTTGGAGGCGTTGATAAACTTGCATTTGACTAGCAGCTCCGGTGCCGGGTCGATTCGGGCCGGTGGCGGGTCGGGCAATATTATTGGGGCGTTGGAAATTTTTTATGGCCATAAAACTATAGACGAGTTGTCTGGCCCTAAAACTGATGCGTTTTTTTGGTCGTTGTTTAGTGACGAGGTTAAGCGGCGGGGTGCTGTGGATACGCATGTACTGGTCGGGATGATTGATCCAAATCGGGTGCTTACTTTCATTTTTCACAAGGATAGCGGAAAAGACCGATTAAATATTGCGCCGGAGGGGTCAGATGTCAAGATTCCGTTTGATCCTGATAACATAGATTGGCAAAATGCTTACAAGGCTAAGTATGGTGGAGATTTCGAAAAGATTGATGGTGGGTGGAGGTGGGTGCCTACTGCGGGACCGAGGGAGAAAGGTGCGGAGTTTGTAGAAGGCGAGGCGTACATTGACTTTGTGAAAAAAGACGATAACTGGGCTATGCGTGGCACTGCCCCTGCTCTGCGGGCGGAGGGGAGCGGCACGGGCAGGGCTGGCTTTAAGAACATGATTAGAGGCGGCTCCGATGTACGGATAGAGGGTCTAGAGGGTGAAAAGTTGTCCAGTGATCGGGGATGGTCTTATACCCTAGAACGGGTGCTAGAGCAGACTGCGGAGAAGCATAACGTTTCTCCTGAAGTTTTGCAGGCAGCTATTTGGGAGTACATCCGAACTCGTAGATCTGAAGTTGTGATGGTCGAGGGTGGTTTTGATTATCCGATTAGGTCAGACCCTCATAATGCTGTACGAACTAACACTTACCTTACTGCTCCATCTGATTTAGTTAGGCGGTTTCCTAGACTTAGAACTAGGTCATCCCACGGCCCTAAGGGCGATCTGCAAAGCAAAGATATTTTGTGGCGTAGGGCAGAGCTTACGACAAGGGGTGTAATAGGTGAGCCTCTGACGGATGAGGATGTTCGTTTCCAAAGGCTGCTCAGTGTTTTAACTGAAGACGACATAAGAGTACTAGCCAAGTTGCGTGACCGCCGAAGAGGCTCGGATATCAACTACCCCCTCGGGAAGGACCGCCAAGTTGACTATGAAGCGATGGGATTGTCGCCGGGTCTCAAGCAGCTACTGGAGGATGATCCTGCCGTCGTGGGCCTCCTCGATGAGACGCTCATAATGTTTAACCCTGATGAGAAGTATGTTGATCGAAACGGGGTCGAACACACTGGCGTGGAGGTTGTAATTGCCATGCTAAAAGAACACCCCCCAAACACATTTCCCGTTGGGGAGGGGGGGCTAGGGTACGTACATGTGCATACGGATGTACCTGAAGGTGAGGGCTGGTCAGCAGTTACTGATGAAGATGATAATATTCTAGGGTATTTACGTACGGCCGACATTGCATGGTTAGAGAAGGCTCGTGTTTTAACTAGGTCTTGCGGTAGTCCCATAAACGAGTCATCGGCGTTTAGGGGCATTGAGCTAAAAGATAGAGCAGGGAGTAGTAGCTGTAATATTGTGTTCGGCGGGCTCCCTAGCGGTTTGCGTATTTCTCCACACTCTGAGGTTGCTGTCCCTGAAAATTTTGCTGATATGTCCCCTGAGGCTGCAGACGTAGTCGCCCATAATATTTTGGCTGGGAGAGATAGGTCAGAGTGGGGTGCCGAGACCCGTCTCAGTAGGGTGGGACTGTTCCAAGAGCACCCTCAGCATCGGGGTTTTTATTTGGGGGAAGACGGAAACTTTTACGATGCTTCAGACAACATGCTGGCCGATGATGGAGACATTGTGCCGTCACCGGAGTTTTTGGAAGAGAGCGATAGGGCGCTGCGTGCCCTTTCTGAAGGTATTAGAAAGTTCGATGCCGATGCCGCTAAGCGTGCTTCTCAGCGCCAGGACAGATTGTACGGGTCTAGTTCTGATGAGCCTGAGGCGTCACCTGAACTTATAGGTCAGTTGCGGGTGGCTGAAGCGATAGGTGATAATTTTGTGGCGAGCGTTAGAGAAATGGATGACCGGTATCGGGAACGAGTGGAACGGCCCGATGGCCGTGGTCAGTTTGTTTACGATCTTGACGAAGCGGCAAGGCGGGAGAAAATTAGAGAGATAGAAGAGGCGAGAGAGCAGTTCTCTCAGTCTCTGCAAAAGTTTTTTGATGAAGAGCGCCGTTACGATCCTGATAATCCTCCTACTGTTTTTATGAACACACGGTCTGTGGCTGCCCGTGAAGGGGCGCAACGTAGAAGTGGGGGCCGCCCACTCACTGAGGCTGAGGCACTAGAAGAGGCCGACAGGTATAGAGATATTTTTAAAGAAAGCCAGACAGCCTTGGATGAGCAGGCGAAGCGGAGTGAGGAGTGGCGCAATTCGGAGCGGCCTATGTTTATGGGACCTGACCGTTCCTATTGGTCCACGTCGAATATTGATTCTTTATCTGACTCTGATAGGGCAAGTAGGCGTTCTGATATTCAAGAGGGTCTCGATAATCTTTGGGGGGAGTATGGGACCGGCAAGGGTGGAGATGTCACGCAAAGAGTGGGGGACAGCGGCGGAGCTTACTTCCAACCCCCTTCAGATAAAGCGCCGGAAGAGTTACTGTCTACGTTTGCTAGCGAAAAGACTAGTGTCTTAGAGGAGCAGCTTCGCACCGGCCGCCGCCGCACCGCAGGTGGAGAAGTTGAAATGTCTGACGCTGACCGCCGGGAAGCACAAACTATTCTCGACTATTTGAAAAACACTTCCCCAGAGCAGCAGAAGAAAGATATTGTAGATTTCTTACGCAGAAATGTTGAAGATGAAGACACCGTTGTTGCCTGGCGTGCCAGCCCACAGACTATTGGTCTTGTCGCTGAGGATGGACGAATTAAGACTACGCACGAGTTGGAGTTTAGTCGCCCAACTGGGAGAACACGAGCAGACGACGTTGGTGCCACTAGCCCACCGACGATGCGTAGAGCATACGAAACTTCCATAGGGATTCCTGTTGATACCCCAGATGATGAACGTCCGGTTTCTGGGCTGGTTTCTTACGGTCCCCGCCGCCGTAGGGCTGCTGCCGATATTCTTGCTCAGCGTCAGGCTGAGTTGACTCCAGAAGAGTTTGCTCTGTATGATGTGCGCTCCGACCCATTGTACATGCAGGCAGTTAGTGGTGCGGCGGAAGATTACGGCACAGCTATGGTGGAGTTTAAGCGTGACACGAATAGGAATGCCACGTTTGTTATCGGTGACTCTTTGAATATTGGTGGTGTTCCTGCTGGTATGGAGAATGCTTCTGATGAGGAGTTGTTGCGGATGGTGTTTGATGACACGTATCGGAATGCCCCTAATTCTGCTGATGTGACTTCGCATGACCGGTTTATGGAGATGATGATTTTGGGTCGGGATGAGGCGCTTGGTGAGGGTTATGCGGGGTCTTGGCGGTTGCCTGATTCTAAGGTGGGCCGGGATTCGGGTTATCATGAGGCTCTTTTGCCTGGTGGTAGTGGTATTGCTGATGTGGAGACTGTGTTTTTGGATGGGCAGTATAATACGCAAGTTCCTGGCTACCGTAGTGGTCGGCCTTCTTTGGAGGTGTTGCAGGAGCAGGACCGGTGGATGAGCTTGATTCCTGACGAAGAACGTGATATGCTAGAGGAGATAGTTCGACTTAGAGGTGCTGATAGTTCCGAGGTGCAGTCTGCGTTAAATGCGTGGAAGCAGCTTCTTAACCAGTTTGATGAGTCTGAGAGTCGTAGGGAAATAGAGGAGACGTTAAAGAAATTGAATCAGGACTTGAAAATTCAGTGGCTTGAAAATAGGGGTGTAAGTTTGGAGCGCCGTATTGCCGCTGCTAAGGAACGTCTGGGCACTGATGATCCTATTGATCTTCTTATGCGACGTAATTTGGAAAAGCTGTTAGAGGGTATTCGTAAGCAACACGCAAACCTGCTTGGGCGTTGAGGTGTCTAGATGAAAAATAATCCGCCGCACAATTATTATCCGTTGGCTTTTAACGATGACGAAGTATTGTTGTTTGACGCAGATAGTTACGCAAAGAATGGTTCGTTAAAGGGCATGCTTGTTGGTTTGAGCGATGTTCGGCAGGTTCGTCATATCAGCATGTTTTTGTCACATGTGCCGGGTATGTTTTTTGTTAAACATCCGTTGGCCCAATTTTTCAATGTTGATTTGTATGCAAGTGAGGGTATTCCTGAAGAGTTGTTTACTGAGGATCTTCCCGAGATTCGGCTGGAGCGTGTATCGAAGTTTTTGAAGAACTTTTTGAATAAGATAGGGGTTTCGGTGGATGGGGAACCGTTTGAGTTTAGGCGACCTATTGAAGATTCTAGGGTTGATAGTGAGATTGAAAGTTTGTAGAAAGGTAATTTGTGATGGCACCGCATAAAAAGTTTACATTAGAAAGTGGCACTGAAGTTTCTGTTGATCGGCTTATTGCCGACAGCCTTGTGCGCCCTCGGGCTAGTTGGCCCATTCCAGAGGCAATGACGGAGAATGCGCAGGTAGAGTTGTGGAAGAGAGCCCGGTATGCCGAAGTATAGAAAGATCACAGGTGGTGGTAAAACTTACGTAGAAGCGATTCCTGCATGGCAGCAAGATTGGGAAAATCACGAGCTAGATCAGTGGGATGATGTTTATCGTGGGTTTGAACAGTGGGAAATTCTAGACCTAGTAGAAGAGTATCCTGACGCTACCCCCGACGAGTTAAAAGAAATGGCGTTGGCTGCACGAGAAAACGATTCCGACTGATAGTTCCATCCATATTCCGTCGTTGCATGGTAACATAATACTTGACAGAGCAGACTTTCGTCTGGCCCTCAGGGCAAGTCAATACGTATTGATATCGACAACGAAAATTGGAGGCTAAAAATGCCGGGAATTAATGTCACCACTGCAGTACGCACTGGTCCTGTCGGCACTACGGACATCGTATCAGGTCAGGCGTTCATGATTGGTGCAACAGAGCGAGGGCCGGTGGATGAGCCGCTTTTGCTTAGGTCTTTTCAGGACTACACCACGTATTATGGTAACTATCAGGCTAATTCGCTGTATATGCATGCGAAGACTTTTTTTGATGAGGGTGGTTCTCGTTTGTATGTGCGTAGGGCGCATGCGGGTACGGCGGCTTCAGCAACGGTTGGTTCGCTTGCTTTGAATGACAGCGCATCGTCTGCGACTATGATTGTGGAGGCTAAGACTCCGGGTCCGTGGTCGGCTAATTTGACTGTTCAGGTGCAGAACAATAGTGATGATAGCAATATTGCTGCTGGTTCGTTTAGGATTTTGATTCGTCTTGATGGTGAGCTTCTTTTGTCGACTCGGGATTTGGTTGATGTGAGTGATGCTATTAATGTGATTAATTCTTCGTCTGTTAATCATTTGATTGAGGCTTCTGATGATGTTACTTCTTCTAACAACCCTGATTCGCTGGCGGCGACTGCGCTTTCTACAGGTGTAGCTCCTGCTCCTACTGATACTACGATTGCCGAGGATTTGGTGGGCACCTCTGCGGGGGCAGTTTCCCGGTATGGGGATGGGGCGTTTAGCCCAAATTTGAAGAGTGGTGCCGTTTTGGCTCCTGAGAATGGTGTGACTGCTGTTTGGGCTGCTCTGCGTGATCATGCTGTGGCGAATAATCGTATTGCGATTTGTGATTTCAGCTCGGGCGACTCAGCTGCTACTGCTCGTTCGGCTGCGGCAGCCTATTATAGTGATTCGAGTGCGCACTATATGGCGTTCTACTGGCCTTACGTAAAGGTTCCCGTTCCTAACTCTTCCGAGTTGGCTACTGGCACTTCGGCCCTGATCGGTTCCACTTTGACTATCGCCCCGTCTTCATATGCGGCTGCTGCGAGGGCACGGGCGGTTCAGGAAGCCACTGGACCTTGGCGTGCGGGTGCCGGTCAGATTTCTTCGGCTAAGACGATCACTGCGTTGGCTCAGGATGTGACGGCGGCAACGGGTGATATTATGGACAACGCCAGGGTTAATGCTTTGCGTAAGGTTGGCACTTCTATTCGGGTGTATGGTGCCCGCTCTGTGTCAAATGATGAAACGAACTGGCGGTACATCACTCAGCGAGACACCCTTAACTACATTACGGTTGGGGTTGCGGACCGAATGGAACAGTACCTGTTTGAAACGGTTGACGCACGAGGAAATCTTTTCGGACGAATTCGTGGTGCGATTAAGGCGTTCCTTGAGCCCATTCGGGTTGCGGGTGGTCTTTTTGAAGCCTACGATGATGATGGTGTGTTGCTTGATCCTGGCTACAATGTTACGGTCAACAGCACTAATAACCCGACTAGCCAGCTTGCCACCGGCCTTGTTAAGGCTGATGTTGGTGTGCGTGTGTCTGGTGTGGCGGACCTTATCAATATTACGATTACTAAGAGTAATTTGTCGGCCCCTGTTATCTAAGGAGTATTTTAAATGGCTAAAGCAACTCAGAGGCAAATTGTCGGAGAAATTGCTCCGGTTCTAGATGTCCCAGGGCATTCCCCGGGGCCTCCTTTTCCGAAGTACTTTGCGACCGTAAGCGGCGGTGAGATTAGCGCTGCTGTTGAGAAAGTTTACGACGGTAATAGCACGTTCCCTGAGGTGCTTTGTGCTCCTTCAGAGATTGGCGATATTACTGTTAGTAAGTTTTACGACCCTGACGAGGACGCATCGAGGCTTAATCGGCTTCGGCAGCTTGTTGGTATGACTTATTATGATGTGAAGGTGTACACGCTGAATTGCGATTTGAAGGAACCGGGTTCGGAGCGGGTGTATGCGAAGGCGCTGCTTGTTGGGCTTACTGAGCCTGATGGTGATGCTTCGTCGGGTGCCCCGGCTTCGTATTCGTTGACTTTCTCAATCAGTACTGTGGCCGCTGCCTGATATAGGTAGATAATCATATACAATTGAAAATTTCCCATCTTGGCTGAGAGTGTTTTTGGCTGGGTGGGATTTTTTCTGTTTACTTGACGTGTGCCCAGGATTTCTGTATGATACTGGTATGCCCGGTACGCTTTGTCTGCTTACCGTTTTATATGAAAGAGGTATCAAAGATCATGAGTATGAGTGATGACATTTTAGAGGTTCCTTCTTCTGTGGGTGTCGTTAATCCTCCGACTGCGACACCGGCCCCGCCTACCCGAGGGTTGACGGTTTTGGATCAGTTGAAGGAAGAGATCGCTAGGGAAGTTACTCGGGACGACATTTTTATTAATGTGCCTGAGCGTAAGGGTGTTACTGTTTCGTTTTCCCCAAATATTGCCAATGAGCAGTTGAAGGCGTGGCGGCGTAATGCTACTAATCGGAAGACCGATGAAATGGATTCGGTTAAGTTTGCGTGTTACGTGGTTGGGCAAACGGTGACTGGTATTTATTTTAATGATGAGCTTGTGCTTGATGAGCAGGGTAACGCTGTTACGTTTGCTTCTCCGGTTATGATGGAGATGACGAGGACGGATCGGCCTCTTCCTGATGCTATTCGTGCATTTTATGGGATTGACCCACATTTGGAGGCTGTTGCTTTGAAGATTTTGGATTATGCGGGTTATGGTGAAGATGTTGATGATGAGGACCCTACGAGGGGCTAGTTGCGGAGTTAGCAAGTGATGTTCGCATCATTTCTGCTGCTCGGCTAGCCGAGGCGTTTTCTACTGATCCTTTGCAAATTTTGGATTGTGATTACCATGAGTGGTTGATCCGTATTGCGGTTGCAAAAGCTTTAGCTAAGGATCGTGCGGATCAGGACAGAAAACGCCGTAATGTTAGTGGTGGCTACTGATCTGGGGCCAGGAATTTCTGTAGAATAACTACAGATGTTCCTGGCCTTAGTTTTTGTGAGGAAGTATGGCTGCTGAAGAAAAAGTCATAATTAGGGTTGAAATAGACTCCGATATTAACAATGACCTGCTTAGCATTGAACGACGCCTGAAGCGGCTTGAGGGTCGCCAGAAGGAGTTTAATCGTACTTCAGGAAAAACGGATGACAGGCTTCAGAGTATTGCTAAAAACAGTCGTGGTGTTGCGAAGCACTTAGACGAAGCGGCCGAAGCGACGCAAAAGCTTGATAAGAACACGAATCGGGTTAATCGTCGTTTTGGTGTTATGCGATCTGCGCTGCGGTCGGTTATTTCTCCTTTGCGAAAATTCATTACCACATTAAGTAAGATTTCTTTTATTGCCTTAGCGGGCCAGGTTGGGTTGTTTGCTGCTGCTTTAGTGGGTGTCAAGGTGGCGCTATTAACAGGTAGAGCGGCTGTTAGTTTGTATAACACTGCGTTGAAAGGGTTGTCAGTTACTGCTGCTTCTGTGGTTTCAGGTTTGGCGGTGGCTGCCGCCGCAATTAGGCAGTTTTCTGAAGTTCAGATGGCAGCCAATTTTGGGGGCGGGGCGGCAGGCCGAACTGCTGCTGCTCGACTTAGCCGTGGTGTAACCTCACAAGTACGGGGGCTTCTCGGCTCGGAGAACACAGCGGCTATTGTTGGTGCTCTTGCCCGTGGGGGTGTGCGTGGAAATCAGAATGCTCTCATCAGGCAGTTGTTTAATATTACTGGGGGTGACGGTGCGGCGGCTCAGGCTATTGCACAGGCTTTAGCTGGCAAGGATGTGCGTCAGGCCCAGAGAGCTGTTGAAGGAGCGGCAGGCTTTCAACAGGGGTCGATGAAGGGGATGAATTTTGACTCTATGGCTGCCCTGCGTCAGTTTGTTGCAGGTGGTGGGGCTACTGCTGAAGGGTTTTCTTCGCTGGGTGACGACATGGCCCGCTCATTCATTGGCACCATTAAGACAGAATTTGCTGGTGTTGTTGGGTTGTTTGCTGATATGGGTGAACCGCTTCTTGGCCCGTTCCGTGACGCTTTTGTTCAAATATCCAGAATCATTAAAAGTGATTTGATGGGTATGATGCAGATCATACAACGGTTTGGGGCGGAGTCGTTTGCCCCCACGTTGGTGACTATTATTGACAAGACGAGTGAGTTTATTCGCAGTAATATTGTCAATAATTTGCAAGATGTGGAGCAGATGGGTAAGAACTTTGTGGAGTTCTTCCGTAATGTGCGTGATTTTTTTGGTGGAATTGGTGATGCTTTACGTGCGATGGAGCCTGCTGCGAATGTTGTGATTGATATGTTTAGGGCTATGGGTGGGGCGGCTGGTGGGCGTGGGTTGTTTAGGGAGTTTAGGGATTTGATTGTTGAGAATGCTGAGGCGTTTGAGAATTTTGGTGCGGGTATCGGTAACGTTATTGGGGCTGTTTTTGATTTGTTGAAGGGCGGCCAGGCGGGGTTCTTTAATAGTTTGGATCGCATATCTGCGGTTTTGAATACGGTTGCGTCTGAGTTGGTTCCGGCTATTGGTGAGATTTTGAATGCGATAACTCCTGCGTTGGAGAAGTTGCCTGATTTGGTTTCGGCAATTGCTGATGGTTTGGAATTGATTGCGCCTCCGATTGAGTTGTTGGCTAATGCTGTGGCTATGTTGGTTCAGGTTTTGGGGGGGATGGGCGGCATTGGTGGGTTGTTGGCGCTGGGTGGCTTTGGGGCGTTTAGGAGCTTTAGGGGAGAAGCGCAGCGGAGAGGGATGACCAACCGGATGCTTCTTCAAGAAAGGCAAAGGAATTTCAGACGGAACGGTGGATTTAGGGGGCTCGTGCGAAGCCAGGGCCTCGGTGGGGTCACCTCTGCAATGGGAATGACGGGGATCGGTCTGGGGCTTACGGCTGTGAGTGGGGCGTATGAAAGTGGTAGTACTTCTATGGGCACATTAGGTGGTGCGGCCGGTGGGGCAATGCTTGGTTTCTCTATTGCTGGCCCTCTTGGTGCTGCCGCTGGGGCTTTAATTGGGGGTATTGCAGGGTACCTTGCAGGGAAGGCGGGTCAGGCCAAGATTGCTGAGGCGACAGCGACGGCAATGCAAGAACACATCGGGAGCTTACGACTAATAGGCACTCCTGGGGCACTGACGATTGTGGAAACAAAGCAGGCGATTACTGATTTAAGCACACACCGGGATATTATTTCCCGGGCTAGGCAGAATCCTGGGATAGAGGATCTTAGGCAAGTTGCGGAAGATATGCGTACCACGACTGACGGCATAGACTTAGCTAGTGCGTTAGACACTACTTTTGCTGGCCCGGAGGTAGCTCTTGAAGCAGCTCTGGTGGCCGCAGAGTTTGGCACGACGAACGGTGGGGTTGACATTCGGACTGAGCATATGAAAAGAGCGCAGATAATTATGGGGCAACGGGCGCAGATGGCGGGCGGTGGCCCGGGGGGTTTGACTGGTGGCATAGGTGCTACCCTGATCGAGGGGGAGTTCTACCAGGAAGTGCTTAGGTCGGCTGAGATGCTGAAGACCTTTGACAGCCCAGAGTGGAGCGAACTGACAGGTACCCTGCAAGAGCTAGGTATTATTGGGGAGCACTTTGATGATGAAGAAATATATAAGAATTTACCGCAATACTTGGAGGAGGCCGATGCGGCAATCGGTCGCCTTGAGCAAAATGTTAGAAACTTTGATAGTAATGTAGGTATGTTGCAAAGCACGCTAGGGCTGACCTCAGAAGCGGTTCAAAGTCTAGCTGCTGATTTAGGGATAAATCTACAAGGAAGGCTAGACCAACAAGGTACAGCTTTGCTGATGCAGGCTGCGCTTAATCCAATGGACCGCAATCAGACGTTTTTGCCTGATCTTTCCACGTCTGCTTTGGGGGTGCAGGAGAGGAACGCTACGGCTAGTGCCATGCTTGAGGCTATTGCTGGGGCAGAGGCAGGCGATCTTAATACGGGTATGATTTCGGATGCGATTCAGGCGTTTGCTGCGTATGAGATTGCTTTGGGTAATTCGCCTGATTTGGCTGCTCTTTCTGGTGTTTTTGAGTTGGAGGAGAAGCTACCTCAGCTTACTGGTGGGGATCCTGAGAAGGAACGTATTCTTCGGGGGCAGATTGAGTCGGCGTATGGGTCGACGTTCCGTCAGATGGAGGAGGAGTATGGTATAGATGCGGGTAGGCTTCGTACAATTTACGACGAGGCTGGGGGTGGGAGCCGTGGTATTACAGCGCTGGATACTACGCTGGATCAGCGCAAAGATTTTATGGATGCGATTGCTGGTACTGGGGGGATGGCATTTAAGGAGAGAATGTCGGTTCTGGACGAGGCGTCGGGCGGTGAATTGTATAAGAGTCGCTCACTTCAAGATGCATTCCTGAACAACTTAGCTACGGAGGGCCGGATGCAGGCTGAACGAGCTTTGCAAGGTGGGACTAGCCTTGCAGACGTAATTGACGCTGCAGCGGGGCAACAATATGGTGAATTTGATCAGCAGCAGTTTATGACCGACTTTATTTCTATGGAGGCTCCGTTGGATTTAGCACGAAACGACCTGTTATCAAATATTAAAGCTGCCATAGATATGACGACAGAGGCAGTCAACGGGATTAACGTGTCTGACCCAGAACGAGGAGGGACAGTCACCGGGATTATAGGTGGTTCGATAGGCGCTAAGGTCGGTGCTGGCTCGATGAGGCGCTTACCTTAGATTGAGGTAATTTATTATGGCTAATAAATTTGTAGCGAAAAGAGTTTTATCTGCCTCTACCGGGCAGACTTCTAACCCGTTCAGGACCATTAATCCTCCTGAACGGGCTAGGTTGTCCGTTAAAGGGGATGGAAATAAGTATCTTCCGAAAGAGTATACGCCACAAACCGAACGTCCTATTATTACGCCACCCAGTAGGACACCTGGCGTGATAACGAGGATAGAGAACTTGCCCCAGACCCTGTCGAATGCCAGGGCCTCATGGCCGTCTGGTAGACGTGCAGTGTACACAACGGACGCTTTGGGGCGTAAAGTGGTTGCTTCAAATGTTGCGAATGTAGGCCCCATGACAAAAGTTCGGGCGGCGGAGTCTTTGACATTAGATAGTATTTTTGTTGAGTTTCCGTTCGGGCCGCAGGACTTGCAACACAGTTCCCACGCTGCTCGTATTCAGCAAGTTCAAAGGCCCGGTTTGCCCCCGTTGCTGGTAACAGAAGGCAGGTCGTTGCGGGTGTGTTCGTTTAGTGCTACTATAGCTAAGCGGGGTGGCGGCACTGACGCTGCGCTTGTTGAAGGTATTTTGGAGAATTTGTCGCTGATGGCAGAAAACGGTGTCACATTAGAATTTGAGTACGGTTTCAGCAAACTTGACTACGATTGTGTTATGACAAATTTGACGATGACAGATAGGTATAGGGACCAGAATGGTTATGTTACTCGGGCGGAGGTTTCGATTACGTTAACTGAACGTCCGAGGTTTAATGCGGATGTTAGGGTTTTGAAAGCAGTGTTTAAGTCTGATGATTTGACTGCTGGTATTCCTGATGGGTCAGGCAACGACAAGGTGATTGACCTAGATCCGAGAATTCAGGCTGACTCAAACTTTCGGAAGAAGACGTTTGGCGAGGAGAGACTTAGCCCAGAGCGAGCCGCTGAGCTGGTTGGGCTCCTATAGGAAATTGTATGTCTACATATCTTGAAGCACTTACAGTTGGGGAAGTTGACGACGAAACCCAAATTGACATACGATCACACGTAATATCAATGCAATATGACTTAACTTCGAATCAGGTTAGCCAGCTCGACCTACAATTATATGACGAAGACTTTCGAATGCACAACAGCAACTACTTTATGGTAGGCCGGAGAATTGGGTTTAACGGAGTTGCGTTTGAAATAGCGGCAGTATCTTTATCTTTCGGCAACATTTCAACTGTTAAAGTCACAGCACGCAGTCAGGCAATGCAGGAAATGCGCAGAGATAAGCGCACACAGACGTGGAACAAAGTAAGCCCATCGCAGGTTGCTGCAGATATTGGTGCCGCTTTGGGGATGCAACTTTTTATTGAACCTTCCCCTCAGGTGCCTACCATTACTAAAGAAAAATCTGAGAATCAAGAAGAATCTTCATACGATATGTTGCAGCGACTTGCCCGAGAGTTAGAGTACTTATTTTTTGAAGCCCATAACACCCTGTTTTTTACATCACCAGAATTTTTGTTGGATCAACAGGCGGCGGGTGGTAATCAGATTGAACTCAAGGTTGGCGCAGCTGAAACCCAGTCCGATAAATGGCCGGTGTCTACAATTTCGCTTCGCAGAACCGCAGACGGTTCTGCAGCCGCCACTTTTTCGGCGTCACTTATTAAAACTGTGGGATCAGTAAGCTTGTTCCCGGGCACGGTTGTTGTGTTTAGTGGGGCGTCAACATTTAATCAAATGCGCTTTATTCTTGAGCGGGTGTCGTTTGATGCAACAGAGTCTGGGCTTGTAAGCATTTCGGGGTCAACCCCTGAGGATGCTGAAGAAATGTTTTGTATACTACAAACCTTTGAACCAGGCTCTACTGGTCAATGTGTTGGCCGCATCCAACAGGCGGTTAACGCTAACGAAACAAACGTTTGGGACGCTGACACTACCCGGCAGGTGGCGAGTTTCCAATCTCTTAATGGACTCCCCCAGGACGGAACGTGGGGGGCAGATGATTGGGCGATGATTAAGGGAGATTACGAGAAGCCCCCTCGCCCAGCTGGGACTAAACGACGAAGGCGTAATCCGACGGATTGGTCGGTTATTGATTTCCCGCCGCTTGATCCTGCCCCACCGCCCCCTCCCCCCCGATACGCCCCAGTTCCGGTTGCCTTCTATTAATGGCATTCTGTATGATAAGGGAGAGGTGCTAATATGGTACGACGAACTTCACACAACACTTCTTATTCGACTGGAGTGACCCGCCCTAGTGGTTTTTACAATGCAGTGGTTAAAGCTGTAGGCACGGGGGACAATCCTACCGTTTCTGTGACTATTCCACGTATTGGTTTGAATAATATTTACGAAAATGTTCCCGTAATTGGGAATACTCCTGTCGTGGGTGACAACATTCATGTGGGGTTTATAGAAGGTAGTTCTTCTGCCCCGGTTGCGATTTCTGTACGTAATAACACAGTATATTTTTCTGATTCAGCGCCTGACGTTGCTTTGGTGGGGGATTTATGGCATCGGCTTTCTGATGGTAATTTGTTTGTTTATTACAATGATGGCGATACGCTGCAGTGGGTAGAGCTGGTTAATGGTATGGGTGTCACGGTGGCAGTAGACCCGCCTGATGATCCTTCCAATTTGGATTTATGGTTAAATTTGACTACGTCGGTGTTGTCTGTTTATTATGATGATGGTACTAGTTCCCAGTGGTTAAAGGTGGGGCCATCTGCAGCATATACTTTGCCTTTAACTGATGGTTCATCAGGTCAAGTTTTGAAGACTGACGGTTTGGGTAACGTTTCGTGGCAAGTTGATGCGGGGGCATCAGCGAGCCCTTCGGGAGTCGACGGTGCAATCCAGTTCTCCGCTGGGGGACTGTTTGGTTCTGATGAGAACAATTTGTTTTGGGATGATGCCAACAACCGGCTGGGGGTCGGAACTAATACCCCTTCGGTAGAGTTAGAGGTTGATGGGTCGATTGTTGCGACGCACATTGAGGCAGAGTTTGATGGGCCAAGTATTGTTGCGATTAAGAATACGTCCGGTAGCACTATACCAAAAGGTTCTCCCGTTTATGCTACTGGTTCGGTGGGAGCGTCGGGTGCTGTTGAGGTTTCTGCAGCTAGGGCTGACAATGCGGGGAACATGCCCGCTTTAGGGGTTACCAACACGGAGCTGAATCATAACGATCTCGGCCACGCAGTTGTTTTGGGTGTCATACGTGGTATGAATACTTCTTCGTTCAGTATAGGCGCTACTTTGTATGTTGCCCCTACGGGCGGGTTAACAGATGTTAAACCTGTAGCCACGGCTACACACCTTATCCAGAATATAGGTAAGGTCATTAGGGTGGATGGGTCGACCGGTGAGATTCTTGTGTCTGGGTCGGGCCGCACGAATGATGTCCCTAATTCGTTTTCCACGTCGGGTAACGTTTCTGTGGGTGGCGATCTGGATGTGGCTGGTAATATTACTCTTTCGGGTTCGATCAATAGTGGTGCGGCTGGTGCTGATGGGTCTGTGCAGTTTGCTTCTAGTGGGGCGCTTGCGAGCGATAACGCCAATTTTTATTGGGATGATACGAACAACCGGTTGGGGCTTGGTACGAGCAGCCCTGCTGAGTTGCTGCACGTTGTTACTGCTTCGGGGGCGGCGTATCTGCGGCAAGATAATGGTACGGCAACAACTTATCTTGGCCCTGACTCTGCTAACACTGGATCGTTTGGTACTTCAACCACACACGATGTTCGGTTTCTTACAGACAATACGGAGCGTGTGCGTATTGATTCGTCGGGCAATGTTGGCATCGGCACGACCAGCCCGACTGCTCACAGCGCACAGGTTTTGCACTTGAATGGTTCTGGCACTTCTGCGGCTCTTAAAGTGACAAATAGTACGACTGGCGCTACTAACGACGACGGATTAGATATTGCTGTTTCTGGAGACGTTGCTTACATTATCCAACGTGAAGCGGCGGACTTGCAGTTTCATACTGCGGGCACCCAGCGCATGGTTATTGACAGTTCTGGCAATGTCGGTATAGGCGAGACTGCTCCCCACCGCCCGCTCGTTGTCAATGATTACTCGGCTTCTGCTAGCAGCTTCCCGGTACATGTGGCCAACGGTGTTGATGGAGGCGGCGGCGTTCTCAACCAGGAGGCGGGTATTTGGTTTTCAACCGGTTCTTCTACCGCCACCACCCGAGGTGCTTATATTTCCGCTAAGAACACTAATGGTGGCGGTAATGCACACGATCTTATCTTCGCCACAAGCGCTAATACTAGTTTTCCTGCGGAGCGTATGCGCATTGACAAGGAGGGCAATGTCGGCATCGGCACGAGCAGCCCTACTTACCAGCTTTCACTCTATAACCCGAGTTTGGGCACAACGATTGGCGACGAAAAGGCGGCGATCCGAGTTCATACCACAACTGCTAACGACGATTTTTTGGACATAAAAAAACGACGCTGGGCCGCCAGCAGCAGCTGGCAGTCGAGTGAGTGGCGCATCCAGGCGACAGTCGACTCTACTAAAATGGGTTACATTTCGTTTAATAATCCAAACTATGGCCTGTCGTTCGGAACTACAGATGTCGAGCGTATGACGATTCAACAGTCTGGGGCTGTGACTGTCACATCCTCTCAAAACAACGCCGCAGGCTCTGTGTTCAAGGTCATCAACACGTACACGAACGACGGTCACGTTGTCATGAACATCACTCATGGCAACGCCACCCCGTCATCATCCGGTGGGTGGATTCGGTTTGATGATGTAAGCGGCAACCAGCATGGGCTGCTGCAGGGAGATGGCGGAGGTATCAACCTGTTCTCAGCTTCGGATCAGCGCATCAAGACCGCAATCGTGGACGCTGACAAGGACGCCTCGGTGGCGGTCATCAAAGCCCTTCAGGTTCGGGACTTCATGTGGGACGAGGACGGTGACGGCCTCAAAGATGAGCCAGGGCACGGCTTCATCGCACAGGAAGTAGCTCAGGTTCTCCCCTCTGCCGCCCCCGGCGACCCCGAGGGAATGGAGCCTTGTTGGAGATGTGAAGCCTGCACGGCTGAGGAGAACGCAGAACTGAGCGACGAAGAACTTCTCGCCGTTTGTATCACGCCGAAGATCAAGGTGATGTGCCTGTCGATGGAGCGGATGATCCCTGATCTGGTGGCCGCTTTGCAGAACGCTCTAGCCCGTATCGAAGCATTAGAGGCTAACTAGTGGCTATTAAATTCTACGATTCGCCATCCGTAAGCGATACCTATATTGTTGTGGCGGCTGACAGCGGTTGATGTTTCGTTCACCCGCCTGAACTCAGCTTTGTATAGAATAATCCTTGGAGGTGCTATAATGTCTATCAATTTTCCTGATTATCCAAGCATAGGGCAAACATACACTTTGGGTGCAACATGGCGGTGGGATGGCAGCACGTGGAGTGTAGTTTCTCGCTCATCGGGCGATGGGTCCAGCAGCGATGTAGAGACTTTTGTGGCGAGCGCTGCCCCTACTGATGTTTCGGAGGGGGCGTTTTGGTTTGACACAGTGAATAAGTCGCTTTCTGTTTATTACAACTCTGCTTGGGAGGCTGTTGGGGGTGAAGGGGCACCTGTGGCTTTGATTCAGGAATCAGTGCCGGTCGGGACAGCGGCTGGCGAGGTGTGGTTTCAACCATCTTCTGAAACAGTTTTTGTTTATTCGGGCACCACGTGGTCGGCCGCCAATAACGGTGTAAGTGTTACGGCTTCCCAGACCGCACCGTCTCCTGCCTCTGAAGGAGATTTATGGTTTGACAGCGTCACCGCTGATTTATTTTTGTATTTTGAACCCCAGGGACAGAGCGGCCAGTGGTTACAAGTCGGTGGAAACGTTCTGGCGTCAGTGACCACTCAAGAGACTACTCCCCTCTCTGCTTCTGAAGGAGATTTGTGGTTTCAAAGCTCTTCTGGTTCGCTGTTTGTCCGGTATACCGGTGCGTGGATAGAAGTTGCTGGTGAAGCCCTGCCTCTAATACGGGATATTGATGGTGACACGTTGATTCAGGTTGAGGAGGGCCCTGATGAAGATGTCATTCGTTTTGACACTGCGGGTTCTGAGCGGATGACAATTGACGCAGGTGGGGCAGTTGCGATTGTAGGTACCGCTTCGATTGGAGGCTCCGCTTCGCTTTCGGGGGGAGTTACAATTGGGTCTGGTGGGACAGAGTTCACATTACCCACTGTGGATGGGACAGAGAATCAGGTTTTGAAAACTAACGGTAGCGGCGCTGTTTCTTGGGTTGACAGAGATCTAGTTACGGTAAATCATGGGAGCACTGCTACCACCGCTCGTCCGACGGGTGTAGATAAAGTGCTGTGGATTGGTACCGCTGACCCGACTAATAAAGCGACCGGCGATATTTGGTTGGATTTAACATGAGAATACTGGTTTTTATTGGAAGTGACATAGCAGAAGATAATTGGAACTATGGTGATATAATTTCGGTGCATCCTGATAACCACCGGTTTGGTAACTACGAATCCTTAGAGGTGTGGGTTGCTGGGGGAGGGGCACCAGAAGAGTTCCCTTCTGCCAATATGGGAATTATAGACTTACCCGGTGAGCCCGCTGATGTGAACTTAATGGATGCAGCGTTCTACGAAACGGGGGCAGTGGCGTTTAAGCGTGGGTGGTCATTGAATTTAAAAAATTTGAGCCGTACAAATTCTGAAAAACTGAACAGTTTGGGTGGGCATATTGTGTTGTCTCGGGGGGAGGGACGTAGGTTAATTTCTCGTAAGACTGACGGTCAGCGGCTTCCTCCACGGCTAGAGTCTGATGATGGTGAAAAACATCGTTTTGCTGATACTGAAGTTGGGGTGGCTCCGCCTGGACTTAGGGGCAGACATGGCTGAAATTGTGAGGACAATTGGTTCGGGTAGGGATTATAGCACGATTGCGGCTTGGGAGGCCGGAAACACTACTGACGGCTGGGACACTAGTACTGCTAACACCGATATTTGGAAGGGTGTTATTATGGACGCTTCGGCGTTTGATGAGAGGGTTGTTATTTCTTCAACGAATGGTACTAGGTCGTCTTCAAGTTATCAGTGGTTGACGGTTGATCCGTCTGTTAGGCATGCTGGGGTGCCTGGGGGTACGAATTATGCCAGATTAGACTCTAGCGCTATGAGTAGGGTCATTCAAATTCAGGACGACTATTTTCGTCTTAGTAATTTGGAAATAATAGGTACAGCGACCGATTCTGGTGGTTCTACTATTCTGAGCGCTGTGGCCGTAGAAGCAAATAATGTTTTGGTTGAGAAATGTATGATTTGGCAGAAGAATGGACAGTCCTACTCTACCACTAGAGAGTATTATGGTATAAGCACTTTTGGTATGGGCCAGGGCGAGGTGCTCTCTATTGATAATTGTTTGATTTTTGGTTGGAGTAAAGCGGGTATAATGGACCGGGATGGGGATGCTCTTACTTTGAACATAGACTACTGTACTGTTTGTTTGAACGGTGACGGTGACCTTTACTCATCGTATACAGGCAACTTGGGCACAAGTTTTTCTAGTGGCACCCACTCTACCTATAACCTGTATAATAATTGTTTTGCAGGACTTGGGGGCGTATTTCATGGGCAGACACGGAACGGATCGCTCGATTGGGAGGTATACAATCAAAGCAATACGTCAACTGGTGATTATGCCGGTAGCCACAACGGGGTGACTTCTAGTGGGCTGGTGGAAATCGGCACAGAGAACAACTCAAACTCGATGTCAAACTGGGTGTATGCGGCCGGGGGAGTGTCCACTTCTACCGCTTCAACTGCTTTCATTTTCACAGATCTTACATTTGACGCCAACGACGACCCTTCTTCGATAGATTTTACACCGGTTAATCATGCTAACAATGCGCTTCTTTCCGCTGGAACAAACCGCATAGGTAGCGAGCCGGATAGTCGTCAAGACTTCGCTGTAGATTTGGCCGGTAATACCCGTAGTGAGTCAAACACCGATTTGGGTGCAATAGTTCTGGTAACCGCCACGGTTTCTGATAGATTTAAGTTTTATAGCAACAACGCATGGTCGGGGGTTAAACCAATGAAATATTGGAATGGTACCCAGTGGCAGACTGTTTCCAACACTACTGCTGCATAATTTTCAGTAAAATAGTTGTAGTCGTCAGTTTAGGGAGTTTGTTATGGCTGTGAGTTTACCTAGCGACCCGGTTAATGGGGCAACCTATACTTCAGGGTCGTCTACGTGGAGGTGGGATGGTTCGGTGTGGCGGCTGCAGACTACTGGGGTTGCTCCGCTTCCCACTGGGGCGATTACGTTAGATGATACAGGATGGTCTAATCTTAGTGGAACCAATCCGCAGACTGCTTTGAACTCTGTAGATTATCTTTTAAACGCTGCGAAGTCGGCTCTAGAGGACGCTAAAGAAAGTGCCAGGGTGTCAAATCCTGCTCACAAACTTTTTGTTGAAACAGTGACTTCGGATATTACTATTGATGCTTCTTTCTTTACAAGCAGAGGGCTGTCGTCGGTTCCTACGACACACATTTTGTCGTTGAGGTTAATTAATTCAGCAACTGCTGCGTTGTCTATCAACTGGGGCGCAAATATTAAAGATGTGGGCCGGGTGGCACGCCCTACGTTGCTTGGGATAAATAATGTTGAAGATTTTGTGCTGTGGACGTACGACGGTGGGACGAATTGGGATATGGCTTACACTGCTGATAGCTCTGTCGGTGTCGGTTTACAGATTGCACCACCTGCGAGCGCCGCACCGCCTCCAACCGAATTTGCACCGGCCCCGCCATCGGTTGTGTATTCTAAGGGGTTTGTGAATACTATATTTGGTGACGAAAATAATGCTTTAACGGTTGATTTCACTGGGGTACCTTATCAGGTGGGTGATTTGTTGCTTGTGGTGACGCAGGCAAACGCTAATCGTATGAATCCGATAGTAGGGACCAACGGGTATTTTCCTGCGGATGTGAGCGCAGATTCTGACAACGATGGGTTTGTGTCTAACTTTTCGTCAAGTTGGCAAACTTTTGTTAATACAACCTCTACCAGAAGTGCAGATGTGGGTATGTTTGTGTTTTATTTGAAAGTTGAGGGTAAACATTTGCCGGGTGGCAGTGATGCGTTGGGGGAGCAGACATGGGCGACGTTGAATCCGGCGGGCAGTCGGTGTTATGGTGTTGTTGTTGTGCGTGGGCAGAACGGCGGTTTCAGCCCTGAGACGGCTCCTCACCGGTTGAACCATCAAAACTTCGCCAGTAACTATACGCAGTATGTGAACCGGACTATGGTTGGGGAAAGTGTTGCGCATGCTGAAAATAGTTTACTTATTTGTGTGACTGGTTTTTTTGCGAGGGGTGACCTTAACACGACTGCAACCTATGACCCCAACGATGATTACCCGACGCCGAGGTTGGATGCTGTTACGAGTGATGGCTTTGATCAGCTGACCACGCCTTCTGGGATGACTAAAGCCTACATGACTGGCGTAATCGACAACCCTGGTAATAAACTAAGGAATGTGCAAAAATTGTCTTGGCAACAGTACACGGCTGCGGGAAATACTGGTGATAAGACTTGCACTAATCTTACTGCTACTAATTCTTTTAATGATGCTGTTACTGTTATGATTAGTATTCCTGCTTAGTGGGTGTAGTTGTGGTAGAATATATTTGGATTTACAGTTTGAGGTAGCAATATGCCAATTTCTTTACCGTCTAACCCTTCTGATGGGCAAACTTATACTTTTGATTCAAAGACTTGGTCGTACAGCGCCGCCGCTGGTGTTTGGAAGAAGATTCGTGCGGCAGCCCCAGATTTATCAGGGGGGACTGTCAGTTTGGACGCTAACAACTGGGGTACTTTACAGGGCGGTACTTTGCAGCAAGTGCTGGACAGCATAGACACCGCTATAGGCACAATTAATACTGATATATCCAATGGAGTTACAGTCCAAGCTGCGGTCCCTTCGATGTTATATAAAGCGGTTAATGCATCAGTTGTAGTTGATAATGCGTTTTTAGATGGTTTAGGATTAACTACTATCCCACAAATGCATATGCTTACTTTAAGGCTGGCTAACTCTAGTGGGTCTGGATGGTCTGTTAGCTACGATTCATCAATTAGTGATATTGGTTCAACAGCTGCCCCGACGAGCGTGGCCAACGACAGTTCACACGATTTCTTATTGTGGACTTATGATGGCGGGTCGTCATGGAACATGATGTATATTTTGCTGTCTGATCTGAATACGGGTGCTACGACGGCGATTAGTGTTGAGCCTACTACTGTGGCACCGTATTTGGTTTATTCTCAGATTCAGCATTATTCGGGCCAATCTGGTGCTAGTACGTCGGATGTAATTGATTTTGATAGTGTGCATTTCTTGAATCAATCCGGTGTGTTGCAGCAGGGTGATTTGCTTTTGGTTGTGTATCAGGGCACGGGTGCTTATTTGAATACGGACAGAGTTACAGCACCTGCCGGGTGGACACAGTTGTTTGGTTTTGCCGAGGATGCGATTATTTCTGCCGAGGAACCACCTGGACCTGGTGATGATGGCGGTTCCTCGGATGATGAAGATGATTATTCTGTCCAAATGATTGCGTATTATCGAGTTGTTGGAGCAAACGATCCTGGCAATTTAGGCACACATACGTGGTCTACCGACAATGGTACCGGTAGTCGACTTTTATCGTTGGCTGTTGTACGTGGGGCGGATACGACGAGTATCCCTACTTACACCACGAATGTTGAGTCGTTTTCTACTTTCAAGGGCAATACTACTAACAACGATATTTGGAATGGGGATGGGGATAGTGGGGCTGGTGCAGCGTCGAACTCCCCAACTGCTACTACTGCAACGCTTTCGGCTGATAGTGTTTCTTATTCTGCTAATAGTTTGGTTTTGGGGTATTTTGGGTATTTTAATAAAGGTAACTCGGCCACCCAGCCTCAAATGCAACCGAAGGTTGACATGACTGATTTTTTGTCGACGCCCGCAGGGATGATTTCTCATGGGATAGAGGGCACCCCGGGGGCGGAGTCGGGCAATAGTTTGCGACATGTGCAGAAGCTTGTGTCTCAGACATATAGTGGCTTAGCGGGGGGGTCTACTGGGGCTAAGACTAGTTCAACTAAAGAACCTGCCGATACGTACAATAACGGTTTTAGTGCTTTAATTGTTATTCCTAGTTGAAAGATTGTGATATATGCCTACTCGTCCCGTAGTAAATTATCAAACAACAACCGGCGACACTTCTTTTGGATCGGATGCCAATTACAATGACAAGGGCCGTAAAGATACCACTTCGTGGTATGGTTTTGATTCGAATAATACTCTAGTTTTACGGGACAGCTCTCTGGAAATTCAGACACATTTATTAGAACGGGGTATGGTTAATGACGCTATGACGCTTGTGACAGCGACGGCCACACACAGTGACCCGAATTGGAACGGGTCCCAGTCTACTGGTGTAGGGTTAAAAGCTGATCCGTTGGTTGTTCCAGGTGCTGAGTCTGGGCATTATCATCACTTTATTGGTAACATTTTCACAAAAGATGATGATGTAAATAATTTGTTGGCCTCTAATAATAGTCAGGTGCGCTACGAAGAAGGTAGTGGGGTTCACCGGTATATTGACAATCCTCGGGGTGGGTGGCCCGCTAGAACGTTGCATCAAAATTCGCCGACCGACCCGGTTGAAGTGGTGGGACATTTTCCTGGGGTTTGGTTCCCTACTCCGTTTTGGAGGGGGAAACCGGTAAAGATTGCTGACGCTAAGTCAGTCTATTACACCAGGCAGAGGTTTTATCCTGAAGATGCCAGATTGGTGGCGCTTCCTTCCGGCGCAGGATGGGTGTCGTTTAACATGCACCTCGCCCATTCTGGAGGGCCGGGCGGCTGGAGACTAAGTGTTCGGGGTCCTGATTGGTTTGATTTGGAGAACTTGCACTTTGGGCCATTTCCCAATCGACCGCCCGAGGAAGGTGGTGGGGCGTGGACGACGTTCCAACAGGATGTTGGTGGTGTGGGGTTTGGTAACACGAAGCCAAATAAGCCGACGGCGTTTTGGACTCCGCAGGTTCAAGCATATTTAGGATTTTTTTGGCCTAATGGTATTGGCCCTGATAACCCTGATTGGAATGACGAGCCTTTAAGCTACAAAGACGAAACTGGTACTAACCCGGGGCTCGGGTATGCGGCCGGGGTCAGGGGAGCCGCAGATAGTCGATGGACGTATGGTATGCCGAAGCAGATGTCGGGGATGCCCCGGGTTCCTTTTCATATGGATTACATTTCTGCTCATGGAAGTTCTTTTAATCAGTATGCCACAGTGCCCGCTAGATCAACAAAAAGGGATAAGATAACCATACAAAGACGTACATACCAAATTGTGCAGAATCCGTTGGGAAATACCATTCAATTTTCGGGTTACACTTCGCAATCTAGTATTCCTAATATAGACAATTTTATGCAAGACCTCATAGATAGGTCTTTAAACAATAATATTTTTGGTTTAGGGTCGTCGCACTCGACAGGTTTACATAAGTGGGAAGGCGTTATTGCTACAGGTAATGCGGAAACTTTACCCCCCTCATCTATTCCAGAAGTGGACGAGGGGGAGGAGGAGGACGGTGATTTAGAGGCACCGCCATTGTCGGTTCGTATTCTACAGAAAAGCATAGACGGGTTAACAGTAAAGCTTGATTATGTGTTAAGCATTACGGTCCGTAGTCAAGTTCGCTTAGATTGGAATTTTGGTGACGGTAAAACACAGAGTGTGGCTGATGGTTCTGGCACCATAGAACATACGTATGCCCAACTGGGCACCTATACTGTTAAGTTGACTGTAACAGATTTGAACGATGCAACTGTTACAACTTCAGATGAATTAACGATTGAGTTAAAACGGGCCCCTGCGTTGGTATCTAGTAGTGCGGGAGGTGGCCTAGCCAATCCTGTAGCATTGCTGATGGCTGTGGCTACTGGCGGGGTTGATGGACAGCGAAAGGCAGTTCAGTTTGGCAGCGATGCAGATGCAACCGCACATATGTAGTGTGTATCCTACTGTGGGGTAGTTAATATATTCACAACTTGACATTTACCTGCCACGTGCTAGACTAATTCAATGCTTCAAAAACATAGCGGAAGGGGACATTATGTTTGCAGAGCTTGTAGTAGCCTGGATTTTAATGATGAACGCCAGAACTCCATGTGAGACCTCTGAGCAGTGTGAAACTTACATTCGCCCATACGTGGAGTTTGTTTTTGAAGACCACCCGGTCACCACCGCTGAAGCTGCGGTACAAGTGGCGTGGTGCGAGTCTCGTTGGAAACCGTGGGCTAGAAATAGGCACAGTACAGCCACTGGCCTTTTTCAGTACCTGTACGGCACCTGGCACGCTGAAGCCCACTATTGGGGGTGGGATGAGTTGTCTGATCCGTCGCACAGGTTTGATCCCGTTCTGATGACGAACCTGACTTATAAGGTTGTGGAGCGTGATAATGGTTGGCGGCAGTGGCAGTGTAAGCCTTAATTGCTGGCCACGCCTGTGCTTTTGGTGTAAACTATTATTGAATATTGTTTATCCGAAAGGACTTTTTTGATGGCTACTTACACCGGTTATGATCGCACTGCTCGTGCTAAGAGGGCGGGCATGGAAATGCTCGTTGATCTTATTGAGGCGTATTTTGGTTTGTGGAATAATGGTACGCTTGTTGTGCGCAATATGCGTGGCAAGTCTAAGCCAAGTGTTCATTCGACCGGTAGGGCTGCTGATGTGTCGTGGCGGGGCGGCAACTATCGTGGTACTGGTAATTACGCTGATTGTGAGAAGCTGTGTGACTTTTTGACCGAGAATGCCGAGGAGCTTGGCATTGAGTTGCTGCTTGATTACTGGCCACGACCTCACGGGCGTGGGTGGAGGTGCGACCGGAATGCTTGGCGTACCTACACTAGCCATGCAATGAGTGGGTCGCCGGGTGGCGACTGGCTTCATTTCGAAATTAGCAATGAGCATGCGGATGACGCCCAGCATTATGTTGATGTTTTCCAGCGGCTGCTTGGTGATCCCCCGAAGGCGATTAAGACTCCCCCTGCAAGAAAGACTGCTCGCAAGCCTGCTGGTAAGGACCCTTGGTTGCAGGTGGGGTCGAAGGGAGATCAAGTCAAGGAAATTCAGGCCGTGGTTGGGGTTGAGGCGGATGGTGCTTTCGGTCCGCTTACCGAGGCGGCGGTGAAGAAGTGGCAGGCTGAGCACGATTTGTTTGTAGACGGAATTGTCGGGCCCGATACGTACAAGGCTATGACTGATCCTAGCACTGCTGTGGTTGCGGATGATGGACCGTCTGCGGCAGACAAGGTAGAGGATAGGACTGAGGCGGCTCCTACCCCCGCCCCGGCCCCTGCCCCCGAGTATCCTGGGCGCCCTATCCGCAATGGGTGGCGGGGCGATGTAGTGAAAGCCATTCAAGCTAAGGTTGGTGCTCAGCCGGTCGACGGGTTCTTTGGCCCCAAGACACACGGAGTTATTGTAAACTGGCAGACGGCCAATGGCCTACGTCAAGACGGTGTTGTCGGTCCGCTTACCTGGGCAAAGATGTTTGGGTAATGGCCGAAGGGCTTGAGTACTTTTACAAAGCAAAAGTTGATAGAGTTGTAGACGGCGACACTATTGATTTTATCGTTGATCTTGGTTTTAGTGTTTTTCATAAAATACGAGTTCGTCTGTATGGTGTAAATACGCCGGAATCCCGAACAAAAGACTTACAGGAAAAAGCTTTGGGTCTCGCAGCAAAAGAGTATGTAGATGACTGGTTCGATGGCTGTTCTAATGTTTTTATACAGACCTTAAAAGACAGCGGTGGTAAGTATGGCCGTATTTTAGCGTATGTGTACGCTGATGACGCTAAGACGGCTTGTTTGAATACGCAGATTATTGACGCTGGCCACGGTGTTGAGTACTTTGGTGGCAAGCGTTAGATTGACAGGCGTTACGGTGTTTGCTATACTACGGGTATGGTACAAGTAAACAGTGGTCTTATCGGCAAACCTTGGGCAAACCCTCTTGACAGAACAAAGGATGCTGTCAATACCTTGATTAAACAGGGTGGTGTTATTTCAACCGACCCTAAAAGTCCGCTGTATCCTTCGCTAGTACAAATGTCTAAAGCAGGCTTTCTGGAGCACGATATCGACGCTGGAGTTTTTCGGTGCGGCCCAGAGTTTGAAGACCTACTAATATCATTATCAAAGTCTAATTCTACTTACGCTGAAGCGTTGGCCCATTATCGTGACATGGTTCGCAGCATGATGATTGACACCGCCGCACACAGCACCACGGCATCCGAGATGGAAAAGTTAGGCAGCAGCGCTCATCGTATGCTTTTTTTAGCCAACGAGCTACAAGACTTAAAAGATAGAATCTCCGCCCTTGAGTCAGGCATTTCCAGTTTGCGAGAGACCACTAAAATGATGCAGACCGAAATGGCCGAAATGGACGTTTCGCTGGCGGCGGCAGAGTCGGCGGTGTTTGGTGAGAATTCTGACAGCTAACGCCAGAGTACTCCTTATGGTGCTTGAAAATCCTGACATGACTCAGAAGCAGATCGCTGACGAACTTGGCATGCGCTTCCAGCATGTTTGGCGTGCGTTAGACCGCCTCGTCAAAGAAGGCGTCCTTCGCAAAGAACGGACAAACCGTCGCACATATTTTTATGCCGCACCAGGCTTTGCGGAATTAGAAGACATCCGACGGCTGCAGGCTTGCATTTCTGCGTCGAGTGTGATATAATGTCTACTATGACAGCACCAAAAATACTGTATTATGACATTGAGACAGCACCTAACTTGAGCTACGTTTGGGGCCAGCACGAACAAAACGTGATTGAGCACGAGCGAGAGTGGTATATGCTCTGCTTCGCCTACCGGTGGGAGCATCAGAAAAAGACTCAGGTTGTGGCGCTGCCCGACTTTGCGGATACGTACAAGAAGGACCCAGAGGACGACATGCAGGTTGTTCTTTCTTTGTGGGGCCTGCTCAACGAAGCTGATGTTGTGGTTGCCCATAATGGTGACCGCTTTGATCTTCGCAAGGCCAATGCACGTTTCGTTGCCCACGGTTTGGGACCGGTGTCTCCTGTGCGCCAGATTGACACTTTGAAAGTTGCCAGGAAGTACTTCATGTTCAATTCTAACAAACTTGACCATCTTGGGCAGCATCTTGGTTTGGGCCGTAAGGTGAATACTGGAGGGTTTGAGACGTGGGCGGGTTGCATGCGTGGCGACATGAAGATGTGGAAGCTGATGACAAAGTACGCTAAGCAGGATGTAGATTTGTTGCGCAGCGTTTATTTTGAGCTTCGCCCGTGGATGACTGACCACCCTAACTTTAATGTGTACAACGGCGGAAGTTCCTGCCCGACTTGCGGTTCTGATGATATCGAACCTAGTGGGTACAAGTATACGCAGGTTGCGACCTATCAGCAGTGGCTCTGCGCAGATTGTGGTGCATGGTCTAAGAGCCGTTTGGCTGAATCCGTTGAAGCCCCAGAGATCACGCCATGATGTACGACTCAGATTCTATTGAAGACGATTTATATGAGCAGGCCCCTGACAAGTTGTATACGTCTAGGGACCGTCAAACGTGGTATGCGTGTTATGATGACGAGTTGTGTTTGTTGACAAATGCTGGCGGGGAGCTTAAAGCTTACTGCTATGATTCGAAGCCAGAGTATCGTGATATTCGTTCTAAGATTATTGAAGCTTACAACTTGAGGCGGTCGAAGGTTATTGAGTATGAAGAATATTGATGAGTATTCTATAACTCTGTTTGATGACTGGTTGCATGAGAATCGTAACGATACCGCCGACTTGGGTAATGTAACGCTTGTTCGCTCTGATGAGCAGTTTGGCGATTTTAGTGACTGGCTGCTGAAGGGCAAGCGCCCCCTGGCCTATGACATTGAGGCTAGCGGCCTTGATACTTATTCTCCGCACTGGGTTATTAAGTCTATTCAGTGGGGTGACTGTGATGACGCTTGGGTGTTCATTTGGGGCGATCCCTGGTTTCAGCGGTCTATTGACATTGTCATGGAACGCACGGATTATCGGCTGCTTGCCCATAATGCCACCTTTGATGCGTTGGGGCTGGATCGTCATGGGCACGTTGATGCCCTTGATATTTTGGCTAGAACTTTTGATACGAAGATTTTGTCACATTTGGCTGATCCGAGGAGCCGGGTTGAGGGTGGCGTAGGGCATGGTCTGAAGAACTTGGCTGCGCATCATGTTGATAAGTCGGCACCGGATTCTGACGCTGCTTTGAAGCAGATCTTCAAGGAGCATAAGTGGTCTAACAAAGAGGGGTGGAAGAACATTCCTGCGGCTCATCCCACGTTGGTACAGTATGCTGGTATGGATGTTATTCTGACTGCCCGTCTTTTCCCTAAGCTTCGTGATGAGATTAAGCGGAAGACAATGGATCATTTGGTTAAGTATGAGCATCAGATTTTGATGCTGGTCGCTGCTATGGAGCGTCGGGGTATGCGTATTGATATTGATTATGCCCGTAAGCTGATTCGTGACATGACTGTGGATGAGAAGAACCATATTGAGATTGTTCAGGGCTTGGGTGTTGAGAATCATAATGCCACTAAGGATGTGGCTGAGGGGCTTCGCTCTTTGGGGGTGCGCCTAACTGAGGTTACGCCGACTGGTGCAACTAAGGTTGATAAAACTATTTTGGATGAGATTCGTGCGGATGAGTCTGCTGATCCTCGTGCCCGCATGCTGGCGGAGTCTGTGACGGCTGCGAAAAACTCCGCAAAGTGGCGTGATTCGTATGTTACTGCTTCATTGGAGACAATGGACGCCAATGGCCGGGTTCATCCGAAGATCAATAGTTTGCAGGCCCGTACTGGGAGGATGTCAATAAATAACCCACCGTTGCAGCAGCTGCCCTCTGGGGGGGATGCTATACGTCGTATGTTTTTGGCTGAGGAGGGGTGCCGTATGGCATCTATTGACTTTTCAGGCGTGGAGCTTCGTGTTCTTGCTGCACTATCTCAAGATCCGGTTATGCTGAAGGTTTTCAGCGAGGGGCTAGATTTGCACCAAACCACCGCTGACAGCACGGGCGTGTCTAGGAAGGTCGCCAAGACGGTTAATTTTGGCAAGGTGTATGGTGCTGGGCCCAAGACCTTGGCACGTCAGTCTGGGTTGAGCGTGGAGGATGCTCAGAAGGTGTGTGACCTTTTTGATGACACTTACAAGGGTGTGACCTCGTTTGCCCATCAGCTAGCCTTCCCCATCAAGAAAGGTGAGCGAACTTTTGTAGTTACCCACACTGGTAGGAAGCTTCCTGTGGATGCTGAGCGACCATATGCGGCTTTGAACTACTGTATCCAGTCTACTGCCCGTGATGTGTTGGGTCGTGCTATGATTAAAGTACACGAGGCGGGGTTGTGGGATTATGCGGTACTCCCGATCCACGATGAGATTCTGTTTTCCTTCCCCGAGAAGGACGCTGAGGAGTTGTGCCGTCAAGCTGGGGTTGTCATGGAGATGGTTTTAAAGGATGTGCATATTTCGACTGAACCTGACCTGGGGGGAGGGTCGTGGGGTACGTTATATACAGCGGGTGAGCACGAGGTGATTGAGTTGACCGATCAGGATCGCATGAAGTACGGCGACACTCATCTTGTTGAACATTTGTTTACGTCACCTAAGTTTGAATTTTGAGGCGAGATTACTCCCACAATTTGAAGTTTAAACACAAAATTTGTTAATTACTCACAAAAGTGCTGGCAAATACTTGCAATTTGTCCAGAAGTGTAGTATACTTACTACTTATTCCCCCACCAAATCAGACTCGTGTCGCATATACACGCAGTCTTTAACATAAAGGAGCAATAGTGACAGGGTACGTTAATAGTTCCAAGCACCGGATTCTCAGCCGAGATGAAGAAGTCGTTCTGGGGCGTGCGGTACGAGCAGGACTAGCTGCCGACAAGAAACTTAATCATTCCCATATTGAGGGCATCCAGTTGACTTATCTTGAGCGCCGGAAGTTGAATGCCGACATTAAGGAGGGGAAGCGGGCCAAAGACACCTTTGTTACGCACAATCTTCGGTTGGCGATGGACACGGCAGCAAAGTACGCTCGCTCCCAAAGCCGTCTAGAGTACGAAGATCTTATTCAAGAGGCCACGATTGGTTTAATGCGTGCGGTAGATAAGTTTGATCCCGAGAAGGGCTTCAAGTTCTCCACGTATGCGACATGGTGGTGCCGCCAAGCTTGTCAGCGGGCTATTGCTAACTTTGGGCGGGCTATACGGCTTCCCATGCATGTTGAAGCTGATGTGCGGAAGTTGGCGGCGGTGGTTGATGAGTTCAGCACCAGGCAGCATGGCTTTAGCCGAGAGGACATTGCGGACCATTTGGATTGGGATCTTGACCACTTGGATGACATTTGGCACCATATGGAAAACAGCAGGCTGGAATCTTTGGATAATCCTCTTTCGGAGGATAGTTCGGTAACTCATGCGGACACGTTGGTGGATTACGATCAGACGCCTGTTGACGAGGAGGGGATTAGGGCTAGTTTCGCCACTGATATCTTGAAGGCGTTGTCAGTGCTGCCTGAGCGTGAGTATAAGGTGCTGATGCTTCACCACGGTTTGGGTGATAGTCCTGAGGCTATGACGTTGCAGGCTATTGGTGATATGATGGGTTTGACGAGGGAGCGTGTTCGGCAGCTTGAGGCTAAGGCGATTGCCAGGTTGAGGCATCCTTCGTCTGGTGTTGCTTGGGCGTTTACGGAGGCTTCTGAGGAAGTTTGAGGGTTTGCCCCTGTGGCGAAATTGGCAAACGCAGCGGACTCAAAATCCGTGGCCCGTTGGGCTTGTGGGTTCGATTCCCACCAGGGGTACAAATTTGACATTCTAATGGTAGTGTGTTATACTTGTCGGGTAAAGGAGCGTTGTGAATATTTTTTTTGTAGATGAAAATCCTGTTGTTGCTGCTCAAAGTTTGTGTGACAAGCATCAAGGTAAAATGCTTGTAGAGAGTGTGCAAATGATGGTGTCTGCTTTGCGTAGGCATGGTGCTGCGGATGCAGATGTTCCGTTGACTGCTAAGGGGACTCCACATAAAGGGGGGTATGCTAATCATCCAAGTACTCGCTGGGTCGGTGATTCTTTAAGCAACTTTACGTGGTTGTTTGATCATTCTGTTGCTCTTGCTGATGAGTTTGCTCTTAGGTTTGGTAAGGAACATGCTTGTGCTCGCCAACTAGATGCTGTGCGTGCTTCAGCTTGTATGGTGCCGGATGTTCCGATGACGGCTGTGCCGTTGTGTGTTGGCGATGAGCTGCATGCCAAGTACGGCACCACGGCTGTTTTGTCGGAAGCAGTTGACATTTATCGTGAATTCTATATAATAGACAAAGCCAGTTTCGCTAAATGGTTGAAAGGTCGTCCTTCTCCTGATTGGTGGAATTGTTAATCTTAATGTATTAGGAGGTACTACAAAGTATGGAAACCAATATTAATGTAGACTTGCAAGCGGTTATCGCTGATTTGCTTGACCAAATTAAGCGTCTTACTGGGGACAATGCTGTTCTTCGTACCGTTGTTAGGCAGATGCAGCAGGAAGAAGAAGCTAAGGCTGCTCAAGTTTCCGCCGTTTCCCCAGACGCAGCAGAGGCCCCAAAAGGTCGAGCTAAGGCGAGCTAGTTACGCCCCCTTCGATGTATAATATACGTAAGGAGGGATCATGGCTGCTGGTTCATACGACATGACCTGCGAGCAGGGCACAACTTTTATAAGGACGCTAACTGTCAAAAATCCAGATGGGTCATTAAGAGACTTTACGGATTTTACCGGCAGGATGCATGTGCGTCGCAGGATTACTGATATTACACCAATTATAGAGCTGACATCAGAGAATGGGCGGTTGTCTTTAAACTCTGATGGTCAGATTGTTGTGAGTCTATCTGCGTCTGAGACAGCAGCCATGACCGATGGCGGTGTGTATGATTTAGAAATAGAAAACTCCACTGGAGATGTCGAGCGGGTCATAGAAGGCCAGTTTAATTTCAAATTTGAGGTTACAAGATAATGTTTAGTTATGAAGCAGATACAACGCTTAAGGCAGCTTGGTCAACAATTGTTGAGCTACAGGAGCAGGTGTTAGACTTGAAGTCTAAGCTTATAGTTGCGGAGCAGGTGGTAAAAGAGTTAGTTTACTCAGAGGCACAGGTTGAGCAATTCCCGCAGGAGCAGACGGAAGGTACGGAGAGTGTGCCTTTCCCCGCAGATGCTGATGTTACAGCACTTGACTGAGTTATGCAGGAATTAAATTGGAACAAAGACGGCCATCGTTTACTGTTAAACATAAACAAATCGTCGCTTGATGTGGCCCCCGGCATTTGCCCAAATGGTGCAAGTGAGGGGGCCGCTTGCTATCATAGAGGCATTCAATCTTGCTTGGTTAACCACTTTATAAATGTGTTTGGATTAGAAACCAACACAGGCACCGTGGCCGCTTCAGACATTATTGAGATTGCTTGGTGCAGCGAAGGCAATGAATGGGACATTGATTTGGTGGAGTTTTTAATGATACCAGTTAATGACCCACATTTTCATGATTGGTACATAGGTATAACCAGCGAGTAGTTGAAGAACCCTTCATAATTTCGGTAGACTTTATATGAAGGTATTTTTGGAGGAACCGTGGCTGAGTATGTGCTTTCGCATCCTTTTAGAATTGACAATGATAACGGTCGCCCTGCGACTGTCTATTCGGATTCTGCAACTTACAAAGCTGAGCAGATTAATTCTATCATTCGCACAGAAAAAGATGAGCGGCCTCTGTTGGACCGTTTTGGAATGAATGATCCCACGTTCCATAGGTTTGACGCAGCAGAGTTTTTGTCGACGGTTCGACGTTTTTACGATCAGGAAGAGTTGCTTATCACGGATATAAAAGTTAAGTCTGTCAGTGGCGTGGACGCTGATGTGTTGATTGAGTTTGAGTGAGGTTGCTGTGGCTAATTCCCCTGATGTAAGTATTTATAAGGATCTTACTATTTTTGATGAAGATCCTGTGGCGATCCTTAACACTATTCTTGAAGGTGGGCGGGCGTTGCTGCCAAACTGGTCACCGCAGGCGGGGCAGATTGAAGTGGTCCTTGCTGAAATTTTCGCAGACCGCTCCGCTCAGGTTGTGGCCGGGATTAATAGGCTACCGTCTGCGACTGCTGAGGTCCTGCTTCAACTGTTCGGTCTGACCCGCAGCGACGGCACCAAGGCTACCGCTAGCATAAATATTGTACAAAGCGCACTAAACACGGCGCTGCCAGCAGGGACAGAGTTTCTGTACGTTGATGCGGTGACTAATATTTCTTACATTTACACATTGGACGAGGATTTTATTGCTTCTGCGGCTAATGTTGCCCAAGCAGCCGCTGTAACGGCTTTGGACATTGGGCAGTCGTACAATGTTTCCACTGGTGGCGGCCCGTTGTCACTTCTTACGAGCAGCCCCACGTTTGTTTCGGCAGTTTTTAGCACGGACCCTTCTGGGGGTTTAAACGCTGAAACAGACGCAGAGTATTTTGACCGTGGTGTTGCGTTGCTTGCTAGTTATACAACTGCGACGACTACTGCAAATCAAATTAAGAATTATGTGGGGACGAATAAGTCGTATGCTTATCGTGTTGCTGCTTATAATCGCAGGAAGTATAGGGATCGGGATACGACTTCTTCTTCGTATGGTGTTCATGATGGTTATGTTTTGGTTGCTGTGGCCGGGCAGACTGATGTTGCTAGTGCAGCGGCTACTGAGGTGGTGGTGTCGGCCTCTGATTTGTTTGATTTGCATACGTCTTTAGAGGAGCGCACTCCTTCTGGTTTGTCGGTTGAGGTGATGTCTGCTGAGTTGGCGAAGGTGCATGTTACGGCGTCTGTGAAAGCGTTGGATGGTTATACTTTTAGTTCTGTTAAGGCTGCGGTTGAGGCTGCGTTGCAGGACTATCTTTCTCCTAATTCTTGGGATTGGGAAAATCAGCGTGTCCGCCGGAATGAGATTATTTCTACGATTGATGCGGTGGAGGGTGTTGATTATGTTGATACTTTGTCTATGGACGCTGTTTCTGCTGTTGGGTCTAGTAATGTTGGGTATTACGACGTTTCGGGTGGAACAAGAACTACGGTGTCGCTGACGACTTCGGGTGTTACCGATGGGACATATGAGGCGGGCGACCTTGGTTTTTATTATGTGGATGCTCGAACCGGGCCCCCGGTGATTTATAAATTTGTGAATACGGGGCAGGTTACTGTTACGGGCGGAGCGGCTACTGCTATCTTTGAGGCGGTGGCTGAGGGTATTAATTATAATGAGAGTGCTAACGGTGGCAAAGTTGATCGTACGGCGACGCTTATTGGTACGGGAACTGCTGCTGCAGCCCTTGGTACTGCGAGTGTGGCTGCCACCTCGTTCTTTGCTGGGGGTAGCGATAACATCAACCAGTTTACAGTTTTGAACAATGCTTCTCCGACAGCGAATGTTTCGACAGATATTGTTTTACGTAACTTAGGTACGCTGGTGACGTATGGTACGTTGACAATTACTGAGGCGTGATGGGGGGCGTGAATGCCACTTAGAAATTTTAATCTTCTTAGTGCTAATCAACGTTCTTTTGGTACCGATGCTGGGTCTGACTTAGGTGGGTGGGCTTTAAGGTCGGGGGCGGCTACTGTTGGGCGGCTTTTGGATGCGGGTGCGTATAATACGTATATTCCGGGGGATGAGTTCTCGGATGTTTACGTTAATAATTTGTTGTTTGTTCGTCCCACTTCGGCGTCGGCTGATGTTGTTATTGAATCTCCTTTTTTGACTGTTACGCCGGGTAATGTTTATTTGGTGAGCATGGCTATTGGGTCCCTGCTTCCTAAAACGGCGACTATTCGTATGGAATTTTACGGAACGGCTTCTACGCCTGCTGCTTCGGCGGCGGAGGGGAGCGCTGTGGCTTCTGCTGCTATTAGTACTAATAGCATTATTTTACCGTTTCAGAGGATTTATAATAGTAATGAAACTTTGTCAGATGGTGTTTGGTCCTTAAGTACTGAACCGTTGGCCAAAGTGACAATCACGTTTGAGTCGCCTGCGGCGTCTGGGGACTTTTTCACTATTTTTGATCCTTTTGTAACAGAGGATGATCTTGCGCTGTCTGGTAATCTTTCTGGTTTAGCGTATTCGGATATGCCTAACTTTATGCAGGTGGATGATAAAAATATTAACGATCTGCTCGGGGCTCGGGGGGCACAGGCGCTAAGTTTTCCTTTAAAACGTTTCACAGAGTCGTTGTATCGACCTGTGGATTTGGTGGCTGCGGAGGCTTTAGAATTTGAGTACGTTCGACCTATTGCGGGTACTGAAAGTAAGTCTAAGCTTACTGATCCCGACACTGCCGCTTTGGGGTACCTGCCGTGGCTTGCGAGCGTTACTGGTACAACTCTTTTAACGATTGCTGGTGGAGGTATTTCTCCTTGGGCGGCGCTTGAACAAAATGATGAGGACAGAAGTGGAGACCCAGGGGAGTGGGCGGACATAGAGGCAGTTGGCAATTGGAAGGACCTAGAGGGAGTGGGTGATGGGTTTTTTGATAACATTAAAGTCTTCAGGGATTTGATTCGCACAGGGTTCACTGGGATAAACTCGGGGCGCCCTGATACAATTGCGTCGTTTTTACAAACAGTTGTTGGTGCCGCTGAGTTTACTCCGGTCATAAAAAATAATGATAGAGACAACCCTTTCCTTGTTGAAGTTTTGGTTGACCCCGCAACTGACCTTGGTGGGACTTTCATTAAAGACTATACAGACTTTGGATTGTCTGCTGGCGCTAATTCATCAACAACTGGTAGTGTTGTGGACTCCGGTCGAGGATCTTTGGACTTCAGTAAGCTGGTCTATCCGGCGACGCATTCTAATAATGATGCGACTGGTGCGGTTACTTATGGTAGAAGCTTTGTATCTGATGCGGATGGGTTCGCCCGCCATTTACGTCTAGTCCCTGGTGCTGCTGGGGCAGCGTCGGCGGTGCCAGAATTAGGCGGCGGTATTGCTGACGCACACTACACTGCAGGGGCTGCGTATGTGTACGGTAATACCGGCCCAACCAGCTACGGGTCAGTGACGGCATCTGTAACGGCGGTGCCTTTTGGCGGTTCCGGCAATACGCTTTCTTTGGGTGGGGTGCAGACTGAGTACGAGCTTATTTTTGTTCTTTCCGACATTACTCTTCCTACTGCGTCCATTGATGCAGCAGGCTCAGGCGGCAACACCCCCGCAGATTGGCTTTACCGAGAAAAACGTTTGTTAGCGTGTGGTACAGACAGCGGCGGTAACGGCAACGATTGGGCCGTCTACCTTGTTTCAGGGTCTACGGGTGCTGCCGATAACCAAACTAGATTGATGCTTATTGACGGATATAACAACGTTGGGGCCACAAACTACGCTGTTTCTGATCCCATTGATTTCGGGGTAATCAGCAGTCGAGGAGATGTCGTTCTTCGGGTTAAGCGGTCTGCAGTTGAGTCAGCCTCGGCAACAGCTACTTTCTACGCACAGTCGTCTATTTATGATGACTGGGATACTCATCAGGTTGGCGAGGTTGTGTTCCAGCCAACTTCTGCGGCAGTAGTCGCACCCGACACAAATGGCGCAATTCAAATTCTTGGGGAGTTAAACTCTAACGACAACTGGGCTGACGCAGTTCCGGTCTCTTGCAGCGTTAAGCGATTTATGTTTTTCAAGGAGTTAATTAGTTTCGCTGGGGAATCGGCCACCTCTTCGGCTGCGCACGCCTATTTTAATGGAGGATCAGCTACTAACTTTGGCGTGTACTCGTATACCCCCACGCTTGATATTGATTTCTCAGGTAGAGGTATTTACGACAGTTCGTTCACGCTTTCGGATTATGTTGATGGTAGGCGTTCTGGGTTAACGAATACTGTGACCGTAACAGTGAATGAAGCGGCGACGAACGGGTTGGATGTGTTGGCGTTCCGTAACACTGGGACGGACTACTGGTACTATGGTACTGCTGCACCGTCTATTGCGGGTGACACTTTGACCATTGATGGTCTTTCTAATAGTACGGCGTACAGAGTTGTGCCGACTATTGTTAACACTGGTACTGGTGCCACGTCCACTTCAGACTTTACTGATTTCACCACAGACGGCAGTGGCGTGCTTACTCTTTCAGCTTCGGCCGCTTATGTTGGGGTATCAGCCCTTTACGGAGGCATTACAGCTTCAGCTATTGAAGTGCAACCTAGTGGCGGTGGGACAGCTCTTGCCCGTTTCTTGCCTACAACTATTGCCGCAAGTGCCACAAGCGGGCCGGATAGCATTAACAGCAACAACACATGGACACTGACTCGTGCGTTCCCCGCTTCTTCAATTGCCTACGCACCAAGCCAGATTATCAACAGAGACTTTTTACATGTGTACGAAGGTGGCCCCACTTTCAACAACTGCCCCAAGATTGAAGTGTACAGTGATTTTTCTGTGCTGCTACAGTGTCGGCGTTTCTGGACAGCCTCCACTGGCACGGAATTCGACATTCTCCGCATCGAAACCAACGAAGTGACCCCTAAAGGGTTGCGCATATTTTATGATGGCCCGGCGATTAAAGCCACATTCTACGACGGCACAAATACCGAAACTGTGTCATGGACCGAATCCCCCGCCTACGGCTCCTGGCAATGGTTCGTGGTTCGTAGAGACCCAACTAACGGGTTAAGTCTGGTGCCACCGGGGTCGTACTCTCCTTCAAATCTAGTGTCTGGTTCTGAGATTACGGCATCCGCCACAGCCACTTCTCTTTTCAGTTCACCTACTTCTGTGATGAAGTTGGGCGAGGACGACGGTGCCAGCGCATGGAATGCACGGTTTGGTTTGTCAGAGTTTGTGTACTTTGACAGAAAACTTACAGATGCTGAAATAGAGCTTTTGAGCACGCAAATATCCTAGTAGAATAGTCGTTAGGAGGTTATTATGACTGTTAGCACAACTTCCCGCCTGGGAGTAACAACTTGGGACGCAGGATCCGACCCCTTTACTCGTGCCCAGATGAATGACAGCCACATCAACTTGGAAGCTAGGGCGGCAGGTTTTAATCAAGACGCCACCCGTCCATCTGCTGGTGCTGGTTTCACTGGGTTTTTCCATTTCAATAATGGGATTCTTACGTATTGTGATGGTGTCAACTGGTATGACCTCGTTGCAGTTGGCTCGACCGTTGTTGATCTTACCGCTTCGGCTGGAACCGTTGGCGTAAGTTCTGATTTCGCCCGTTCTGACCATCGCCACGGTATCGCTACTGATGCGATTGCCGAAAATATGATTCAAAATAACGCTGTTACCCGTGATAAGATTAGTAATAATAGTGTTGATCTTACTAAGCTTGTGGATTCGGCTAGCGGTTATGCTGTTTTGGGTAAGACGGGTTCGGGTTCTGGGGATTTTGCTGAGATTACTGCTGGGGCTAATAGTGTTTTGCGGCGTTCTGGGTCAGGTGATCTTTCGTTTGGCACGTTGTCGACTGCGCATATTGGGAACGGGCAGATTACTACGGATAAGATCGGCTCCCAGCAGGTGACGATTGATAAAATGGCAGCTAATTCTGTGGGCACTGACCAGTATGTGGATGCGTCTATTAAGGCTGAACATTTTGCCCCAGGCGCTGTTAGCGGGGCGTCGGTGGGGGAGGATTCGATTGATTCGATTAATATCCAGACTGGGGCTATTGATACTCGCCATATTGCCGACAATCAGGTGACTGTTGGCAAAATTCAACAGGTTGCGGCTCACAGTATTTTGGCACGAGTTGGTACTTCTACAGGTAACCTTTCAGCGTTGGTTGCTGGGACTGATAGTGTTTTGCGGCGTGACGGTTCAGGTAACCTGGCATTCGGCACAATTGATGGTGGGCATATTGGCATTGACAGTATTGACAGTCAGCATTATGCTGCTGGTTCTATTGATAGGGAGCACTTGGCTCCCGACATTATTGATGGCACTAAGATCGCAAATGATGTTATTAACTCTGAACATTATGTTGCAGGGTCTATTGATAGGGAGCACTTGGCTCCCGACATTATTGATGGCACTAAGATCGCAAATGATGTTATTAACTCTGAACATTATGTTGCAGGGTCAATTGACGCCGAGCATCTAAGCAACGCTTTATACAGTAGTGGCACATGGCAAGGGGCACTGTCTGGTAACGCCGCTACGGCAAGCCGGTGGTCGAACTACCGCACAATCACGTTAGGTGGTGATCTCACTGGTTCTGTGCAGATCAGGGGCGACGCTAATGTGACCCTGACTGCCACGGTTGCGGCTAATAGTGTAGCCTTGGGCACTGACACCACGGGCAATTATATGGCCGGTGTTTCTGCGGGTACGGGTGTTTCTGTTAGCCATACCCCGGGGGAGGGGTCCACAGCGACAATTTCTATCGGGCAGTCCGTTGCCACGACCAGCAACGTGACGTTCAATCAGGTCCAAAGCAACAGATACGATATCGGTTCGCAAGCGACCTCGGAGACGTGGATTACTCGGACCGTCGGTAATGATTTGTCGTTCCGCTTTGAGAGTACCAACTTGGCCCAGTGGCATAAAACCGTTGCCACAAATAATAATAGCGTTTTGTCATCCACCGCCCATGCGTTCCAGTTCCACAACCACTTGATTCCCTTCGTTACCTCAACGTCAGGGACCACCGGTCGGCTCCTTGGGGACAACAACAGGGCTTGGAACCGTCTCGTCTCAAAGAACGGCAGCTACCTGTCCTCTGACGCCACATTGAAAGACATTGAGGGCACCGCACCCGGCATGGACTTCGTGCGGATGCTGACCGGGTACGAATGGTCGTGGAAACTTGACGACGGCGTTTCTTTCTGGGGGCCTACCGCCCAGGACATCCAAGCGGCCGTTGATGCTTCGGGCTCTGACGCTGAGATTGTGACCGGCGAAGAGGGCAACCTAACGGTCCGCATGGAGTCCCTTTGGGGTCCGGTTATCAATGCTTTGAAAGAGCTAGAAGAGCGTATTGTTGCCCTCGGGGGGTGACCAGACTGGGAGGGGTTATGTGGAGCAACTTCATTGGCATGACCCTACCCGGCCTAGTCGGGTCCACAGTCACTATCCTAGCAATCGTCCTATCCACCCGGCTCCGACACAAAAAACTCGACCTAGAAATAGATGCCGCACAAGATAGCGTTTGGTTAGACCTAGTCAAACAAAGTCGGGTAGAATATGCACTACAGAGGAAAGAAAACAACAGACTGCGATACATAATACACCACCTACAAGAGGAGGTAAGCGACCTAGAAAAAAAGAACGCAGAACTGTTAAGACAAATAACTTCCCTAAAACATAACAACCCAGACTAGGAGACACAATGACCGATCCCGTACCCTTCAGCGAACGAGACGACGACGACTCAATAGATGACCTCCTAGCAATGATAAACGATGCCATCGTCACAACCGACAGCCCCGAAGAAATGATCCAAGAAGTCATCGGAGATGTCCTCCAAAACCACGAAGCCGCCGGGGTGCTCGGTAACTTTGTGTTTATTGGAGAAGTCGTGGGGAACGACGGCGAGGTTCGTTTGATGGTCGCCACGTCTGAAAATTTGCCTGATTGGATTGCTAGGGGCATGCTGATGACTGCTGAAGAGTTTATTATGGGCGGAATGTTGGAATGACCGCTGGACGGTACGACATTTTGTGTGTGGCCGACGAAGATTTAGAAGTCGAGTGGACTGTTTACAATCCTGATGGTGAGCTTGCCAATCTAAACTTGTGGCAGTCACGTATGCAGGTTCGGGAGACAGTTGCCGCAGAAACCGTAACATTAGACTGCTCTACCACCAATGGTAGAATCGTGCATAGTGTGGCAGATGGTACAATAACATTAAGCCTGTCTTCTTCCACCATTGCTGAAATAAGCTCGGGCGATTACGTGTACGATTTGGAACTTTACACCACCACGGGGGCTGATAGGGTGTTGCGTTTGGTGGAGGGATTTTTTAAGGTGAGCTAAAATGTCTGATTACACCGTCACCATTCAGGATGTTGTTAATGCTATCACCGTAACCGAGTTTGACGGCAATCATGTGGCTGAAGGATCTGTTTCCGAGTATACGGTCACCGTGGAGGACATTGTTAACGCTATTTCTGTTGCGGAGCAGCAGGGCAATAAAGTTACGGTTGTTGCTTCCACGTTTATTGGTGATGATGGTACGGCGTCTAAGCTGTTTTATTCGTCGGGTTCCCCTTCTGATTCTGTTGGTGGTGTGGGGGATTTTTATATTGATGTTTCGATTGGTAAGTTGTGGGGGCCTAAGGGGGCTTCTGGGTGGTCATCTTCTGAGCTTCCTCTTATTCCTAAAAGGTTTGTGTTTTCGCAGGGGTTGCCGTCTTCTTCTTGGAATGTTGATCATACTTTGGATGGTTTTCCTTCTGTAACTGTTGTGGATTCTGCAGGTACTGTGGTGATTGGTGATGTAATATATAATAGCAGGAGTAACCTTACTATTAATTTTTCTGCCGCCTTTTCGGGTAAGGCATATTTAACTTAATAAGGAGTAGACAGTGTCTCAGAAATTTTTAACAGCTATAGACCTTAACCAAAACGAGTTGCAGAATGCTGTAATTCAGAATTTGGGCACTCCCCCGGGCAGCCCGGTAAAGGGTCAGCTTTACTTTGATAGCGATGCCGGTGATAATAAACTGTATGTTTGGGATGGCACTTCCTGGGTTAATCTTCAGGACACTGGTGCGGGCACTCTCACTATCTCCGACGGCTCCAATTCCGACGGTCTTACAGTAGGTACTGACACCCTTACGTTTGATAGTGGTACGGGTGTTACTACCGCAGTCACAGACAATCAAGTCTCTTTTTCTATTGGTCAGGACGTTGGAACTAGCGCTGATGTAACTTTCAATACAGTTACTGCTAGCCTTACTGGTAACGCTGATACCGCCACTGAGGCAACAAACATTACTGCGGTTGCCAATAACGCTACTGATGAGACTGTTTACCTGACATTTGTTGACGGCGCTACCGGCACTCAAGGCATTGAGACAGACACCGGACTTACCTACAACCCGTCGACTGGTGTACTCACCACTACTTCCGTTACCGGTGACCTGACCGGCGATGTGACCGGCAACGCCGATACTGCTACGGAGCTTGCCACGGCCCGCACAATTGCTTTGAGCGGTGACGTTAACGCCACTGGCGTAGGCTTCGATGGTAGTGGCGACATTACGCTCACTACCACAATTGCTAACGACAGCGTTGACCTTGGTACGCACACGACAGGCGACTACGTTGAAAGTCTTGTTGCAGGTACTGGCGTTACTCTTAGTAATAACTCAGGCGAGGGGGCTACACCTACAGTTGCTATTGGTCAGGCCGTTGGTACGAGTGATAACGTAACATTCAATGATCTTACCGTTGCTGGTAACCTTACTGTTAGCGGCACGACGACAACGATTGATACTGCTACGCTTTCTGTTGAAGACCCGCTGATTGTTCTCGCTAGCAACAACAATACTACTGACGCTGTTGACATTGGTTTCTACGGCTTGTACGATTCAAGCGGTTCTCAAGACCTGTACGCCGGTCTTTTCCGTGACGCTGATGACGGCAAGTTCCGCTTGTTCAAAGATTCTCAGGCTGCTCCGTCGACTACGGTCGACACGGGTGCGACTGGCTACGCTGTTGCTACGCTTGTTGCTGCCCTAGAGGGCAATGCTGATACTGCGACGGCCCTTGAAACCGCACGCACTATTGGTGGTGTTTCGTTCGATGGTACTGCGAACATTGACCTTCCCGGCGTCAACACGGAAGGCAATCAAGATACTACAGGTAATGCTGCTACTGCGACGGCCCTTGAAACCGCACGCACTATCAACGGTGTTTCGTTTGACGGTACGGCCGACATTACGGTTGCTGCGGCTGCTGGAACACTAACTGGTACTGAACTTAACTCTACTGTTGTAACGTCTTCGCTTACCACGGTAGGAACTATCGATACTGGTACGTGGAACGGTAGCACTATTGCTGTTGCTTATGGTGGTACTGGTGCCACTACCGCTTCAGCGGCTAGGAATAACTTGGCGGTAGGGGACGGTACTGACATTACGGGCACTACGCTTGCCCGAATTGCCGCTGTAGACTGCGCCGCCGACTCCAGTGGAGTCAGCACGACAACTGTCACCCATAACTTTGGGACCAAGGACGTTATTGTGCAGGTGTACGATAGCTCCAATGGGGACACAGTTGTTGGTGACGTGGTTCGGACTTCGGCGGAGGTTGTTACAGTAACCTTGAACGGTACAATTGGGGCGGGGGACTACCGCATCGTTGTGACAGCCGCAGGGGACGGCACCGCCTAAGTAAAGATGTTACGGTAAACAATCCGTAACGCTACCGGTTCACGATAGTGGGCAAGGTAGTTACGCCGTGCAGGCGAGAAATACCCGACAAGGGGGTGGGGTTTGTTCATAGACAGACCCCACCCCTTTGTGGTATAATACGGGTACACTTACCTTGAGGGGCAAGTGGGCAGACAAGAAAGCTGGTTGAGGCCGTGGCTCAAAAATTTAAAACTAGTATCACCATTGATGATGCGACCAGTGCAGCGTCACAAGCGGTTGCAATCAATGTAACCGGTGACACCCAGAACAGGTTAACTATTGATGCTGGTGGTAAAATTTCTTGGGGGCCAGGAGGAACAACAGCCGTAGATACCGTACTGTATCGGTCTGCTGCGGATACGCTAAAAACGGACGATGCTTTTACCGCTACCTCGCTAGCGGTAACGGGCGCTTTCACATTACCCACGTCTGATGGTAGCGCTAATCAGGTTATGGTGACGAATGGGTCGGGTACTGTTACTTGGGCTAATCAGTCTGGCGGTGGTGGGGGTGGCGGTGTCACGGTTAGTGATACTCCGCCGTCTAGCCCTAGTTCGGGTGATTTGTGGTTTGAATCGGATACCGGTGTAACGTTTGTTTATTACGATAGTTTTTGGGTTGAGGTGGGGTCGTCTAATAGTGTGGCTGTTGGAGGGGACGGCGCTATTCAGTATGCTTCTAGTGGGGGGTTGGATGCTGATGACACTAATTTTGTATGGGATGCCACGAACACCCGGTTGGGTATTGGAACGTCTACCCCTAGTGATTTGCTGGAATTATCTGGCGGTAACTTGATTAGTGATGGGCATGTCACGGCTCAATCTGGAGGCGCTGATGGGGGCATTGTTCTTGGGCAGGCGTTTGGTTCAGGTTACGTCGGGTTGCGTACTGCTGGAATGTCTGAAACGTCTAGTGGGGAGTATGTCCTCATTTCTGATGGGACTAACAGTTTTTTGGGTGCGGGTACGGGGGGCACTACATATATTCGTGGTGGGGCAAATAGCACCGCATATGAACTGTCAATTAGCAATAGCGTGGCACAAATAAAAGGTAATTTGACAGTTGTCGATAATGGTACCTCAGGGACCGGTAAGGTGCTGTTACCTTCGGCAGGGGGCGACGGCGGCCTTGCCTTAGAATCTTGGAATGCAAGCGGGTTCTTTGGGGCTATTGCAACAGCAAACATGACAAGCACCGAATACATGATGATTTCGGCAGGCACACATACTTATATTTCGGCAGCGACTGGCTCTAATGTTTATATTCGGGCTGGGGCAAACTCTGGAACTCATGAACTCTGGCTTGAACAATCATCAGGTAAAACTTATATTGAAACAACTAATGGGGTGTTCATAGACAATGTGCTTAACATGGAGCCGCTCACTGCTACCGAAGGGGGAGAAATAGCCCTGCTCCACGGCACATCTGGGCTGCAAGACGCTGTTTTGGATAATTACCACAGCGGTAGCACGTATTTTAGAGTGGTTGGTGATTCAACCGTCATGTTCCGAGTACGTCTTGATACTCGCCTGTATGCGTTGGGCGGCACGGGACGGGATGTTTACATTAACTCTAATGACACGCTGGTGTACAATACGTCAACTCTTGATTTAAAGGAAAACATTGTTACAGTCACTGCTGAGAGTGTGGATGATCAGGGTCGCTCTGTGTTGGAACGGGCCCGCATGCTTGAGGCTCTTGAATATGAGTATTCGGCGGCCGCCGCTGACGCTGTTCCAGGTAATCGTTACATAGGTTTGGCCGCTGAGCATGTGCATGATTTGTTCCCAACTGCCACCACCGATTACTTAGATTACGACGAAGATGAGAACGGTGACCCAATTGAAGGAACGGGGCGACCAGTTGGGTGGGATAACCGGGCGATGATTGGTGTTCTTTGGGCGTTGTGGCGTGATTCTGACACAAAACTACAAGATGCTTTGAATAGAATTTCAGTATTGGAGGCCGGATAATGGCTATGGATTTTCCTGATTCGCCCGCAGTTAATGATACTTTCACGGTGGGCTCCCGCCAATGGAAATATGACGGAACCACGTGGTTGCTTGTAGGTACCCCTCGCAACAACTTTGGTACAACTGAGTCTGATGTTACTTCTCGCCCGAACTATGATACAGTTATTTTTATTGGATCTACAGAGCCTACTGTTGGGCAGTCGGGTGACGTGTGGATTGATAACTCATAATGCGACAGACAAAGTGGACATACCTTACAGTCGATTCAACTACATCAACGTCGTTTGAAATTGTTGGCAATACGTCTGCTGGGGTTATTGCAGATTCGTGGGGAAGCGGAAATTCACTTTGGGCTGCGGTCATTTCATTAGAAGTCGGCATGCACGACAACGCTGCTGAGGCGTCATTCCAGTGTGGCCTTATAACTGATCCTACAGGCACTCCAACGTTTTACCCGCAGACGCCGACGTTTGACCACAGACCTCCAAGTGATAATTCGTATACGACTGCTTCTCCTACTAATGATACGGGTAGGTGGCGTAGTTATGTTCGCATGTTTAGGTTTGCGGCGGATCCTTTCGGCAATGATACTGATAATAATAATTTTGGTGTTGGGGTTCAGTTTAAGACGAGTAATTCTGCGGATCTTGCTTATGTTAGAGATTTGAACATTGTTTGCTTTAAGCTTGGGCCTAATGATATTTGGTTGAGTGAAAGTAGTGTTTTTGGGGTGAGCAGTACAGGGAGTGGTATAGATGTGTACGGCGATTCTTACACGCTTTACCCCAACCAGTCTCCTTATTCATTAAACCCTGGGGCATATTTGGCGTTTGCTGAGTGTACTCGCACCCATACAAATAATAATAGGTCAGCGTGTAGGGTTCGTTTTAGGCCCGCTGGCTCGGATACGGGTGCTGTTGTGTTGGGTCATGGCGAGGATACGTTTCAAACAAATAGTTTAACTATAGGTCAGAATGGGATGGGTTTTGTAAATTTGGATGATTCTGATGATGAAATTGTGTTTGAGATTGGGAATGATAATGCTGGTGGGACGGTAACGTTAGAAACTGCGGCAGCTTTACTTATTGATATTGGCCGCCCGCAGGATTTGTCAGCGTCGGTTATTGATGTGCAGTCGTATTCAACTGGTCTTTCTATTATGGTAGGCGGCACATATACTCGTGTGTATTTACCATCAGACCATCCTTTTGAGCAAGGCGACTTTTTCTATTTGAATCCGGGCGTGTCTGGGACTGCAAGTGAGGCCTTAAACCGTGAAGCACTTATTGGAGTTTTTCAAGTCCAGGGCACAGCTGTGCAGGGAGGAACTTATCATTTTATTGAGTTCAACACCCCCGCAGGGACCGGGTACACTGGGCAACTGCTTAATATTTTCAATGCGACTGATGCGATTGTGCGCACGATTCGTCCGTTAGTTGAGACACGAGAGGATACCCTGACCACTAACAGTCAGTCTTTTGTTTCTTATGACACGTTGGATTGGAATGATGACAGTTTAGACAACTTTTTCTGGTTGCTTGGATACACGGCAACGTCCAGCTTTGCGGGAACAGGCGGCTCGGGGGGGACGAGAATTGTTTTGAGAAACACCCCTTCGGGAGGGTCGGTGGATCAGTTGTGCAATGCGGCCGGTGTCATTACAAACACAAGTAATCAGCAATTGACTTCTACTGGTTTTACTTTTAGGTATGGGGGGTCCGTTTCCAATACGCTAGAAATAGGGGTGGAGTCATACAATACGGGCCAGGCCAGTATACATGATTCATCTATATTTGCAATACCTTTCTTTTTCCCAGGCAATACCGTGTTAAAGTACGACGGGAGCGATTGGAATGTGACCGGGGTGCTTAAACACAGCACAGATTGGGAAACATACGAATGGGCTAAGGTATACGTACACGATGGGACAGATTGGGGTAATTAATGACGTACGATGAACTTGTTAGCGCAAGCCAAAGCCACGCTCTATGGATTACTACCGAAGGTAAAGATGTTTTGGAGGGGGAACGTTTAGTATTTACACTATCTTCTACGCTGGTGGAATCTACATCAAAGTTTGAATCTTTAGAGTTTATGATTGCGGTGTTGGACGGGGGAGTTTTTGATAACTGCGAATTTGTTAACTGTAACTTTCAGGGGGCGTCTTTTGTTGGCTGTTCTCTGATTGATACCGTTTTTACCAGCTGCTCCTTAGCTGAAGCTGATTTTAGTGGGGCGGACATGACTGGAACTTCGTTTAATAATTGTGAAATGATTAGATCCAAAAATATGGAGGTCACAAACTCAACGTCTTTTTACCTATCGGCAGAGTACGCACAGTCCATTATTTCTCACATATACACAGGATAGAGAGTAGCACACAATGAGATATGTATTTTTTAATTTAGACGTTGCCCAGCCCGACTCATTTTTAACAATAAATGGTGACGGGACATGGTCAGCGGAGCATACTGGGTACCGAGGCACGGTTACTCATGATTTTGACGCCATGCTTGCGTGGATGGGAGATGACCCACAGCCCACGACTATTGAAGATTTCATCAAGGATGGGCTGCATAGATCCACCTCTGCAGTGTCTATTGAAACTGATGAGGGCATGATGGTGCAGTATGAGAAGCCAGACGGATTTGTCCCAGTGGATTAACAACTGTAGGGCTAGTGGTCATCTGTTTACTGCTAAACTATTTATAACAGGAGGTATGTTATGACTAGTTCTATGAAAGTTGTTGTTGGTCTTATTGTTGGTGCTATGCTTTCTACGGCTGTTGCCACAGCCATGACCGACACTGATCGGGAAGCTGTTCAGACAGCATTAAGCCATGTGCAAGAAGCCGAGGCCATTTTGGAGGACATCCTGGCGCAACCCACGGATACCGTTACTCCTGTGCCTACCGTGGTCACTTCGCCGCCGACGACCACTGACCCTCCAGTTAGTGGGGTGTACACGCCGTTGCCATTAACTTTGGCTGATTTTCCCAGCGATGAAGGTTATCACGTTGTGCCATTCCACCCTGACGCCTCTGGGGTGCAGATACGGTATCTCACTGGGGATGGCCAGAGCCCAGCGTTTGCTCTGCGTCTACCCGTGGCAGGTTCAGGGTTTGTCGATCCGCTGCTAGAGTCCTACAATCCAGATGGGCACGAACACACGTTTTTGGGTGTTGTGCCAACGTACAACACTCCCGTAGCCTACTGGAATCAGCCAGGATGGGATGAGGCCGCCCCTGTACCATACATTCAAGACGACAACGGGCAGCTTGTTGCTGAAACGCCTGGCGTATGGATGCCCACGATGTTTGTCAATAATCAACGTGTGCGGTTGAACAGTGTGATCCCGGTGTATTACGAGTGCCATCGGACAACGGTTGCCCCTGGGCGAAGGGCGTATGCCTTACCTAATGGTGCAGGTTTTGTCACGGAGCAGCATCTGATTAAAGTGGTTGGGGACGCTTGGCGAATTACCTTTTTTGGCCCAATAGGGTTCCACGAATCTATTTCGACAAATCGTCTAGAATCTGCTACAGCGAATCGTGACCAGCTCTGGTTCCAAAGTGACGGACCGCTGCCCCCTGAATCCGAGGGCTGGTATGCCACCCCGCAGGTTGAGGTGTATTGGCAGACCCGAGTTCCTTCTGATGTGGACTTCCCACGGCTTGTGCGATTTGGTAGCCCTACCAATACTACAGTTACCGCTCACATGGATTATGTGTCGGCGGGCACTCCGCTTGGGAATAGCACGGTGACACAAATTCTTATTGACTGGGCGTGCAATCAGCCTGAGCCTAGCCCTTACTTTGTTGATGGGCGTCTGCGGGTTTTGGCGGTACAATTCCGCAATCAGTAGTTGCGCTAGCTGCCTATGTTTGATAGACTATGTTTATGCAGAGAACAAACACACCTAAACGAGTAATTTTAGCGGAAGGGTACGCTGTCCCTGCTGACGAAAAGCAGTTTGAGCACATTGTTGCCACTTCCGTTAAGCCGGTTCTTGTTGACTTCTGGGCAGATTGGTGCGGTCCCTGCGAGATGCAGGCCCCAATTCTTGACGAGTTCGCCGCCAAGCATGCTTCGGAGATGCGGGTTATCAAGGTAGAGGCGGATAAGCATCCGTTTTTGATGGAGCGTTTCAATATTCGCAACATCCCAACTATGATTGTGTTTGAGGAAGGCAAAGAAGCCGCACGAATGGTCGGTGCCCGGCCTTTGGACCTTCTGGAGAAGGAACTGTCCCAGTTTGTGGCGGTGGAAACGAAAGAGGCGTAACATGCCCGACCTGTGGGACGATTTACCAACTGAAATGTTCGGAGACCGCCCACCAGCCGAGATTTTGTCGAAGGACATGAAACGCCCGAAAGAAGTTCAAAACATTGAGAAAGGCAGCGATGCGACCCCTAACCGAGGTGTTTTCGGATCACCCGAAGTCAAATGACATGACCTACTTTGAGCACATGCGGTTTGCTTTAAGTTTATCTGTGGGGTTCTTAGTCATCGGCGTTTTATCAGTTGTACACGCCATTTTCCCTTTCTTATTTAAAGATTACGCTAGCTCTTTCGCTGAAGAGGTGCATCACACATTAAATGTGGACAAATATCGCTGATTTGATTTTGTGACGAAGGTGTGATATACTCGACAGAGTAAGGAGTGTGAAGCATGTCTAGTTCTGCGATGGCGCTTGCCGTTGCCGCTGCCGAGAAGTCTGACCATGTGAAGTGGAAGTTGGGATCTGTGCTGTGGCGTGGAGGTTCGGTCCTTTCCACGGCTTGTAATCGCATCCGCAATGATCCTGATGTGGTGGAGAGTAGTAAGTATTTTTTGTGTACTGTGCATTCTGAGGTGGCTGCTATTAAGGCTGCGGGGGATGTTTCGGGAGCTAAGTTGTTTGTGGCCCGCCGTCGTAGGGATGGGGGTTTGGGTTTGGCGAAGCCGTGTGATCGGTGTATGAAGGTTATTCGTGCTTCTGGTGTGCGCCGGGTCTTTTACACAAATAATGAGGGGCAGTGGGTGTCCATGCGCATTTACCCTTGACAGTCGACGCAGTTTAATATAAAATAGTTTTGATAAACCAGTAGAATTGGAGTTTACTATGAAGATAAGATATTGGATACTTGGCTTGGGTATGTGTGCAGCCGTAGGTGTGGGGTGCTCTGACACCGCCGAGCAGGTGCTAGCAGACCAAGAAGCTGCCTCGGCTGATGAGGAAAGCTCGTCGGGCGAGTCGACCTCCATGCCTGCCGACGGCGTCGAGGGAGGCGACGACAGTGTAACCTACTTTAACGATGAGGGTGAGGAGCAAGAGGTCTTTACCCTTAACAAGGATTCCGACAAGCAGGATGACCCTGAGCCTCCACCCCCGACGGCGCCACCTACAACCCTGTCGGAAGAGGATTGGATGTGGATTGAGTACAAGTTTGATTTGCGTGCAGGCACAACAATCTCTCCCGCTACCCTGGATTTGATGACTGATGATGGCATGGAAGACGTTACTGTTGATGTGGCGATTTCGTTGTGCGAGATGTTGGATGACCGGAAGTGGGATTCTGATCAGGTTAAGGATGCGTTTCTCGCAACAATGAGCGAGGAGATGGCTGCGGGTATGTACGATGTGGGTGTGTGGATGACCGCCGAGCAGGCGATTGAGTGGATGGCTGTAATGGGTATCAACTGGTGCCCTGCGACGTTGGATGCGTTCTCGGCGGGATACTCGACTTGACATAGTGCGCCGAGTGTGTTAGAATTACATTCTGTTGGATACTAAAGGAAAAAATAACATGAAGACGAAAGGAGCGACGGATCATGGAAAACACTTTCGGAAGCCCTGCATGGATGATCGCAGGACTGGTGATATTGGCGCTCCCTGGCGTTCTGTGGTGGGC